CCCCTTTAATTTTTAAACTAATTGTTAATAATGAAATACCTCTCCAATTTCATTGTTAATATTTAGGAAAAGTATGAACCCCTTATTAAAATTGAAATGGGGGGGGCGGATTTAAAAAAAAGAATAGGGGTCATTAAGACCCCTTTTAAATTACCATTCCCAAGGACAAGATTGTGTAATTTCTCTAAAACCGCATGTATTTTCTTTATTTTCTCTATAAAATGGACAGTCCTTACAATCATCAGTATTATTACAATATTCTCTTACTTGACTAACCATATTAAAGAATTCATCTACTTTTGATTTAAAGAAAAATTGTTCATGCTTTACACATTCTGTTTTATTCTCAAACTGTTCTCCATCAAAACTTTCATAAATTATTTTCATTTTATTTCACCCCTTACTTATCAACAGTATATCCTTCGATGTAGCAAACACCCTCTATGCTACCAATTGCTTCAAATTCTTCCAGAATTTCCTCAAGGTCTTCTTTATCATAGTTATCACCGTGAAGTCTGAGCCAAGGTTCTACGCAGATTTCTCTTGCTTTTTCCTGAGCTTTTTCAAAAGTTGAATAAAGTCCTCTTACAATATTGTCCTCGTCCTGTAAAAAATAAATCATCATAGTATCAAATCCTTTCTAGTTTTTAAGAGTTTTCTTTCTCTTATCTTGATTATATTATAGCATATAATTGTTTGTTTGTCAATAGGTTTTTGAATTTTATTTTGTAAACTATTTATGAATAGAATAAAAGATTTAACTATGAACTATATGTTATTTTTGAAATACATTGTGCCGCGACACCAATAACAAAATATGAACAGTGAAATGTGTTTGCATTTCAATCTTAACAATTCCTTAATATTAAAATATCCAACCCCTATTTCAAAATTAATCTTTTATTAAAAAAGAATAGGGGTTCAATTTAATTGAACCCCTAATTAATTTACCAATCACATGGCATTTTATCATCGTCTATGTATTCACTATATCCAAGGCGGCATTTATCTCCATTATAAAACGGGCAGTTTTCACAATAATGTTCCTGACAAATTTCTTTAATATATGGAATAAATTCATTTATCTTTGTAATTATATCAAGCTTTTTCTCGTGTTCTAAACATTCATCAGCACTATTAAAAATTCTCCCATCACTTGCTTTGTATTTTTTAACCATAATCTCTTCCATTAAAATCAACCTCTTTTCTTAATCTTAGCAAAAGTTTTTCAGAATAGGGGTCACTATTGCAACCCCTTATCTTATCTTACCCAACATCTTAGGGTATAATCTTGAATGGTCTATCGTCCTCTTGTAAACCACTCAACAAGTCGAATTAGCCAATGCCTATCACCATACTTGCAACGAATTTTAAATAACAGATTTCTCATTTATTCACCGCCTTTGCTCTTTTGTTATACTAAGTATAACATATAAATAGAAATTTGTCAAGAGGTTTTTAAAAATTTCTTTGTAAACTATTTATTAAGTAGTTAGAAGATTTAATTATTACAGAATTATTAAGACTGAAATAGTTGGTCTGGCGGCGCGAGGTAAATAAATATGAACAATGAAATACCGTCCCTATTTCAACATTAACAACTGCTTAATAATTAAAACAACTAACAAATTAATAAAAACTTGACATTTTAACCCTTGATTTTTAATATAATTTATGATATAATTATTATAGAAAATAAGAAAAGGGGTGCTAAAATGACTGAACCATTAAAACTTTCTCATGATGAATTGCTTAACTTATATCAGGACTGTATGCATTATGGTATAATTCATTATTGTGATGATAAAGTTCATTGGAATGGAGATTTTGAAACTATTAAGTTATGCCGTTTAAAAGACAAAGTCTATTTATTCTCTTGTATTAATGGTGACGTGGAATCTGTAATTGAATGTTAAAGAGGTGATTTAATGCGATTTAAGATTATGTATTTTGTAAATCAGTTCTGGATATATGCTGATTTAATAGTAGGTTTTATTTACAATACAATAATAGGAATAGGAGTGTTTTAATGGCAACAACAGTAACTAAGGGTGTAATTTATGTAGACAAGGACGGAAAACGTCATTTACTCAATCGTGAAGAATTTCACAATCTTATGGTTAAGTTGAACCGCAGAGCAAAAGCAATTCACAAAATGAAAGTTGTTGAACAGATAGAGATAGAGGATTAATTCCTCTATCTTTATTAAGAGAATGTTAATAGTGAAATAGAGTTGGCATTTCATTGTTCACATTTAAAACGTTCGTACTACATCTCATTGTTCATACGGCGTTAATAATTAATTCTTTTAACTTATTCACAGAAAGTTTACTTGACAATTTTTAAATTATATGTTATACTTAGTATAGAAAATTAAGAAAGGCGGTCGATTTAATTGGCTAAAATTATTAACTTCGATATGGACGGCACTATTGCAAATTTGTATGGGGTTGACAATTGGTTAGATTATTTAATCAATAGCAATACTTATCCTTATGAAGTTGCAAAACCAATGGTTAATATGTCTTATCTTGCAAGACTTCTTAACCGATTAATTAACAAGGGATATTTAATTAATATAATCTCTTGGACTTCAAAAAACGGCACTCCTGAATACAATGAAGCGGTTAAACAAGCAAAAATTAAGTGGTTAAAAACTCACTTAAAATCAGTTAATTTTTCAAACATTTACGTGATTCCATACGGCACACCAAAACACACAATTTCAAGTGGTATTCTTTTTGATGATGAAGAACCAAACCGCATAAAATGGGGGAACGGTGCTTACACTGAAAAAGAAATTTTCAAAGTTTTAAAGGCGATTGCATAAATCGCCTTTTGTTTTTTCTTTTAACTATTAATTAAATGTGAACACTGAAATAGTTCGGTGCCGCGGCACGATGTAAACAGAATGTGAATATTGAAATACCCATCCTATTTCAATGTTAATAAATAAGAAAAGGTTCAGATAAAACTGAACCTTTTATACTTTAAATCAAAACTCTATAACTATTCTTACTATCTCTAAACTGTTCAATATTATCATCGGCAATATTATAAACAGCATATAATCCTCTACAAGCTTCCCCAATGAACATATATTCCGTATCATCATAAAAGAATACGTCGCCGTTTTTCATTTCTGAAAGTTTTTTCATTTCGATGATAGTCGGTACTTCAAAGTCATAGCACCTTGTATAAGCGATTGCCACTCCTATTGTAAAATCAAAATCATCATCGGGGTGACATCTTGCTACACCAACTTTGCCTGTTGTTGTATCATAACAAATAGTTGCATTTGAGTTAGGAATAGTTCCTATATAGCAAGAACGATTTCTCTTTGCATGGTCATATGCTCTTTTTGCCCACTTATAAAATTCTTCTCTTGTCATAATATCAAGTCCCTCCTAGTTTTTAAGAGTTTTCTTTCTCTTATCTTGGTATAATTATAACACAAAACCCGCTTTTAGTCAATGAATTAATTGTTAATTTTTCTTTAAAATATTGTGAACACTTTGTTACTGTTGAAATCGTAGCACTATTTCAATGTTCACATAACGTTAATAATTAATTCTTTTAATCAATTCATAAAAAGTTTACTTGACAAATTCAGAAATATATGTTATACTATATACAGAAGATAAGGAAAGACCTTATCAAATAAAAAGAAAGAGAGTGATTTTAAATGATTACAATTGAAGTAGTTGACTGGTATGACGGTGACAGAGAGGTTATAGGCATAGCACATTCTTTTAGTGAAGCCGCGGCAATTCGTAACGCAAGATATGAAGATACTGATGATGAAGCTGATGTTAATTGCTATATGGGCGGTGAATGTGTAGACCACATTGTATCACTTTATAGTCCTTGTGATGATGAAGATTATTAAAAGAGAGGGCGTAAGCCTTCTCTTTTTTAACATTCTTTAAACGATGAAATCTGGACGACATTTCATTATTCATAATTAAGAAAAGAGTTGAGATAAACTCAACTCTTTTTAACGATATTTATTCCCTTTTCAACTAAGTACTGAATTGCAAGTTCATTTTTTGAATAGTTCAAGATTTGATTAATAGAAACATTTTCAGCTTTTGTATAATAAGTCTTTAATAAAATTCGTGTAGTATCATTCTTCCACTGTTTAAGCGGTTTAATGTATCTATTCCACAAATTAAAATGAATAACTTTTCCTTTTTTCTTATTTTGAGAATAAAAGCCATAACACCCGCTAAATTTTTCTACATTTGCCCAAGTAACTACTTCCGTTTCCTCTACACTACTTTCTTTTTCATCAATAATTACTAACCATGAATCAGACCGTACTTCTTCATCATTAAAATAAGTATCCTTGTGTTTGTAATAGCAACCCAACATTTAAATCAAGTCCTTTCTTAATCTTTATTGTACTTACATTATACCACATTAATTCCATTTTGTCAACCCCTTTCTCAAACTTAATTGTAAACATTTTATTACGACTGAAATACCGTCTATATTTCATCGTTCACAATTTAAGTTAATCTCGCGCCGCCGTACTATATTTCAGTATTCACACTACGTTAATAATTAAATCACTTAACCAATTAACAAAAACTTAAATAAATAACTATTGACTTTTAATATAATTTATGGTATAATATATTCAGAAAAGAAAAAGAGAACAGAAAAAATCAGAAACCAAACTGAGAGATTTGGTTAAGTAAAAAAACAAATTAAAAAAAAGTTTACTTGACAAAATCGAAAAAATATGGTATAATAAATGTAGAAAAGAGAGAGAGAGAGAAAACAAAACAAAATCCATAACAACCAAACTGAAAGTCAGCCGTAGACGTTAAAACGGAGAAAGTAGGTAAATATGGCAAACGTAACTGGCACTAACACTGAGAACAAGGCAATGACCACAAGAGAGTTCTACACCGCTGTCATCAATGCAAATGTGGCTGAGGACGTAACCAAGTTCGCAGAGAACGCACTCGCAAAGCTCGATGAAAAGAACGCAAAGAGAAAGGCTGAGGGTAGCAAGACCGCTAAGGAAAACGTAGCTATCAAGGCAAATCTTGTTGCCGCTATGGAAAAGGGCGTTACTTACACTGCCGCAGAACTGTTCGCACTGGGCGTTGAGGGTGTAACTTCCACACAGAAAGCAAGCGCACTGATTCGTCAGGTAGTTAAGACGGGTGAAGCGGTTGAGAGTGAAATCAAGATAAAGGGCAAGGGTAAGGTCAAGGGTTACACTCTTGTTACTTCTGAGGACGACGAAACCGTTGAGGAATAAAAAGAGAGGGGCATTTGCCCCTTTTCTTTTTTCTTTTAATTTGTTAAAATTTTTAACTATTAACCAATTATGAACACTGAAATAGTTGGTGCCGCGGCGCAATGTAAATAGAATATGAACGTTGAAATGCTAATTCAATTTCATTATTAACATTTTTATAATAAAGAAAATGTCCGATTATTCGGACATTTTCACATCAATCATTTCAAATAGTATCGGACTATCATTCCATGTGAGATATTCAGAATGTGATATCAAATCTACAACTTGATTATTACAGTTTTTGCCAATATAACGGTATTTCTCACCACGCCAGAGAAAAACTTCTCCATTTTTCATCTCACAAAGTCTTTTATATACCGTGAGTTTAGGAAACTCTTTACCTGTACAACGGCAGTAAGCAAGAGCAATACCGTAATCTCTTATTTTTTCATCATCGGGGTGAAGTCTTGCCATGCCCACTTTGCCGTTTCTCTCGTTTACTACAAAAGTATAAACATCTCTTGTAATAACTCTATACTTGTCGCGGTTGATACTGTCCGCAGTCTTGTGTACCCAGTCAAGCAGTTCATTTTTGTTCATAATTTTAATTCCTTTCTGGTTTTTAGAGTTTTCCTTCTCTTATCTTGATTATATTATAACACATATTCATCGAATTGTCAATAGGTTTTTTTCAATTTTATTTGTAAACTATTTATGAATATGTTGCGCCGCGGCACTTATGGAATAATTATGAACAGTGAAATACTGTCCCCTATTTCTAAATTAATATTTTGTTAAAATAGGCAAAATCACCAAACTTTACTCTTATTTTTGTACAATTTTTTATAAAAAAGTTATTGACATTTTTATTATTATATGATATAATATATATAGAGAAAAGGAAGAGGGAAAGAGAGGGAAACGGGACTGCCCTTGTAAAAAAATACTTTTCCGACCCATTAAGGCGCCACAACGGGGAACACTGGCTTAACCCTTGACTATTCTCTATTAATAATATTTGAAAGGAATTGATTCTATGAGTTACGAAAGAATAACAACCATTTTTGACGGTATAGCAATCCCCGAAGAAATTATTTTAAGTAATGTTTTAGATGATTTTATCAACAAAACCAAAACTAAGGTAGAAATATTCGACCGTTGTATAGCATATCATAGTATTTACCCTCATGAGTTGAACGGAGATTGGCTTGAGGAGTATTTAAGAGATATGGGATATATTGTTTTTGATGAATATATGTCTTACCTTTATCTTGGTAGAAGTATTATGTCAGTCGGAGATGATACGGGTACTTGCTCTTTAATAATGGATAACTTGCCCAATTTTCCTGATTACACTTCTGAAATTGACGAGTTGATTAAATTAGTTTTCCCCGACTACGAACCACATAGATATCTTATAAATTGGTATCTTTGATTTAACTAAACCGAGAGCAGAAATGTTCTCGGTTTATTTCTTATTTGTGAACAATGAAATCCCTTTCCTATTTCAACTTTAACACCCCATTCACAATTAACTGTAACCATTCTGTAACTATTTGTAACCGAATTGTAATTGACTTTATCCCTATTGTATGATATAATATAGTTACAGTAAAGGAGAGGTAAAGACAACCACTCCACAACAACTTAGACCGCCCAAGGGGCAGAAAGAGGTACAATATGACACAGAGAGAATTTTTTGAAGTAATCGCAAATGGCACTGGTAAGGTATCTTACAAGAACGGTGAAAACACTGTTTTTAAGACCATTGATATCAATGACCCCGATATCAAGGAGTACGCAAAGTCGGCTATCGAGAAGCTTAATGCTAAGAACGAAAAGCGTAAGACAGAAGGAAGCAAGACCGCAAAGGAAAATGAGCCTATCAAGGCAAATATCATTAAGCTTTTTGAGGATAACCCTCAGACAGTTTATACCGCAAAGAACATTGCTGATAAGATAGGTATTTCCACACAGAAGTCTTCTGCACTTCTTCGTCAGATAGTATCAACTGGCAGAGTTGATGTTTTTGACACCAAGAACGAAGAGAAGAAGAAGGTTAAGGGATATCAGTTTAAGGGTGAATAAGATTAAGAGGGCATATGCCCTCTTTTTCTTTTTTAAAGTAATTGTTAACAATGAAATTGGATTGGCATTTCACCGTTCATAATTCGTTAATTGTTAAAACGACGAAACTAATTTACATATAATTTACAATTAAATTTTCCAAAACCTGTTGACAATTTGACTTTTATGTGCTATAATATAGATACAGTAAGGGGAACGAAAACCTTACAAAACAAAGTAAAGTGACGTGTACAACACTTAAAAACCAGAAAGGATTTGATTTTATGGCAAGGATAAAAAACAGCAAGAAAGAACTTAATTTGACAGTAGATAGTAAGCAGTTCCGAGAAATTAACAGACAGAAATGTATAAGAAAGCGTGACATTCGCTCTCTCACAAAAATTGCAGACGGTTTCACTAATGCCGCAAATGATGATGAAATACTCCGTCTAGCTCGAGAGATAGTTTATCAGGGACAGAGAAAGGAAAAAGCAATTATTAATGAAATCAATCTTACTAATATTAAAGAAAAACTTCTTGAAAATGTTAGTCAGGGAGATATGTTTACACTTGATAGTGTATATAAAATTCTTTGGGAAACCAAAACTTCCCCAAAGGGAGCACATCTTGGTCATGCACTTCTCGCCGCACTTGATGACCTTGTAAAAGACAATGTACTTGAAAGAAAAACAATGGTGCATGATGTACCCAGTGGCACTAGCCATGTAACCGTTTATACGGTGCTTTAATAAAAAGGGGTGAGAAATCACCCCTTTTCTTTTTGAAGTAATTGTTAACAATGAAATACCAACCCCATTTCTGTAGTTACAATTCCTTAATATTTATTTTACAAAATCTTTATAAAAAATACAAGAAATAATCCTTTTTTTCTGTTATAATAAATATAAAGAAAACAAAAGGAGTTGTTTAAAATGAAAGAAAAAATCTTTGAAAACTTAGGGTATGTAGGTTTAGCAGGGCTAATAATTGCACAATGTATCATTGGTAAATGGTACATTGCAGGTCAGGCAACTTATTTGCTTTGTAATTTAATTTTTCTGTCAAGGTCTTTCATACTTAAAAGACCAGTAGCGGATAAGATTAAAGACAGTTCATGTACAGCAATTACAATTGGTTTAATTTTACTTGCATTAAGATAGGGGGATTTAAAAATGAATAGATATTATTTAAGTTTTGTATGCTTAGAAACTGATTATGAATATGGCTTTACCGCGACTTGTGAAAATACAACAGAAGCAATATCAATTGTTAGAGATAAGCTTTTTGAAATGTTAACCGCAGTACTCCCAAAAGTTACATTAGTTCTAAAAGATTTAATAATTTGTTAAGAGTTGAGATTTTCTCAACTCTTTTCTTATTTATGAACGATGAAATCCCTTCCCTATTTCATTATTCACAATTTTTCAATACCTTGTGCCGCCTTACTAAATTTCAGCGTTCACAATTCAGACAAATATGAATATGTTGCCGCGGCGCAACAAATTAACAAAGAGTTTACAATTATATCCCTTGACAAATTGATGAATATAGTGTATAATATATATGTAAGGTACAGAAAGACAATGCAATACGGCATAAATCTAAACTGTATCAAAAACTGAAAGGAATGATATAAAAATGAGTAGTAAATTTATGGTTCTTGACGTTGAGGGTTATTCGGCTTGCCGTCCATATGATATCGGCTTTAAAGTTACCGATAAAAGCGGAAAGACTTTTGAAGAACATTCCGTAGCAATAATGCCTGCTACATTTGAGAATATGTGCTATAAAGCAGACAAAGCACTTGTTAAAGGTTTGTCGGGCGCACACGAGATGGCACACCGCAACATTGAAGAAATATGCAACGATACACAGGACAAATATATTAAATGCTTTGACATAGATAAGTTCTATTTTGCATTTGTTGCTATTATTCAAAAGTACAATATTAAAAGGATATGGGCGTACAATTGCAGTTTTGACAAAGCCGCATTAAATAGGCTTTTCGGTGATGAAAAGTTCGGCGTTATAAATTCAATGGTTGAATTTTGTGATATAATTCCTGCAATACTTCACACAAAATTGCTGAATAAAGAATACATCGACTTTTGTAAGAAAAATAAGTTTATAACTGAAAAAGGTAACATTCAGACAAAAGCAGAAGTCGTTTACAAATTCTTAACAGGAAATTTAAATTTTGAAGAAGAACATACTGGACTTGCCGACGTTCAGATTGAAACAGAAATTTTGCTTACTGCCATGAGAGAAAGTAAGAATGTAAAGCGCAAGCCTTGCCAAGCATGGAAAATTATTAGAGAATTTTGCGTAGTTAATGACATTGAACTTCCAACAGTAAGTTTTGAAGAAATGATGAATTAGTTAAAAGACCGCCCGCAATTCACGGGCGGTTCATTTTTGAACGTAGTGTGAATACTGAAATAGTTGGTGCCACGGCACAATATTACCCAAATGTTAACAACGAAATGCCATCCATATTTCATCGTTCACAAATAAGAAAAGGTTCAGAATATCTGAACCTTTCTTTTACCTATTATACCAGACCTTTTTATTATTGTGGTCTATTATAATATTGCCCCTGTTTGCTTTTGTATCTCCTAAGCAAACTCTCATAGCTTCCTCAATATATTGAGATTCTCTATTCCACGAGATACAAGGCGGGTTAACGATAACATGATAGCCTTTGAATTTTTCTTTAAAAACTTCACCAATTGTTTTGTTTGACATAACATCACTGCCTTTCTAACTTAAATCTGCATAAAAGTTCTTGTATATTACGTAGGGACGTTCTTCTAACTGTAACATAATCAATTCAACTTCACAATCTTTTAAGTTGGGATAATATAACTTTAAATGCTCTTCTACTGCCTGAACTGCTTTTACCCATGAAGAGTAAGATTTAATTATAGTAACTCCATCGTATTGAATACATATGCTTTGCATAATATCAAATCCTTTCTAGTTTTTAAGAGTTTTCTTTCTCTTGTCTTGACTATATTATAACATATAAATGTTGATTTGTCAAGAGGTTTAATTGTAAATTATTTATATACGTTGAAATATTATCTCTATTTCATTATTCATATTTTATTTAAAAAGAAAAGAGGGCATAGCCCTCTTTATTTTTATTCTATTTTAATATTTTTAATCTGTCCCGCAAAAAGTTTTTCACAAGAAAGTTCCTGAATTATATCTGTTATTTCATGAAAATCATTTGAATAGAGATTAGGTTCAATTGTTATTCCGTTTACTAACTGAATTTTGATTTTAAACTTTTGAGAACTATTACTTGCGGTTTTCTTTTCTTTATTATGATATGCGTTAAATTCATAAAAAAGTGCGGCAGGAAGACAATTTTCGTTAATGGGTCTATATAAGCAATCATAAGCATCATATTGATAATAACAACTTTCCGCTTCTTTCAGAAGTGCAGTTTCATGTTCTGTACCCTCTTCCGTAATCCACTTAATTGCGTCTTCATATCCCTTTTCATTGAATATAACTAAATATATTGCGTTTTCAGCATATTCCACAGGATTATAAGAATCATTGTATGCCTTAAAATTTTCAAACATAACATCAAGTCCTTTCTAGTTTTTTTAAGAGTTTTCTTTCTCTTATCTTGATTATATTATAGCATATTTAGGGGAATAAGTCAATTAATTATTTGTATTTATTTTATTGCTAAATTGTGAACTTGCGCCAGCACAATGTTAACCAAATATGAATGATGAAATACCACTCTATTTCGTCGTTTACATAGTATTAATATTTAAAATTCTTAACTAATTAATAAAATATTTACTTGACAAAATGAGATTTATATGTTATACTATATATAGAAAATAAAGAAAGGTGGTCATAAATATGGCTTATAAAATGTTTGATAAAAATTTTGAGGAAATTTCTATTGATGGTGAATGGCGTTATCTTTATGTTACAGACTGGGAAGATTTTGTAGAAGAATTCGGCGATACATGGATTCTGGAAGGCATTTTTGAAGATGGTGTTTATGAGTATGATGATTACTATGAGAAGTGGTCAGAACTTGCAGAAAACTCTTTTGCTTATAAAGAAATTTTAAAAAGAGTTTCAAATAGTGTTGAAAATACTAAGAAAAGATGGGGTATTGTTGTAACACTTGATACTGGCGAAAAGATTAAAACTAATATAGTTCCCGTTTCAATAGAAGATGTACAGGAAGCAATTGGTGTACTGGTTAAACCTAGTATTCTTGGAATGAGAATAAAAAGTATAGAAATAGTTACGGAGTAATCCGTAACTTTTTTGAACTAAATATGAACACTGAAATACTTTCCTATTTCATCATTAACATTTTGTTAAATAACTTGCGCCGCCTTACCATATTTCAGACTTAACATTTCATTAATAATTAAATGCTTTGACCAATTCACAAAAAGTTTACTTGACAAATTCCGATTTTTAGTGTATAATATAGTTAAAGAAAACGAAAGGAAGTGCTTTTAATGGCAAGATATGATGATTTAAACGAATTTAAGAACGAACGTGAGAAAATGAACGCAATCCGTGAGAGAGTATCAAAAGTAATCTATGAGAGAATCAAACCAGAGTTCGGTGAAGAATTTGTGCGTTACATTCCTAAAGATATTGGAATAACACCAAATGCTTCTAAGGTTGCCAAGTATACCGTAGTTGCGGACGTTGGTGATGTAAAGGACAATGGCGGGTGTGATGTCGGAGTATGTGTAGAAATCACAGTCAAGGTCAAAAAGTGGAATACTGTTGAAACCAAATCGGACAAAATAACATACGGTATAACACTTGATGATTATGACATTGAGTTAGAAGAGGAAAAAGAGGGGGAATAACCCCTCTTTTTTTGAACGAAATATGAACGTTGAAATGGAGATGGTGCCGCGGCGCAATGTTAACTAGATATTAATAGTGAAATATCAATCATATTTCATCGTTCATATTTTGCCAATAATTAAAAGTTTAAACTTATTAATAAAAAGTTTACTTGACAAATTCTAGTTTTTAGTGTATAATATAGTTAAAGAAAAGGAGTTGAGTATCAATGAAATTTAAAGAATACGTCGAAGGAGTAAAGAAAATGTTAGAAGAACACCCTGATTGGGGTGAATTAGAAATGACACAAGTAGAAAGGTGGGAAGGAGAGGACGTTTGTTTGCCTTGGCATGAAGAACCTTTTATGAGTTTTGAAGATGGAAGAATATATCTTTAATAATTGAAAAGGAGAGATTTAAAATGGCAACTTACACAGTAAATTTCGCACAGTGGTTTCCCTATGAGGTAGAAGCAGATAGTCCCGAAGAAGCAATCAATATAGCGCACGAAGATTTTGTTCAGAATATGTATAGAGCAGTAGTAACCACAGATTATGATGAGGTAATAGTTGAAGATGAAGACGGCAAAGAAGTAGTACACTATTGAGTGTACTACTTTTTTATTAACAGAATATGTCCGATGAAATACCAACCCAATTTCATCCTTCACACCCTCTTAATAATTAAAAGTCTTAACCAATTAATAAAATTTTAACTTTAAATCCCTTACCAGTTAACATTTATCTGTTATAATAATAATGTACTTAAAGAGTACAATAAATATTAAGGAGTTGTTACAATGATAAAGAAAAATTATTATTTGATGTTGGACACGGAAACGGCAGGAAGTCTTAATAAACCATTAGTTTATGATATTGGCTTGGCAATAATCGACCGTAAAGGAAAAATTTACAAGTCTTATTCTCTTGTAATTTCAGAAATCTTTTACGGAGAAAAAGACCTCATGAAGTCAGCCTATTATGCCAAAAAAATTCCAATGTATTTAGATCATATTAAACAAGGTAAAAAAACCGTTACAAGTTTTTGGCAAATGAAACGACTTATTGAAAAGCTTTTCACGCTTTACAACATTAAAGCGGTGGTTGCCCATAATGCAAGTTTTGACATTAAAGCACTTAACAATACAATTAGCTTTTTATCTAATGGAAGTGAAAAATTTTTCTTTGATAGTAATGTCAATATTTGGTGTACTCTTGCTATGGCAAGGAGTACAATTTGCAAACAGCCAACTTATATAAAGTGGTGTAAAGAACACGGTTATTATTCGCGGAGAGGGGCGAGGGCAACGGCAGAAATTTTGTATAGGTTTATTAGTGGCAACAATAGTTTCATTGAATACCATACGGGATTGCAGGATGTTTTAATTGAAAAAGAAATTTTTGTTAGGTGTATGAGACAGCATAAGAAAATGAACAAAAACCCAGTTAATTGGTAGAATTTAAGTGGCGAGAAATTGCCACTTATTTCTTTTTTTATTAATATTGAAATAGTTGGTGTCGCGGCACAATGTTAACCAATTGTAAATGTAGAAATAGTTGCACTATTTCATCATTCACTGAATATTAATAATTAAAAGTCTTAACTAATTAAAGAAAGTTTAACTTGACATTTTAGAATAGTTGTGATATAATGAAGTTAAAGAAAAGGGGTGAGTTAAATGATGTTAGTTTTAACAAAAGGTCTTGTGTGGTTTTATGTTTTAACTTTCTGCTGTCCTATCTTTTTAGCCAAAGCATACAAAAAAATTTTTAAACCTAAAGGAAAACAATGGTTTAAAATTCTTGATATTGTTGGTTATTTAGTGGTATGGTCATCAAGAATATTCTTTTCATTTTGTGGAATTTTCCTATTATATATAATATATGTAGGTTGTAAAAATATTTTTTAAGGAGTGTTGAAAATGAGTACGAGAGATTACTGGATTGAATGTATTTATGATGTGATAATTGATATGGGATATAGTTTTTACGATTACTACACCGAGGAAGAGGGTTTGAACTGCACTGACGTTTTGCCGTCAGAAGACTTGCTGTCAGACTTAGAACACGACATAAACGATATTATTAAAAATCTTGATTTAGATGTTTATTTGGACGGGCGGGAACTTTTATGTGAAATTTTAGATGAATTTCAGGACTATGCTATGTGCTTTGAAGTAATTAAAGATGAAGACTATGCCACAAAACTTGTAATAAGTTATTTACTGCCCGAAGTTGCATGGAAATTCACAAATTCTTAACAATTAAGACCCCTTTTGGGGTCTTTAATTTTTTATGAACAATGAAATACCCACTCCCATTTCTTCCTTAACAATTTGCAAATATTTGAATAAGTCAAATTTTTTAACAGATTAAAGAAAAAAGAAAAGGCATTACGCCTTTTCTCTCTCTGCTTTTCTCTGTTCTCTTAACTCTTTATCGCGCTTAATTTTAGCTTCTTTTTTAGCTTTATTTTCTTCTGCTTTAATTTCTCTCTCATTAACTTTATTAACATATTGTGCCGCCGCTTCATTAACATTATATGCCTTAATTGTTTTGGTCTTGGTTTTGCGGTCGCAATAGTCCTTAACAGTCGGACTAAAGGTTGCATAAATCGGTTCACCGTCGGGTGAAGTGTCAACCTGAACAGCAATTTCACTATCACCAATAATGAAAACTAAGTCCTCACCGTAATGTTGTCTAAAAATTTCTACCATTGTTTTAAAAGCAAGTCCGCGTGCCTCATTCTTAATTGTTGTTGGTGTCTTTTCCATAAGTACCTCTTTTCTACCCAGTGGGCAACTCTTGTTTTGTTTACACCCTAATTATACCATACTCCATGCCAAAAGTCAAGTAAAAGATTTGCTAATTAATTAAAAGTTTTAACTTGTCAAACATTTGACTCGCCACGGCAATAGTTAAAAGATTTAACAAAACCAAAGGCATTTCATTGTTCAAACTTCCTTAATAATTCCACGACAAATAGACCTTTAGTTAAAAGATTAAACTAAAAGCCGAAAATTCTATTAAGTTAAATTTTTAAACAAGTCAAGTTAATAGTTCATCATCTTTCCGACGACTTTTAACTTTAATTAATTAGTAGTGCATCACCTAATCGCGGCGGCTTTCTAACTAGATTGCAAACTTAGTACATCACCTAATTGCGGCGGCTTTTGCTTGCTAATTTTAAGTAGGAATTAAGTTAATGTTCTCAAAAAAATTCAGACCAACTTATTAACAAGGTGTTAAGGTTGAAATAGTCCCTTCAGTTAAAACTTTGAACCAATTAAACTCTTCTTAATATTTTCTGCCGACAGTCCAAAAAATAGGACAAGTAATTTTAAATAAATTTAAATAGAATTTTAAAAAGCCGCGAATTTGTTAATACTTATAAGTAAAACAAAATTTTGTCTCTAATTTTCAATAAAATCAAAGCAAATTTTCAATAAAAATTTAATAAGTTACAAATTTTTGACTCCAAAATTAAAATTCTGAGAAAAAATTAAAACTTTTAACTTAAAATTTTCCAAAAAATACTATTTTCTCCTAAAAATTGGAAGCGCGGCAGAAGTTTATTTAAAAAATTTAACAAAAATCCAAAAATTAAAATTTTTAACTAAAAAAATCCCATTTCATCGTTCACATTTTGTTAACAATGTTTAACCCCTCGGAGTACACTCCCTAAGCGTCACCTTTAAAACAATTTCGCACGGCGTCAACTATTTGACTTTTTTATAAGGGAGCTGGAGCTGCGACTTACTCAAATATTTGATTTTTAAGGGAGCTGGAATTTTTTAGAGCTTTTTGTCGAGCTGTTACTTATTTTTAGAAAATTTGACTTTATTTTAAATTTGACTTTATTTGCGCTCGGTTTGGCAGCCAATAATTTCTATGATTTTACAATAATTTTTATGATTTTACAAGAATTTCTATGATTTTGCAAACTTTTTTTACAATTTAAATTAACTTAAATTAGTTCAAATGAACCCATAAACTTAAACCTCTATTCTATAATTACCTTTAACTCTTGGCCTTCCAGAGGCTAGGTTGAGGTAAATTAGCGTAGAGGTCTTTTTATTAGTGCCCCTCGGGGACTGCTCTGCTAGGCTGCTCTTTTAGACTTTTCCCCTTTTGTTTTTCCCTTAGTTCTCCCCTTAATTTTCTTCCTTAGTTTATTTTCTCTTTGTTCTCCCTTTTACTCTCTCTCTTCCTTTACTCTCCCTTTACTTTATTTTCTTCTTTCTTCCTTCTCCCTTTTTCTTCCCAAACTAAAAGCCCGTTCTCTACTTTCAAAGAACGGGCTTCTTTTTTTTTAAAACCAACTTAAAACTATTTTAACTACCTTAAGCAAATCTTCAAAGTTTTCTTTAACTTCAAAAACTTCTCTTATTTTCTTCTTTCTCCAATTTTCACTTAGAACTACTTCAATTCCCTTTTCTCCCAAACCAACTTTCTTCTTCTTCTTAACTTTTATTTTAACTTCTTCCTCTACTTCTACTATTACTACTAAAATTGCTCTTATTAGATTATAGTAATAGTTACAGCTCTTATCCTTAATTTCTTCTCTTATTTTATTCTTATAGTAGATTGGTCTTTTACACAATTCTTTAATTACTTCCCTATTAACCTTTTCATCTAGGCTTTCTTCCTCTAATGTGCCGCCCTACCATAAGATTTCTTCTCTTAATAAATCAGTTTTTACAGTAACAACTGCCTTTGTTCTTCCTTTCTCCCAATCTTTATCTGCTTCTTCTTTTTTTAATTGCGGCATTCTACTACTTATTCTATTTGAGTTATTATTAATTAAATGAGCACTTACTTCTCTTCCCATTTTACTTTGATAGTCGTTATAGTAATACTCTTCTCCTTTAAATACTACTATTGAACGCAATTGATTTGCTAATTGTTTTAATTGAACTTCTCCAATTTCTTCTTCTTCTGAAATTATTGCAACCAATTTAAAAACTTCTTCAAAGCCATTCTTTAAGAAAATAACTCTTTCTGGATTCTTTTCTGTTGTTCCTTCTATTAGCTTTTCTACTAAAAGAAAATTTTCAACTCTCTCCAAACTTGGAGATCTTCTTATATACTAATATAGGTAATATTTCATTTAAACTGACCCCCTTTTAATTTTTTAAACCCCCGTTTTATTTTGACCCCTATTTGATTTGAACCGACCCCGTTTTTTTTATTTTTTCTGCCGCCCCTCTATTTTTTAAGTAGGAATTTTTAGCTAGCCCTCTATTTATTTTATTATTATTATATTATTATATATATACTATATATATTATTATTGTAATATTAGTAAGATGGATAATTTCTATCCATTTAAATGGATAATTTCTATCCATTATCTTTTCTTTAACCTTGCGCCGGCAGAGCAAACCACTTTAATCTATTTCTTGTTTTAAAGAACTCCCCTCAAAATATTCCTCTCTATATGGCCCGTCATTATCTCCAAACTCGACAAAAATATACCCCATAAAATTAGGGAATAATTCTGCAGGTCTAAGAAAACCATTTTCAATTAGTTCTTTTATCCCTTTATCATAAGTAGCTTTTGAAATATGGCAAGCTTTTTGAACTTCTTTACCTGACAAGGCAAACTAATAATTGTCAATATTCATATTAAACCAAGTCCAAATTTTAAAAGCACTAGGAGAAAGTAAATAAATAGCAAATTTTATCGCATCAAGTCTAAAGAGAGAATAAAGATTATCTTTATTTACCTGTGCTTTTTTAATCCGTATAGCTTTTTGTTTTCCTTTAACATTCGGAATAGCATACCGCTTATTTTCCTACATCTTCGGCATTATAACAACCCCCCTCCATTGTTCCTTGCTGGTCGCTTCGCTCCCAGCGTTCGAAACTTCCGCCGCTACCGCGGCTCCGTTTCAAACTTATTTTTGTTTTTGAGCTATTTATATTACTATTATTATATTATATATATTAATATAATTATTATTTTAGTAAGATGTAAAAATTTTTTCAATTTGTGCCGCCATATTACAAGTTTATTATTATTATTATTATATTATATATAATATATATTATATTAATTATTATTTTAGTAGGTGTATTAATTTTTAGTACACGAAGCAATTTTTTTCTACTTCACCGCGGCACCATAACTTACCACTTAGTATCAATAAGTTCAACAATTTCCCACTTAACATTAGAGCAATGCTCCTCTGCAAATACTTCTGCCTGTCTCTGGCTAAACCAGCACTGTAAGAGAATTCCTTCATTATTAGAGCTATCTTCCAAATCAAAAACTCCAAAAAAAGGGTCTCCGCCACTTGTTACTAAAAGCTCTTCCGATTCATTCATTATACAATAAAGTCTCATTTAACTTCTCCTTCTTCTTTTTCGGCGGCATATTTTTTAATTGCCTTACTATATTCTTCAAATAATTTTTTATCATATTCCTTTGAATATGCCCATCTTTTTACTAATAAATCCGTATACCATTCTATACAATCATTAGCTATTTTTTCTGCTAAACTGTCAAGGAATTCTTCAATTAATTCTTCCACAACTTCTCCTCCATTAACTCTGCGCCGCCAGACCATTTCATTTATTCTTCTCCTTTGTGAACAAATCACGAGCTTTATATAAAGCCAGAAGTTCAAGTCTAATATCTGGTTCATGAATTTTGCCGTCTGAATATCCATTTATGAAAACATCTATTTCTTTGATGGCTATCATACGATCGAGAACTTCTAGCAGGTTGATTTTGTTCTTCATTATAGCATCAAGTTTTTTATTGGCAGCTGTTTGTATGTCACCTCTAGTCATTTTGTTTCCTCCTTCTAGATTGTGCCGCCCTACCAAACTTCTATCAAGGGGCGGCGCGGTATATTTAGAATCCAAAATCTGAATTATCAATCTCTAATTTATCTAATTCTTTTCTCATTCTCTTTAGAATATCAAGGCCTACCTTTTTCTTTTCTGTCTCTTCTAAATTAGAAGTTGCTTTAGCCTCTTCACTAAATTTAGCATATAGTTCTTTATCATATTCTTTAATATGTCCCGCAAGCCTATTAATTTCTTTTCTTATCTCATCAAGCGGCACAGCAGCGTCAGCAGGACAAGAATAAAAGACAAAATGATTATGTTTGTGTTCAACAATATAGCCTTTATCAATTAATTCCTACTTAGCCTTTCTATATGTGCTTTCTGCAAGACCATAAGCCTACTAAAAATTTTTAGGAGATAAATTAAATTCCCAACCGTCTTCATTTTCTGCAAAATATAAGTATAACTTAAATCCAGATGGAGTTAAATTCTTTGCCGCCTCTCTAATTTCATCAATTTCTATATACATAAACTTCATCCCCTTTTCCTTATATTTAGGTTTACATATTTTTCCAAATAACTAATTTGGAATTCCTTTTGTTAAATTATAACCATTGTTATATGTATTGAACTTATCAATCCATAAAATTTCTTTATCATCTAATTCATCGACATTACATATCTCTAAAATTTCAAAATTGAAATTTTTTATTCCATATTTTTTAAAATCTAAATACAAAGGATTAGTGTTTAATCCCTCGCTATTTCGATGCTCTCGCCATCTTCTCTTAATATCTATCGACTATCCAATATAAGATTTACCATTTATTTTGTTTGTTATTTTATAAATTCCTATCATACACTATCCCCTCATAATTATTTATTAATTTTATTATAGCATTCATTAGCTCTTTTTATTGCATCAGAAAGTTCAGTCTCTATATCCTATTCTTTTACTTCTCGAATAACATAGTCTATATAATATCGAACTTCAGTTAATCTAAAGCAAGGAATTTTTGCAAGCTTACTATTTACATAATAACTCTCTTCAAAATCAATTAAATCTAAAACTTTTAAAAACATTAAACTCTCTCTTATTTTTTTATCATTAGCCGTTTGTTTTGTTAAATTAAAAGCATCTCTAATAGTTTCAAATCTAATATCTTTATAATTTTGTCCAAGAGAGACACAAGTATCTCTATAACTGCAACACAATAAATAAAGCTTCATTTCTAGTTCACTTGCTTGATACTTTTCATTTAGAGTTTCTAATGTAGTTTCTGGAACAGGGGTCCACCGAGAAGGTCTACTTATCCAATAAACACCATTCTTTTCTTCTTTATTTCGCAAAGACCAAACTCGAAAAGCTTCTTTTTCCGCTTCTTTTCGTAAAATTGGTCTAGTAGGAGGATTTTCTCCTGTCGGGTCTAGTTGAGATATAAAATTATTATTTTCAATTTTTTGTTCATATTCCCATAAAGGAACATGACTATATTGATTTTGTCCTTTAAAAGTGATTCTTCCAGTATATTCCAAATAATACAAATAGAACTTCACAGTCTTATCTGAAATACCTGTTGCCTAATAAATTTTAGTAAGGACTAAATCTTTCTATCTAAACATTCTGGTATTATCTGGATAATTTGCTAATCCTGCGATACAAACTAAATAGCTATATAATTTCATAGAACTTTTAGCAATTTCAATTTCTGATGCAGGCATCGGCGCGGCAGTTTTTAACTAAATTTTCTACATATTGGAATTACCTCCTAATTTTTGATTTCTATAAAGAAGTGAAATTCCAGAAAAATACTTCAAAAAAAATCGGTTCGGAATTTTTAATACCGTTCTCGGAATTTTTAATACCGTTTTTAGAAATTTGTAACACCAATTTTAGGAATTTTTAATACCGTTCCTCGGAATTTTTAATACCATATAGTATTACTTTCTTTTAAAAAGAAAGTAATCAAAGAAACCTTCTGCTCGGGCGCAGAAGCAGGCCCTGCTCACCGCTTCGCGGTTCGCAATCTTTAAGTAAGAAGAAAAGGAATTTAGTTTTCCTTAACTTCGCGCCGCCAGACCATTGGCGGCCGGCGCAGTATTCTATTTATCCTTTTCTTTTTCAAGTTCATATTCCGCTTTTGCAAGTTCTAAATCAAGCAAATAGCAAAGAAGAGCTTCTGTTGCACTTAAAGAAGCTTCTTTTTCTGTAATTTCAGCAAGCCCTTTTTCTATTTGAGCTATTAAATGTAAATATGTTTCTATATCCATTTGTCCCTCCATTAATTCTGCGCCGCCAGACCATTGGTCCTGTCCGTTGTGGGCGCCGGCGTAACCTAATTTAGTTTTTAAAGCTTAAAGTTAAAACAAAAGGGATAGAAAATTCTATCCCTTTATTCCTTACTTCTTTGGAGCTTTCTTTGCGGCAACTTCGTCCTCATAAGCCTTTGCTTCAATTTCCAAATCATAACGTTCAACAGGCCTCTTACAATCTGTCTTATTATACCAATTTCTTGTTGAACACTTAATTGAAACAATCAAATCTGATGCGCCGCCCTCTTCATCTTTCGCACAACCAACCTTAATTCCGATTTCATTGGAGGCAGTAAGTCTTACATCTTCATAGCGTTCCTTCAGATACTCAATTATATCTTCAACTACTGTCTGTCTAGCCTTTTCCTTTATTACTGAAACTTTCTCTTCATCGTACAAATCAAGATAAATCTTTTCCATTAGTATACCTCTTCCTTTCTAGCCCACATTATATTTGCGCCAAAACTTAAATCATCTTCATTAATAGCACTATACTCACGTTCAAGCTCTTCAAGTTCATTTTCATAATGAAGAACTTGTTCCCTATCTCCCCATTCATTACAAGAGGAAATATAATCTGTCAAAGTGTTCTTCATATAGTCATATGCTCGTTTAGCACTTCTAAAATATATTACGTCAGGTTCTGTATCGAAATGAACAACCCAAATACTCATTTTACTACTTCCTTTCTTAATTTTTTTCTTTTTTTCATCTTTTCTATATATATTATATCATAATTTTTGAAAAAAATCAATAATATTTTTTAAATTTTTTATTAAAGTTTTATGAATTTGTTTTATTTTTGAAACTAAAAAAATTGAAGTTACGGATAAGAGGTTCGAACTCCTACTAGTAGAGTCAAAGTCTACCGTGCTTCCCGTTACACCAATCCGTAGTATTGCGCCGCGGTACCACAGCGCAAAATTGTACCGCGGCGCCACGGCACAATTTAATTAGAGGTTCTAATCGTTTATTTTTCTTTGGTCGTATGAACCTTAAACAGTGGACCGATCACCCATTCCCGATTCGAACGGGAGTCTGATGGCTGAGAACCACCTATTCTTACCAACTAAACTAATGGGCGTTAAGCAAGCGGCTTAGCCGCAAGCTTTATTAGAACTCAACGTTCTCTTCTCTCTTCTTCTTATCCTTGGCAATCTTATCTGCTTTCTTAGCCGCCTTCTCAGCGTCCTTCTCAGCCTTCTCGGCAACATATGCTTCATAATCAGCCTTAGCCTTGTAGAAATCAAATGCTTCAAAGGTCTTCTTATCTGTCTTTCTGTCAACAGGATCCTTCGCACTTGCATTTACCGTGAAGCAAACAGGAACTTCCAGACCATCAACTTCAGCCATACCACAGATTACACTAATCTCGTTGGTCTTGGACTGACCGCCTGTTCTAATCCAACTTACATTCTCTTCACCATAAACTCCAACAAGAGCATCAAATAGAGTCTGCATCGCCTCTACCTTAACATCTGTCTTCAGCTTTGTTATTGTGTAATCCTTTGTAATCTTAAACTTTGCCATTCTTCATTACTCCTTTTCAAAATTAACTTAAACTTTATTTTCTTAATTTGTGCCCTTTATTTATTTCTCACGAGCACTTTATGAGAGGTAGGCTCTATTATCTACCATTACGCTTTCTTGTACCACCTTCCAGCGAACAGGTGAAGTTTTATTTATAGACGTTTACATATCTCGTCTTCTTTTCTTTTTCTATATATATTATATCAAAATTTTTTAGAAAAATCAAATAAAAAATTGTTTTATTTTGTTTTAAAAGTATCCAACTTTATCATACATAGGAGCATAAGTTTTAACATGATTATGTCTTACAACACAAACCAATTTTTCATTGCCATCTTCTTCTTTAAGATAGATATAAGCTTTATCTGTTGTTACTGCTTCTCTACCTCGAGGCTGTGTCATCTTCTTTGCTCGATTTTCAATTTCAATCATATTGTTAGAATTAACTTCAACTCTTCCTCTTCCACCGACGATAATAAAAATTAACTTATCATTTTTAAAGGCGGGCTTCGATTCAGCAATGTTACCCCTCCACTTCACACTATATTCCTCATGAATATCTTTGATGATTAAATGTGTCTTGACAAGAGCTTCATCTCTCATTTGCTTCTCCTTTATTAAACTTCTCAAAAAAGTTTAGAACACTTTCTTCACATTGTCTTTCTATTTTATCTTCGCTTTTGGGCGCATTCTTGGACTTATGAACTGGGTTTTGTTCTTTCCAACATTTAAGAAAACATTTTGCAACATCTTGGTCTTTTTCATATTGCTTTTTACAAACTGGACAAATAAACATTTTCTTATCTCCTTTTAAAATACGTCGCGCCGCCGTCCCAACTCATGAAGGTCTTTGTTACCCCGCCTATTGACGGAGTTCCCGTCATAAGTGGTAGGGCGGCACAACAAGGCAAGTTATCCTCCTGCCTAAGAGCTATTTTAGATTATCATTTGATAATCTTTTTTTTCTTTCTTTTTTTATTTTCTATAAATATTATATCATATTTTTTAAAAAAATTCAAATATTTTTATTTCATTTTATAGTAATTATCTATTCTTCCTGCGGCATTAAGTGCAGACAATGTTATTATAAGAATAAGAACTATGATTGTTATAATGACAAACTTCATAATTATTCCTGATAATTTATCTGATAGCACCAAAAAAGCTCATCAACATAAAAGCCACCATACTTGGTATCTTTATAATTAGTTTCAAACTCTTCAAAGATTTCTTTATCATGGTCAGAAGTGGGATCATATCCCCATTTTAGAAGCAATGCTCTTGCCGCGGTGTAAGCGTCTTCAATATTTGCATAAGCGGTATAATCACAATCAGATGTTTCAAGAAGCCAAATTGTTTTCACCATATTAATTCTCCTTCCAAACTTTCATCATATTTTCTGGCGGAATTATCTCCGCACGACGTATACAAGACTGATTTCCAAGGAATTCTGCTATCCACCAATCTTCGCGTGCTTCTCCTTCTCCTTCGAGCGTAAAGCATACGGTTGGGAAAAGCTTTGCTATTGTCTCCATATCTTCCTCCCAGTTATACCACTTCCAATTGCAGCTATACTGAATAAGTTCGTCAAAATAGGTATAATCATTAGTATCCTCTTCACTATCATTTTCCAAAAAGACTTTTAGGAAAGCTTTCCTAATTTCCTTATAAACTTTAGATTCAGAACAATTTCATCGCCTGTTTCAGTATCAGTAAGTGTGAGTTTAAAATCAGTATAATATCCCATTTTTACTTCCTTTCTTAACGTAAAACAATCTCAATTTTTCTTTTGCTTATTCGGAACTCTCTATTACATTTTTTACAAAAAGTTATAGAACTATCATTAAAATCATTAAATTTTTGCATATCTTCTTGAATTTCATTGAGAGCATCTGCAATATGAACAGTTTCATATACTTGCTCTTCATAATTGAAATGATTAAGATGGCATTCATAATTAAAATGATTAAATATCTCTGTCCTTACGTCTTTGTAATTATAAAAAATTTTTGGCTTTAAAGGCATATTTTTTGTGCTTTCTGTCACTATATAAATAATTTGTTCCATTTTTTACTTCCTTTCTCATCTTTTCTATATATATTATATCATATTTTTTTAAAAATTTCAAATCTTTTTTGTTAAATCCCTATGAAGATTCGAACTTCAATCTGACTTTAAAAAGTCCATCTTATCCTTTAGAAGATAGGGACATACCCATATAGGGTAGCGGCTTATTTTCAGCTCACGTTGCCCGCCACCGTGACGTTCAAGGCCCATTAACAATTTAAGTCTGCCGCTCTTGCTTACTCAGACTAACTATTGGATGTCAATCCCTCTTTTGTCGCTAAAAGAATAACGGTTTACTATCGTAAAACTAACGCTACGTTTCTTTATTTTACTTCGCGTCCGTAGTAAACCGAAGCACATCCATGTATTAACTTCTTCAAGGAGGGGAACGGCTTCTTAATCATCAAAGCTTAGAACGTTATTTACTCTCCATTAATAGTAGGATTAAGCACCGCAGAAGCAAATATTTCGGGCACGTTACTCCGTTTCTTCTTTTTAAGATAGAAGAAATAACTATCTACACACGCTGTGCCGCCGTCAGTGTGTTACCGCGGCACAAAGTAACTTGAAATCAAATATCATAATTAAGTTCTGAGGTATAAGCTGCTTCATACACTTCATGAGAGATAAAATTTCCATCAGCATCATAGGTATCAATCCAATGGTAAACATAACAGTGTATATCAACATCATCTTTCTCAAAATTATAGGACACATATGGACTATAACATATTAACTCTTCAGTTCCATTTTCTCCGTATCTTGTAAAATAACAAGCACCCACCTTATCAAGGGCAGCCTTACATTTTTCAAAATCAGTCATACCATGAAATCTCCTCTCCAATAAGATATCTATAAAATTCAACGAAATTTGTTATTTGAGGATGTTTGTTTTTGACTGTAGTTCGTCTACAAAATTCCTCATAGTCCCATTCACAATCAAAAATAAAAAACTCAAGGTCAGAATTTTCAGCGGGAAGAGAAAGTCCCTCTTTAATTGCAGCAATTATAAGACCCATATAATTATGAGTAATTATTTCTTCTGTCGCGCCGCAGCCAAATAACTTCTCAACTTCTGAATAAAACTTTTCATTTTGAAAGTATTGTTCATAAAAATCTATCATTATGTTTCTAAAAGCTAAAGCAGTCATTTAGTTCTCCTTTCATTAATATCCACAAGAAATATTTAACTCCTTTTTATAAACACCAAGTTCTCTTTCATCTAGATAGAAAGAGAATCTTTTTGTTTTATTTTTTTTAAGTAAAGAGCAAAGGCGCTCAACTTCTTTTAATTCAATTTCTTTTATATCTGGGTATTTTTCATATTCATAGTTTAGTATATCAATAAGAATATTTTTAATTTCTTCTACCGAAGAAACAACCTCAGGCTCACCCTCTGAATCAGTTAATATATAGGTTGTTATTTTCATTTTACAGACCTCTTTTCTTATTTTCTATAATAATTATATCATAAATTTTAAATTTTTTCAAATAATTTTATTTAAAATACCTTGCGCCGCGGTAACATAAAATTACCACGGCAAATCTTCTGACGTAAGAGGTCCAGTAAAATCATTTGAAACAATTCCTTCATATCTTGCAACAGTTGCAGCTTCAAAACGATTAATAAATGTTACTCCTTTAAAAAGAAAACCTTCTTCAACATTATAAATATGAACATTAAGCATAATAAGTCTATTATAAATTGTGTCGTGTTTGTCGCCAGTCATTATTTGCGGAAAATCTGAATTTTCAGTAAAATAAAACTTTACCGCAGGAACTAATAGTCTTACCATGCTTAACCCTCCTTTATTTAGTTTTCATTGTAATAGCGGTCATCATAAGAATCTTCACCGCCGACCGTTTGAGAAAGAACCTCATATTCTTCAATATAAGCATCTGTATATACTTTTCTTCGAAGGTCGGCACAACGCTCTTCTGCATCTCTTTTGGTATAATAAATACTGTCGATTTTAGGAAAACCAAATCTGCTAATAGGCATATAGTTGTTAGAACGTGTAATTACTACATAAACCATATTATTACTCCTTTTATTCTGTGTCGCCAAATCAATTAATAATCTGTGTGTTAATAACGAATAGTATACTCTGTTACTCCATAATCATAATATCCATATTTCTTATTTTCTTTTTCAATAAAATCCTGAGCATCTTGTTCATTTGCAAAAACACCTTGAATTGTTTTTATTATAGTATTATTAATAAAATTTTCATACCAAGCTATATAAACTTTATCCATTTTAAAACTCCTTTTCTATTTTCTATAATAATTATATCATAAATTTTTATTTTTTTCAAATAATTTTATTTAAAATACCTTGCGCCGCGACATCATATTGTTTGTTAAGATTTATATTGCCGAGAATTTTTATTTTCTTAGGGGTCTTAACTATATCATATCCAGAACTTGACCTTGAATAACCATAATCAAAAAGTTCGGTAGCAATATACTCATTTGGAGAACAACTAAAAAGAACTTCATGCTCATATGAAACCACCACTCGAATTATGTCTTGATACAATATAATAGTTCCTTTTTCTAACTGCATTTTTCTTTCTCTCCTTTTCTATTTTTCTATATATATTATATCATAAATTTTTATTTTTTTCAAATAAAAATCTGAAAAATGTGGATATGGTTTAGATATTTTTTACTTACCTTTAGTAAATAAAATTTTTTAAAATGAGGTGAATATAATGGGTTTGATTTACTATAAAGGAGACCCTTATGGTGATGGATATATTGATCTTGATGAAAGATTAGAATTTTATGCTATCGAAGGAGAGCCACAGACACCGACTGGTGAAATTATTAAGGAAATTGTTGGCTAGGATGAGCATGGCAATCCAATTTATAGAATAAATATTCCAATGGGAACAACAATTGAAAATGCTTTTGCAACTGATACAATTGAGACCCATATTGTAGAAGATAGTGAAAGAGTTCGACTTCAAGCAGATGTTGGAACTCGTCTTAAATGGGGAAATAGACCAGCTGAAGGTATTATTGCAGGTGGGCTTAGAGTTTTAACGAGATCATCAAGTCTTGTTGATTAGAGTATTACTAGCGGCGCTATTCCAGTAAATGCCAAATGTAAAGACAATATTGCTAACTACGTTTATAGTGACGTACTTTTTCCTCGTTGCACTAATTGTCGTAGCTCAATTAATCCTGTTATAGAATGGTTTTCAGAATCTTCTTATTGGATTGGAAGTGGAACATCTTCAGAACCAGAAAGAAATTGGAGAGAATATTAGTTCCAATTATCAATGAAGTATTCTCTTAATACATCGAATGATCCAGTTATTGCTTTACCCGGTTATGCCGTGCCTTGGTATCTAGGTTAGACTCCATTTCCAAGTGGAATAACGATAGATGATAAAAAAATTATTCTATCATCTTCTGTTAATTCAAAAAGTTATTCATCTATTGGAAGTGGAAGAGATTATTTACCAGCTTTATTTGGCGGAATATTTATTTTAAATCAGATATTGACTTTTGATGCTAGTACTAGTAGTGCATCTGGTCCAGCAAATGCTAATGATTTGGTCTATGCAGATGTAACTTGTTATATTACTTCACTTTCTAATAATCCCAATGTAGGTGTAGATGACTATGCGTATATTTGCGATAGGTCAGTATCTATGACTCAATCTACTAGTAGTATTTATAACTTATACCTCCCAATGTCAGAGGATGAAGTTCGTTATGCAATGGGTGTTCAGGACTTATTTGACCAAATCTCTTATGAAGAATATATTCATCATCTTCCTTCGGGTGATTAATTATGGGACTTTATACAGGTAAGCACCTAAAAACTTTTCATATAATAGATGGTGTTAAAAAAATTAACTATGCTCACATTAATAGAATTGTAATTCCAAGTAATAGTTATATTTATTGCGACCTCTCGAGGGGTCCTATTAATCGCTTACTCTGGACTAATTATAGTCGAGAAGCCTTTACTGAATATACTTATCATTGTACATATACAGCAGAACATCATTCTCGTGTTAAACACACTCATATTGATAATGCTCTGTCCGTAACTAAAAATACTCCAGAAGGTATTGATATTCCTGCTTCAACAGGATCAGGGCATCTTCATTAGAATATTTATAATGAGCATGTAGATTTGGTTGTAACAAAAACAATTACTTATGAAGATAACTAAAAAGAGAGATAGGATATCCTATCTCTCTTTTCTTTTTAATAATCCCAAAAAGGATGTTTACTATTCATTCTGTAAGGGTCATCAAAATCCCCATACTCCTCACAAGGGCTATAATGGTAATCATATTCTGTATAAGGTTCTGTTTGTGGTTTAAAATTAGAACCAAAGCTTTCTTTAGCAATTTCCTTTGAAGTTTTTTCTTTTTCTTCATTTCTTAATTCCATTGGCTCAATAAAAACATGATATTTATTTTCCATTAAAAATGAGCCCCTCTTCTTTGCACCATTTTCAGAATCCCAAGCAGAATCAATAAAAGACTTTTCAATATCAGTTGTATACTTATAAAGCAAATAAATTTTCATTTAATCCTCCATTCTTATATGGTAAAAGTTATAATGACTTCCGTAATCAATACATTCTGTTACACTATCTATTTTCCAAGAACGATAATAATAAGGCTGAATTCTTTTTTCCTGTAAGTCTGCAATCATTGCCGCGCGGGCTTCCTTATCTGTATTAAACTTTCCAAGAATTTTTATTTCATTACCGTTATCAAATTCAAGAATAAAATTCATAATTAATCCCTGTAATAAAGGTTGTTAAATGAAAAGATTTGTTCGTTCTTATCGCCTATGATTACAAAACTAAGAATATAAATATCAAGCCCTGGGCTATTAAAAGCCTCATCAATTTCAAATTTACTCAATTGGCTATCTGCCTGTCTGCATAGTTCTTCGGCAATATCCTGAAGACAATATTCTTTTTCTTCCTGATAACAATAGGTGGGTTCAAGCTTTTCAAGTATAGGTTTTATTTCCTGTGGCACTTCCAAAGTTTCATCACTAAAATCATAGATGACATACTCTCCGTTCTCCTCAAAAAGATTCTCTATTATTTTCTTTGCTTCATAAGCATTCATTTTACATTCTCCTTTAATTTTCAAAATCTGGCAAGACTATTTGAATTATATTTTTAGTATTAATTTTATCAATAAGCCATTTTCTTCGATTTTTCTCATCAGAAGATTCTCGTCCAAAAAAGAAAGGAAGTTCAGTAGGATTTATGAATGAGCCACAAACACTTACAAATGTTCTATTTTGGTCTGTAATTCTCTTGGTTATATGAAATTTAAAATCATTAAATGATTCAACTTTTTCATTATCTTTTAAATATTTTTTTCTTAATTCAAAATTTATCTTGCCAAATATATAAGTTTCAGGATTTTCTCCATATGGACGAAGATCTGCCATAAAACTTCCCTGATAAATATATGGAGCATCAGAAAAGGTAACTTGCGGGTAATTCGTACATTCAACATCGCTATAATCATCAACACTATCGTAATAAGCACAAGCTCTAAGGGCATTGTCTTTGTCTGGGCAGACGGCAAGAATTTTCTTATCTTCTGACCATTCACAGCAACCTGTTACAATCCATATCTCGGGCAAAGTAGTCTCATTTTTATTCATTAAATTCCCTCCCAATAGTTTTTAATGGTCTGTGCCGCGACCCGAAAGCACAACTTGACCTTTATTATCCACAAATTCGATAAGACAATCGGGCTGCCAGCCACGATAAAATATTTCTCTAAAAGTTCCAAATTCTGTTATTTCGTAAATTTTATATTTTTCATGACAATAATCTAACATATCAATATAATGAATAAGTTCATCACTATTCATAATTGTATTTTCACGAGTATCGTTATCCCATAAACAAACTCTCTGAACAAGATATTGACAATAATCTGTTGATGGAGCATAATAGAAATTATAACTACCATCTTCATTAGGATTTTCTAAATCAAGAAGTTCTGAGAAAATTTTATAAGCATCTTCCCATTCTTCTTCATCAAAATCATCAGGATTAAAACCGTAACATCTCCATTCCCCAAATTTGTAAAGATATGCAAAATTAGTGTAAGGTGCCGCTTGACCAGTAATAAATTCTTCAACAGTGCAATAAAGTTCTTTAGTTTCCTCAAAAGGGTCTCTTAAAGAGCAATCCTCATATAAATGCCTAAATTCATTAACCTTTATAATTTTTTCAACAAGAAAATCCTCATCTTCAATTGTTCTTAGTATTGGAACCATATGTTCGGGATATCCATCTGTCATAACCCAAGCATAACGAACCAAATTTTTATTTATCTGATAGCCTATTAAACAATGTGTACTCATATTTTTACTTCCTTTCTTATTTTCTATAATAATTATATCATAATTTTTTAAAAATTTCAAATATAATACTGTGCCGCCCTATCAATAATTAAATAAAAGTTGACACGGCACATCAAGCAAAAAACGCCTTGCATTGGAAACAAGACGTTTTCAGAATCTCTTTCTACACGTGGCAGACGAGCTATCACAATATAAATTGTGACCTTGCACAGCAAGTAGGCTAACGCCTTTGTAAGCAGTTTACTGTCAATACTCAGGACACGTCTTAGTTATACTCCAAGAACCGTGAGTTAGTTATCTTTAATTATCCTTTTTCTCAATAGATTTTGTCTACTGTCATTTTTGTAAGCCTATAGTCATGTATCCTAAAATAGTATCCCTCGGTGCAGTAAAGAGGATTATCAAGTGAAGATAATGTGACCTTCATTTTCTTTATATTTCTCATTAAAAATTTCATATAAGGGTCATTTACATCATTGTCTTCTTTCATTATTTCCAGTTCATCTTCTGATATTTTTATATTTTTTGTAAGATAAAATTTAATTGTTGCTTTTGCCTTTTCAAGAGTAGAACATATACCAATTACTACTTTGTTGTCTTCCTCACAATATTCTATTACCCAAACCGCATTTTCATTCATTTTAAATCCTCTTTTCTTAAAAATATCAGTTACTTATTTTCTCTCTTTGAAACTACATACCATCCTGCTTCCTTCTCTTCTATAGTTGGCAAGCGATTAAGAACATTATATACTTCTATACATTCCCAGCATAACATCTTACGTCCTTCAGTTGTCTCGGCAGGAAAAACCCAACCAATTCTTTTGTCATATCCCCACTTACCCAACTCTATTCGTTCTTTACAATTATCGCAATACATCTCTTTATTTACAATTCTCATAATATTTACCTCTTTCTTATTTTCTATAATAATTATATCATAATTTTTTAAAAAAATCAAATAAAAATTAAGGACAGTTATCCTTAAAAGATAAACTGTCCGTGTAAAAACTCCCTAAGAGCTTTTTATATTTACTTTTTTAATCATACGGAGCAGGTTGTCAAAGACTTGAACTCTGACCGTCGCATTTGGACTGCGAAATGCTACCAATTACACCAACAACCCATATAAGTAGGGAGAGGTAGAATCGGACTACCATCTTGACTTTATCAGAATCAAATACTTAACCATTATACTATCTCCCCATTTAAAGCTCCCACTCCGTGATGATCGGAGCTCTATCGCTTACAAGGCGATTATTCTACCAACATAAACTATGGGAGCATTCTTTTAAAAACTTAGTAAAAAGTAGCCCCAACGGAACTCGAATCCGTATCTAGAGATTGAAGGTCTCTTATCCTCACCCAATTAGACGATGGAGCCATTTCTCGGTTTTACTTCGCTTCTTAATTTTAACGAGTGTTTTCCGCAAAGCCACATATCACTGGGAGCGGCCCAGTGTCGGTGGTAGTTTAAACCGTAAATCCGTGTTAACCCTCGAATGATTTTATCAACAAGTGAAAGGCAATTCATTAGCCATTTTGGTGCCGCAGGGGAGACTTGAACTCCCGACGCCCACGTCTTGGTCCTAATAAGAAGAATTGAACTTCTCAAATTTTTAAATAGTCTTCATAAGTAATGTGGTTTTTTGCTTCAAGATAATGAAACTCATGATGACAATTAGAACAAAGCAAAACACATTTTTCTAATTCATCAAAAGCAGCTTGTACCTTAACATTATTACCGCTACAGTACGAGCCAATATTAAACTCTTTTTCATTAGGATTTAAATGATGAAATTCCAATGAAGCTTGACATTTATCATAGCCGCATTTTTCACATTTTCCACCCTTCCGTTTTATGAGTTCTTTTTTAAGAGCATGGCGTATTGCTGTAATTGTCTACGCACGACCTTGGCTATCGCCTTTGTCGTAGCTAGGAGAGCAATCAAAACAATACTTTCTACTTTCACCATGTGGGATGGTTTCAAAATCTTTTCCACATATTAAACACTATTTAATCATTTGTTCACCTTTCTGAATATTAAGTCAGCGTGGCGCTCTACCAAATACTGAGCTACCGCGGCTTAGCGGTTCTAGCGGTACTTGAAACCGCGACCCTCGGCTTGACAAACCGATGCTCTGACCAACTGAGCTATAGAACCAAATAACGGGAGATGAGGGAATCGAACCCACGCCCTGACGTTAACAGCGTCGCGCTCGACCTTCGAGCTAATCTCCCATATCCCCACTCTAAGTTTATATTGCGAGAGCGGGCACCGCATCTGCCAGTAGTTTAAAGTCTTCGGTCAGCAAAGGCTCGGACTCTATTTATATTAGCGTCCAATAGTAAGGACGGTTCTTTTAAAAAGGTTTTCTCCTTTAAGCAGTTTATTGTTAATACTTAGAACACGTCGATTTAGCCTACGAATCGTCGGCATTAGAGGCTGGGCTATAGCACCACTTTCATTTTCCTCTTTTTTTCTATAAAGATTATATCATAAATTTCTTAAAAAGTCAAAATTTCAACTTTTAAGATTTTTATAATCGAAAGGAATCTGGCGGAATTATCAACGGCGCCGCCAGTCACCTCTTGTTTTAGAAAGGAAGAACAGTTTTAAAACTTGTTCAGGTTTGGAAGAAAAGTGCACCGAGGATTAAATTTTCTCCCACTCTTCATCAGAAATTTTATTTATTTCCGTTTTTTTATATGGTAAATTTTCAGCTTTACACCATTTACGAATTGCATTATCAGATACTCCATAGTTTTTCCCAATTTGAACGAAAGATAACGTTCTAATTAGCTATTTTAATTCTTGCCTATCAGGACGATTTTTTACAATTCGGTGCTATTTTTTATAGCAATCAACACAATAAGTACTCGTATTTCCTATCTACTTACCACAAATTATACAAGTATTATTTGTTTGTTTATTATTTATCTATTCATTACTGCTACAAGTATCTTTTTTAAACTTATCTTTGTTTACTACTCCATTTTTACGAATAGGATAACTTATACCCTCTTGAATCCAAGTCTCTCCAATATTTATACTGCTTATAGTTCGCTAAGATACATTAAACTATTTACCAATATCTTCTTGACTCAATGTTGTAGTTGATAAAAGAGTAATTATATCCTAAGCCTACTATTTAGTTAATTTTACTGGTAAAGAAGTATTGCCGCCATCAGTTAGATTATATCCATTTAATGGATTATGACTATCATAATATTTTATCCAGTACTTTTCCCTATTATTTAATTCTTCAAGGCTACATTCCTCTACAACTTCAAATAAAAAGTTATCAATTCCATATTTTCTCATTGCTCGGTATATAGGATAATCATCTGTCTAATAATGCCCTCTATGTGCTTTCCAGCGTCTGCAAATATTTTGAGACTATCCTATGTATATCTTTCCATTTATCTAATTAGTAATTTTATAAATACCGATCATTATTACTCACCTCAAATACAAGTAACAATTAAAATCGAACCCTCTAAGAAAATAGAACCAATTTCTTCTATTCGTTGAACTATAATAAATATAATGCACTATCCATTAGACTACACGGGCATATCAAAGTTTCCGATGAGAGAATCGAACTCCCATTGCGAGTGCCAGAAACTCGCGTCCTACCGTTAGACGAATCGGAAGAATTGGAGGTAGCGGCAGGATTCAAACCCGCGTCATCGAGGTTGCAGCTCGAGGTCTTAATCACTTGACTACGCTACCGTTATTTTTAAAGTGTTTTTTCCTTTTCTCATTTTCTATAAAAATTATAACAAAATTTTTAAGAAAAATCAAATTTTTAATTTTTAAGTGCGGATAGCGGGACTCGAACCCGCAGAATCTACGTTCTAAGCGTAGCACGTATGCCAATTCCATCATACCCGCATTTCGAGCAAGGTTGCGAACCTCTAACGACAGCTTAATGCCGAGACCAACTTTTGTTATGGAGTCTTGATGCTAAAGCCCCTTAGTTTCACATATGAACTAAAAAGTTTAATTACCACTTTATGCAGGTAATCCACAAAGTAATTAGTTTACTTAGACTGAAGATTTATACTCTTGATGACCTTCAACGCACCTAAGTTTAACCGCACATAGGGTAGGTTTGGATTTAATTCTAACCCCAGACCGAAATACTGGGTATTTCAATTGCAAAAGATAGAAGCATTTTTAATTCTTTGCTTAGGAATGGACACGAGGGATTACCACATCTACGCTCTTTTGGAGCGTCGCCTTAATTAGACCACTGTCTGAATGGAGAGTACGAGAATCGAACTCGTCTGAATATCCAGTTTGCGAAACTGGTGACCACTCCTTGCAGTCCCACTCCCCAAATGAGAGATTTTTATTTTATTTCCTCTCTCATTTTCTATATTAATTATAACAAAAATTTCTGAAAAAATCAATTTTTTAATTTTTAAAGTTCATTGAATTCAATACTATCAAGAATATCAGCAAGCCTTGCCGCGTTTTCAATAAATGCAGTAACATTTTTGCCAGACTGAGCTACTGTATCATAAACTTTACTTGGATCAATGTTTTTCATTTCATCTGCCATTTCAAGAATATTATAGGTTGCATTTGTCATTGATGCAGCAATTATAAGATTCTCTCTTATTGCCTGATAAACATTCTCTTCTGTTAAATCGTTATTAAAAAGCTTATTTCTCTTCATTTAAAAACTCCTCTCAATCTTTATCAACAAATTCTATGGTTATATAAAGTTCGTCGGTATCACTAGAATATGCATCAAATGCATCAGTATCTATACAATGAAGTTTAGAAATAAAATTCATTGCAGTTTCATTATCACCTTGTGCTATACAATCAAGTATATATCTCCCCACAAGTTTACGAAGTTTTGCTCTCGCTTTTTCAAGAGAAGAACAAATATATATATCAAACATTCCATCGTAATCCCAATGAACCACGTAAACTTTTTCCACTTTATTCTCCTTTCTTATTTTCTATAATAATTATATCATAATTTTTTAAATTTTTCAAATAATTTTTTGCTTATTTCGCGCCGCGGCACCATAATTTTATGTTACGGCGGCGCGTTGTAATTTTAAAGTATGATTGAAACTCTTATTCTTCAAAAAATTCGGAACTATCTTCAACTACCATTTCATAAACGTCTTCAAAATTTCCTTCTACTGCAAAGTAAATTCGTTCAGAATCATAGTCTTCTCCGAAAATATCGTCGAAATCCTCGGCAATCTCAGGACAATCTCTTCCCATTTTATGACAGTAAACTCCAAGAGTAGGAATATAAACTCCAAAATGAAAATCCCAAGCACTACCAGCCATAGCTACAACATATTCATTTTCATTAGCTTCTTCAATATTTTGAATTATTCTTACATTTTTAAAAGCGTTGATAATATTATCTGCACAAACTCTTAGAGCTGTCATAGTGCGATAATCATGCTCTATTGCAATTGCAGTGTAAGCATCAAAACCATCTTCATAATCATTATATCTATGATTATATGCAGCAAATGTCTTTTTTGCATCTATTTTACAATTGCTTATTTCTTCAAAAGTATAATAAATCTCGTCTTCAGTGTTTACTTCACCAGATTCCAAGCTATAATGGTCGTAAAAACGTTCAAACTGGTCATCTGTTGCACAAGGATGATACCATACTCCCCACTTTTGAAAAGCAAAACTCATACAGTTATAGTCTTCCCAGCAAGAATTTTCGTAAGTTCTGTTACTATATTCATTCAGAGGGTCAACAACATCGGCAAGAATTTTTCCATTTGACAAAAGTGTAGTAGCCATTTACAACTTCCTTCCTTTTTTATTTTTATTTATTTCTCATTTTCTATAATAATTATAGCATAAATTTTAAAAAAAATCAAATAAAAAAGAGAGTTTTTCAACTCTCTTTTAATTTTAATATTCTTAATTATTAGTTCTTGGAATCATTTTCAACTCATTATCTGTTATTGAAAGTCGCATTTCTCCTTCAACTTTAAACTTATTAAACTGACTAGGTGTCATATACATATAAAAATAATATCCTTTATACAAGGGGCTTTCGACCATTACTCTAACCAATTGCTCCTCATGATAAGATTCATAGCAGGAAATTTCAGTTACTTCATAAATTTTAGGCTTATTGCTTTCATGAATTGCCACAGGTATTGAAGAAAACAAGAAGCAAAAACCTATTCCCACCACAACTAAACCAAATTCTTCAAAATGATACATAATAGCTACACCGCTCATAGCTAAAATAATTCCAATCACAAGCAATACTGGTACTAACAAATTAATCCTCCTTAATACTCTGTGCCGCGAGGCCATCAAAATTTATCTTCATCTTCATCTTTCCAAACTTCACTATCTTCAAAATCCTTATTATCTTTGTCAAGAATAAACAAAATCATTGCAGCAAACCATACAACTATTATTGCCGCGAAACAAATAATAAAAAATAGTCCAAGTTTCATTTTTATTCTCCTTTTTAATCCATTGGTCTACCAAAGGCAAGTCTATGTTCATAAGACTGCAAATCCTTATAACCTGCTGCAGTAAGGTCCGCGGCAGCAAAAATGGCCACGTCAGAAGCAAGATAAGTATTTTCTACTTCTGCAAGCTCAATCATTATAGCAGGATATTTCTCGCTTATACACCAATTAATAGCATGCATTATTTCCTCAAGTTTATCTCCAGACTCTACCACTATTCCATAAAGAGTAGCATTTGGACACTTAACATTAAACTCCCCTTCGTAATCATGAGCAATAAAGGGATAGCCCCAGCCTTTAAAAGAATTTGCTTCAATTATCATTTTTAATTCCTCCTGTTTGTTAAAATATAACTATCTGTTTCAATTTCTGTTCCATCTTCAAGGACAAAAGTATAGCTTTTATAATATGTCCCGCCCTTATTCTCAAAGCTTTGAATTTCTGAAGTCTTAATTGAAATTCCATCTATTATTATATATTCAAAAGATTGAATCTTTGCATATCTATCCTCTTGAACTTTGTTGGCAACAGGACTTAATATTAAATACATTGCCAACATAATACAGCTTATTAATACTATTGCAAATAAAAATAATTTTATTGTAAAGAATATTTCTTTTTTTGTTTCTTCTTTCATTTCCAGTATCTCCTTATAATAGCTTCTACAATTGCTTCATTCTATCTAGATATTTTCTATATTCTTTTTTATTTTTCTGTATTTCTATTCTATTTTGATTTCTTAAAACCCATTCATAGCAAGTCTTTCGAGTGGATGCTGAGCAAACTCTAAGTCCAGAATTTAAATCTGTACAAACCCATTTCAGAATAGTCGAAACATTTCTTTTCTGAATTTTATGAAAACCATAAATATTAGTTTCATCAATCCAGCCTGTTTTAACTTCATAGGTTCCGTCAATTTTCATTATATAAAATTTTCCTTTGTGAAATCTCATATAAATTCCTCTTTTCTTATTTTCTATAATAATTATATCATAAAAAATAAAAAAAGTCAAAGAATTTTTATTCTTTGACTTTCATTTTATTAAAGACCCCACTTCTTAAATTCGTTATCTAAATTTATTTGCCAGTCGTTAAGAAAATCTCCAAATATCTGAGTAAAAGCATCTTTAGGCTTCTCGCTATTTTTACTTTCTTCTTTCTTAATATTCAAATTTTTCTGAAGAAAATCCTCCAAATCTTCAGAAGTTTTTTCATTATAATTGAGAGGCGGCTTAACGTTTTTCATCTTATTAAGTACTTCTTCATCTTTATTAGCCAAAGTCTTGCCCTGATGCTTCATTATAAGGTCAAAACAGTTTGGAGCATATTTAACATTATAATTATGAATTTCTGTCTTCAAAGCCTCATACTTACTCAAAATGCTCTGCTCTGCTATTTTTCTTTCCTTTTCTATTTTATTTTCATTTTCTGTCTCTTTCATTTCACACTTCTGTGCACACATATACATGTCCTTCAATGATGTATAGGTCTTACCACAAATAGGACACTTATAAACTCTTTCCATTCTTAAATCCTCCAATTTATTAATAAAATTCCTTTGAGCGTTCTCTGTCCGCCTGCTTACGACGGCGATAATTATTGCTTTGTCGCTTATCTTTTTCTTTGTTTCGTTTCTCCTGTTTCTTCTGTTTGTCTCTTTCTCGACGCTGCTCAATTTCGTCCTTGTCATAAACGTCATTCCGACGGTTCAATTGTAATCCCTCCATAGAATATATTATGAAACTCCTCTGATGTAAAATCGTCAATAGAAGCTACTTCATCACAATGAATAAATAAATCAAAAATTTCCATTTTATTCTCCTTTAGTCTGTAATATCTTCAGTGGTAGGTGGATAGCACTCAATCCCATAATAAATTTGAGTGTCCACTTCATTGTAACTATTAAGAATCTCATTATAAATTTTGAATCTACTTAAAACAAAATCATACTCCTCAATTTCTTCATCAAGAGACTCTATTGTATCCATAATTTCAAAATACGTTGAAAGCATATTTTCAGTTTTATTGCTTAAAAGTTTAAGGGCTTTTTTGTAATTTTTCTTTCTTTTTTGAAGAGAAGCGATATCAGCCTTAACTTCCAGAATAAGCTAATTAAGTTTATCAATAGTAAGTTCTCGAATCTTTTCATAAGGAGCATTAGCACTCATGAGTTCATAAATTCTTGTACTTCTACAAAAAGTACCGAGCGGAATAAAAACTTCTTTATTTTCTGTTGTTATATAAATATTCAAATATTCACTCACAATATTCCTCTCCTTCCTAAAAATATTCGTAGAAATTACTATTATAGCCCGCATAATCAAAAATCATACAGCGTCCATCTTTGGCGAAGCCATAATTACCTCTATGTAAATCATCTATATATTCGGTTTCATAAACAACCTTCGCCGCCTTAGTAATTCCAAAAGTTTCAATTAATGCACCAACAAAACTTTTACCTAGTCTTTTATTAGTCACATGATTAATTATTTTATTTTTGATAGGAGAAATAGTTTTAACATAGTCAATATCAAAACTATATTTTGAATTTTCATAAGTTGTTGAATATTTTTCTTGAATATAAATACTTAAACCATCAATATTCATTATAAAAAAATTAGGAGTAAGTATTTGCTGAAGTTCATCAGATGCATTTTCATAGAAATCGTCTTCAATTTGACATACATCTTGAGTTGCTTCACCAACGGGTTTAAAATCTGTTTCAAATCCATCTTCATCATAGGTACAGGAATAAAAACCTGTAAAAGGAATTTTTATTACATAATTTCTTTTGCGAGGTACAATAACAAGTTTTGTCATTCCCATATAAATTTGAAAATCTTCGTCCCAATCAGGATAAGAAATAAAACTTGGTTCGGGAACAAAACCCGTTATTATTTCATGGTCTGCAGGATCGGAGTCTCCCATTACCGCTTCTTCAGCAATATAAAGCCCTTCAAGTTTTCCATAACCGAGAGCTTCTCTAACATAATATTCAATTTCTTTAATAGAATATTTCATTTTAAAGCACTCCTTTTTATTTTCTATAATAATTATAGCATAAAAAATAAAATTTTTCAAATATTCTATTGATTACCTTGCGCCGCGGCACCATTGATGGACAAACAAAAGCAAGCCGCGCGAATTATATCGGCGGCCGGCACGGTATATAATCAAACTAAAAAATGAGTAATAATAAAAACAATAGAAAGGAAATAAATTAAAGCTCCAAAGCCTTTCTTTAAAGCTTTTTTCTTCTCTTTTCTTGCTGCCCAGTATCCTGCGCCGCCAGCCTCTAACATATAAGCCAATAATAAAATAAAAATTCCTAAATACCACATATTATTTCAACCCCAAAAATTTTACAAGTTCTTTTGCAGTTTTTCCTTCAATAGAAAGTTTATCATCGTAAGCTAAATAAGCCCAATTTGTATGCTCATTTAAGTTCTTTTTAACCCAATCAGAAAATTCTTTTCGACTCGCGGCGCAGTGTTCTTTTTTCCAATTTTCAACCATTTCTTTAACAGCTAAAGTCATACCGATAGCAGCTTTATACTGTAAGCTAACTTTATGAAAGAAGTCACGGTATTGACCAAAATAAGCTAAAAACTCATCTTGCTCATTTTCAAGTATCATTGCCAGTGCTCTTTCTACTGTTAGAACGCCGTTATTCGCCATTCTATGGAGTTCTACATACTTCTCAGTTTTGATTTTAACTCTATCGAAATCTGCATCACAAACTACTATTCCTTCATTATTGTCGCCCATATTTTTAACAAATTCACAATAATCTCTTTTGCTATTAAAATAATAATGTTTGGGGGTCTCAAAACCGCAAGCATCTCCAATCATTTCAACCGCTTCAGGATAAAGTTCTAAAAGAGTTCTCATATCTCTAATTGAAAGCAGATAGAGAGCAGGCTCAGGGTAATCTAAAACGATACGCGTAACAGGGCTTACAAGCTCAAAAGTCCAACACTTTATCTTATTATAGTTCTTAAAATTAGATAGAGGACAAACTGCTTCAAAAAGTTCTCCATAGGTTTTGTAAGGGCTTGCTGGATTATTAATTTCGGCTTTGAAGGCGTCAATACACCCATTGGTCGACAAATGCCATTTACCACGAGCATACCAAGCAGACATTATAGAGCCATCTATTTTTTCACTTGCCCACGCGGTAGGCCATTCAATCTGCGCTGCGTGAGACTCTCCAAGATTAAAAAATCTTTCAAAGGCGAAACGAACAACTTTAAAATTCTGAGTTGAATCGAGAATAAGCCCTCTTGCTTCTCGGCATATTTTTTCATTAAAATCTGAGTTAATTTGGTTATACTTAAATAATACAAATCCATCATCCCAGCTTATTTTTAAGTTATATGGAGCACCAGAAAGGAGAGCCTCCCAATCTTTATGCTCATGTATGAATTTAACTATTTCTAACATCTTCTTCTCTCCATTTCCATTTATATCCATACGCAGTTTTTCTATCTCCTTTACATACTAAACGAATAGAATTTGCTGCACTTCTTGTTTTTCCTATTGCTAAAGCAGCTTCCTCACAAGCTTCATATGTAGCTATAAAATTTCCCTATAAGTCATATTGATTAACAGGCCTTGCTCCTGTTTTTCGATATGGCTTTGGAGCTGGTTCTCCATGTTTTACAAATAAATATTTTAACGCTCTGCCGCCAGTAGATAGAGCAGTACTTACCATACTTTCTGTCATATTTAACGCATGAGCAGCAGCACGACCGGACTCATAAGTATTCAAAAAATTACCTTTTAAGTCATAACAGTCAATGCAAATTTTTCTTGAAGATTGCATAGCTTTTGTTGCTTTTTCTTTTTGCCTTTGCTTTGCTTCTTCTGACCACCCTTTGAAACCAGATAGAGCATAATACACTGTATTACGTCTACATTCATATTCTTTGGCAATTTCATCAACACTAAAGCCTTTGTCCCACAGATTCTTAAATTCCTAATAGTTATACTTCTGCGCACCTTCGCCACCAATTGTCGAGTTATACCCTTCTTGGTAAGAGTTATATTCTGCTATCCAATAACATTCTCTATCAGAAAGCGCAGAATTATCTTCTACGTATTCAAGCTCTTTTGCTTGAAAATGATCAATACCATATTTTCTTATTGCTTTATAAAAATGTGTATCATGACGGGAATCTCCCTCAGAAGAAAAAGCTCTACGTTTATGTTCATGCCATCTATGTTCTATTGTAGAAATTGTCTATCCAATATAAACCTTATCGTTTATATCATTAGTAATTATATAAATGTATCCCATTTATATCGCCTCCATTTCTGTATTCTATTTATAAAGTAGAAAATTCGCAAAAACAATACAGAAAAATTAAGACTTAATATCCTGTTTTAAAATTCTCTTTCACCACCACATAAGCAAATAAAACTCTTCGGGTAGCTTTCCTTCTTCAACTAATTCAAGTGTTCGCTTTAAAATTGCTTTAGACTCAACCTCATCATCATAACAATAGTCTTCTCCACTCATTTCTTCAAGCTAATATCGGTCTAAATGAGTAAAGCTATCATTCATCATACCATCTGACAAAAAAGTACTAAGTACAAAAGACCTTAGAGAAGGGTCAAATTCTTTTTCTAAGTCATTAACATCAACGACAAAAGCTTCCTTATATAACATTATTCTTTATCCACCTCTACTCTTTCAACATAAAGCGGACACTCATTTTCTTCTTGACAATAACAGTTAAAATCGTTAGGATTATCAGAATAATTTTTTGTCAACTGAATTATAGCATTTTTCTTGTCAATATTATCTAACCATTCCAAGCCCATTATATTTTCGATAACTTCAACAAGGGCTCTTTCGGAGGTAGAATAAGCTCCTAAAACACAACCCATCCAATCTGTAATAACCCAAATTTCCATTTTAATCCTCCTTTTCCTTCCAATTTATATTATAAACTTCTTTTAAAGTATTAATCATACATTGTCTATAATCAGGATACTTGTTATTTTCCAATCGAGCGATAATTTGTTCCTTTGAAGCTGGTGTAAAATTATTCTCATTCATTGATGTTAAACAATTCATATCACCAAGAGCACAAATATGACAATCAAAACAAGGAATTATATCTTCATCATTCCAATGACTGAACATTTTTAGTCCTCCATTTCCGCGCCGCAATTAGGGCAATAACTTGTATATCTTTCAAGCGGTACTTCTATTGCGCCGCACGACGAGCAGTCCGCGCAATCAAGAGTACCATAAGCTGTAGTTATCTTGCCCCAGTTAATCCACTTACCCTTCTTACGCTCTGTCTCAAAAGAGTCTTCGTGATATTCAAATCTACCAATAAGACTGCGGAGATCAGTCTCGCCGCAGCACCTCATATCATTAACTACATCTTCAACAGTATCAACAGGAACTACTAACATATTAATTCTCCTTTCTGTATGAAGAATAGATTATTTTTTCTATTCTTGGTAATACCTCTGTTTCTTTAAGATTATTTCTTAAACAAAAATCCTGTGTAAAAGCCTTGATGGAGAAATTTATGAAAGTTCTTAAAATTTCAGCTTCCTCATCATCAGACAGTTGCTCAGGTCTATTTATATAATATTTATGGAAAATTCCTTCTGATGGACAGTTTGGGTCAACTTTCATAATCGTAATTTGAAAAGCATTAAAATTTTGAATTTCTTGCATTTTTATTTCCTTTCTTTTTCTTTTCTATATATATTATAACAAAATTTTTTAAATTTTTCAAATTTTCTTTCTGATTTCAGCCTATTAATTCGTATAATCATTGGAAAAGGCGCCTTTGTGCCTATATCAACTACATCTGACGAGATATAGATATACTCAGACGACAGATATTCTTCATTCATAGATTGAAATTCTACCATTTTACAAGGCCCTTTCATGGTTATATTGTGCCGCCCAAATTTATCTACATATTCATAAGATATTATTGCTATCTTTTTGGACGGATCTATAAAGAAATTATAAAATCTATCCACTTTAAATATTTTACTCATTTTATCCATTTTTTCTCTTATTCCCGCACCTCTACTCTTCGTGCCCATCGACTATTTTGACCACAATTAAATCCAAAAAATAATTCATTTTGTCTATAAGAAGATTTTAGAAAATCTTGATAAGGTTCTGGATTAAAACTTCGAGATTCAGCAATATCTTCAATGTAATGATATAAATAGTAATAGGCTCTATTTGCTGTTTTAAAAATTATTGGTTCATCTCTATAACAACTTTCAATTATCCATACATAATCCATTTTAATTTCTCACTCTCCTTACTTAAACAACCCGAGTTCTTCTATATGTCTTCCTTGAATAGTGTGATAAATTTCTTTCCAATCTTTACAGAAAGTAACATCATTCTTTTCTGCATATTGCTCTGCTTTAAATTTCTCATTCCAAGGGTACTCAAAGCAAATGCCATGATAGGGCGGCGAATCAATAAAATGGTCGTAACAATCATCAACCAGAAAATCTACATTAAGTAACTGTTTCTTTTTAATTGAAATTGCGTGCTGACGTACATAGTCCTCTGGGAAGAAACTTAATTCCCTAGTTAAAAAGCTAATTTTCTTTCTAAAATTTTCTGCTGTTGTTGCGGTCGCAAAATAAATTTCAGCACCTTCTTCATATAGTTTATGAATATAATATGCCGCCCCATCAATCATTCGAACCTTTTTCCAGACAGACTTTTGCTCAAAAGCTATAGGAACAATCCACTGACATTCTGGCGGCAAAGCATCTTCAATCCAATATGAAGTCATATCTTCCATTTTTAAATTAACTTGTGGAAAACAAGAGTTAATAAAAGCAAGAATTTGAGTTGTTGTATCTGTTAGAACATTGTCTATATCAATTGCTATTTTCATTATCTTCCCCCTCACAAACCCACTTCATTACTTTAACTTCTTTGTAATAACAACGGCGAGGTACCTGCGGCTCATATTCTTCTATTCCATAGTCGTCATGCTGCCAAAAATGCACCATATAATGTTCGTCGTCTTCAATATCAATTATATATTCCCTAATAACCCAGCCGCGCCGCCCCTCACCTACTATATCTCCATAGTCATAATGAAAAAGGTCCCAACCAAAAATCAAATCCAAATCATCAACAGTTTCTCCATTTCTAAACATTTCTTTAAGATGATTTATCATGAAGTCTTCTTCTTCTTTGGAAACCATAGTATTTATTCCATCTTCACTCCAGTTTTCTCTATCTGTAAATCTTTCAACTATATCTTTATAATCCATTATTCATCACCTCACCTTTTATATTCATATCACTTTTATTATCCTAGTTATATATTAACAGCTGCTGTCTTCCAGTTTTCTTTGCTGTTCTTCAATCTGCTCTTCTATTCGAGTAGCTTCAAGCCTTTTTAATTTAAGAGCCGTCTTTAATCTGTTAAGTTCAGCGTTTTTCTCAGCTTGTTCTTTTCTTCTTTTTTCTTCTTCTATAAGTTCATCGAGCTCTTCGTCCGTCATATTAAACCACTCATAACGAATATCAAATTCTTCTGTATAACATTGCCCACGATACACGCTATCCCACATTAATGTAATAGTTGACTCATTAAAAGATAAATCAAATTCCCAAGGCTCACTCGACGGGACATCAGAACAAAATTTTTTGGCTATATCCCTCGCCGCAATTTTCAATTCATCTGTAAGTCTATTAATTTCGGTAATGTTATCAATAGAAAATCTTGTTCTCATACTTAATTTCTTCCTTTCTTTTACCAATCCACAGTAAGTCTATATCCTTCTATTTTTAAGGCGGTTCCCGTTAGCTCTCTTATACAAGTTGAATAGCCTTCTTTTTTATAACAATCAGATAATTCATCTATAACATCTTCAATTTGATAAATATCTTCAAAGTTAGTTTCGGTTGTATAAAGAGTTAATTCAATATCGGCGTTACTTTCACCACAAAAAGACCTATTTTTTATAGCTTCCTTCATCATTTTGTTAGCTATCCACAAATTTCGATCAATTTTGCCAGAATGAAGGTCTGTTCTCTCCATCGCTTTCTTTATAGAATAAGGTTTAATATTCATATTTCTCTTCCTTTCTTAAAAGACACCCTGCTAAGTAACCATCTCTAAAGGCTTCCATTATATCATAAAACATATCACGTTCTTCTGGCTCAATCCAATCTTCAAGTATATTTTCTAGAATATTAAGTTCGTAATCCTTCATCTTAGTGAAACTTACATTATTAAAAGGAAGATTAAATTTATAAATTGCATAATTTATCGCTGCTCGCCTAGCTTTATTTTCCATTTCATTCATTAATTTTTCACCCTTTTCTTTTTTCTATAACAATTATATCACAAAAAATAAAAAAAGTCAAAGAATTTTCTTCTTTGACTTTTCTTTAACTATTACTTTTCTACCGTAGCTTCCTTTGAAATAGAATCTTCTATGTTAAAGATGAAGCCGTTACCTTCTCCAACAACCTTGGGCATTATACCGTCCCAACGTTCAATCTGATTAAAGTAAAGAACGTTCTGGTCAATAGACTCTGAAATCTTCTTATTGGCCTCTGCCTGAGCCTCAGCCTTTGCAAGAATAGCTTCTGCTTCTGCTTGTGCGGCGATAGTTTTTTCTGAAGCCGCGGCCTCAGCTTCTACTACTCGTCTTGCTTTTTCTGTCTCTGCTCTCAGTTTGTCCTGCTCTGCGATTTGCTTCTGTTCTATTGCATCATCATATTCCTTAGAAAAATCAAAATTAACAATAGAAAATTTCTCAATATAAATTCCATAAGAATTTAGTTTGTTATCGAGGGCAGTCTTAATTTCATCACCAACTATGTCACGCTGAGCTATCAAATTTTCAGCAGTATAACGAGCAGTAGCAGCTTTAATTGATTCTTGTGCCGCGGGCGCAATTAAAATTGTCTCATAATCAAGTCCAACATTTTGATACATAGAAGCACTTGAATCTCCGACAAGGCGATAGTTGATTGCAACTTTTGAATTTACAGACTGAAGATCCTTAGACACTGCACCAGCGTCAGCTTCAAGAAGTTGTACTTTATTAGACATATCAACTACGTTTGTAATAAAAGGAGTCTTTAAATGAAAACCTTCATTATAAGTATCCTTTGATACACTACCAAGTCGTACTATTACGCCAGTGCAACCAGGTGGCACGATTGTTATTGAACTTAAAATTACTATTAAAGCAATTATGGCAATCGCTACAAAAACTATAACTCTTTTAAGTGGAAACTTTACGATAGTTGTATTAGTCTTATTCATTTTTTTCCTCCTATTATTCCTTATTACCCTGAGCCGCGATACCATTAAAATTAAATATGTTATTACCACCGCACATCTGGCTCATAAGTATCATGGTAAGAAAATCATTATCATTACCGTCTTTACTCATAAATATAAAAGGAAGCATCTGATTCATGTTAGTATTGTTACCCATCATCTGAGACATCATAAGGAACTTAATCATATCACCGTCGTTGCCCTTGGTTATATCGCTAAACATCATAAGAGGCATCATGTTTCCAAAAGGAGTATTCTCATTTGCAGTATTTGCAAAACTTTCAAAAGGATTAATAACCTTAGTCATATAATTAAATCCGAAAATATTGACCTGTGGAATTATAGTCTTAACGTCACCGCCAATAGGATTTACTACCTTCACACCATCATCTACAAGTTCCTTAACAATTACATAATCACCCTTAAATCTTACAACGTCATTAGGCTGAATCTGATTCACAGCAACAGGCATTGCAAACATAGGTGCCTCAATGGTCATACCAGTTACATCAATTGCTCGATTGTCCTTGTAAACAAAAAACTTGCCACTCTTATCTGCAAAAGCAACACCATTTATAGAATACTTAATCTTATTTGTAGTAAGCTTACCAAAATCTACATCATTAAATATATTATTGAAAATCTCACTCATATTACTTTTTTCCTCCTTGTTTTTAATTACCTCTATGTTTGAATGATTTTGAAAATTAATACAGCAATCAGAAAATGATGCCGTTGAACTTATTTGATCTAAATCACTAGAAGATATAAAAAGACCTTCTTTATTTGTGTTATTAACAAGACCATTATGATTAATTAAAGGTTTTAATATATCTTCTTCATTTAAAATGAGCTTATTATTATTAAGATTAATTACTTCATTAACATATCGCCTTTTTAATTCATGATAATCAATAGTAGTATATCTACCACAATTATCGAGAGAACTATAACTAAGTTTAGAATTATTATAATTTACAGAAACTTCATTTTTTTCAACAAAATTTTTAATCCATTCTGTACCAAATTCATTTTCAAAAATCTGTGCTTTTATAATAATTTTCCATTCTTTCTTATCTATTAAATAAGTAATATTATCTTCATCTACAGTTGTTTTACCTTCAATTCTTATATCAGTATCCTTATATGATGGAACATAATCATAAGTTTTCAAAAATCTATCTGTATTATTTCTTAGCTCTTTAATATGAATAATGTCTCCAATTTGTAATTTATCGTAGAGCTCTTTATCAAGAATTTCATAAGGATAAACTTTTGACTCTAAAGCAAAAACTCCTCTATTACTAGCAAAACGTACAAAGACTATATTATGCAACTTCTCTTCTCCTTTCTTTTGATTTAAATCAATTGGTAAAATTTCAAAATATTCGGTTTCGGTCTAATAAGTTATCGTCCCATCTGTAGAAGCTTCTTTAAAAAACAAAAGTCTACCTAGCCTATTAGTTAATCGAATACAGACAAGTTTACCATTAATAACACCCGTATAACGAATTTCTCTCCATTCAGTTCCATTTTTATTGAAATCTTTAAGGCTCAACAAAGGAGTATCAGTAGAGAAAGTAAATTCTGCCATACTTCCATAGCATGAGACTTCTAATTGTAAATTAAAAGCTTCTATTATCTAAGGCTCTTTTGTATCGTAAATAATTGTTATAGTCTCACTCATAATTTCCTCCTTTCTTTTATTTTCTATATTAATTATACTATAAAATAAAAGAAAAGTCAAAAAATTATTTTTTGTCTCCCTTCATCCATGCGCCGCAAGTAGGACAATAATCAGTCATTATACGACTTTGAGGTTCGCTTTTACAGTTTGAACAATAAGGATAGTAGCCATCAGAACAAATTTCCCATTTTGCGGCAGGAGTTAAAGAAACAGCTTCAGTAATAGGAAGCTTTTCAACTTCTCTAATCACGTCTTCAATTTGACAATCACCAGTACAATAATCGCAAAAGTCGCAAAAATCTTCCTTAATCATATTCATAAAATCACTTTTTTTGATAAATCCTTCCATTGATAACAACTCTCCCTTAAAAGTCATAATATAATTTTCCATTTTAATCCCTCTTCATTTGCGCCGCCAGTACATTTAAAAAGGCTTAGTTATAAAAACTAAGCCATAAGCTAAAGCGGCATAGGGTAATCGAAACCCCATCTAGGCGGTGGAAGCGCCTCATTCTACCATTAAACTAATGCCGCAAAGAATAGGAGCCAACGCAGGCGCTAAGCTCCCGAAGAACATAAGTTCTTGTTCATCAAGCCCAAGTAAACTCGGGCTTAGTTAAAATTTCTTCCATTGCTTCAAAAGCACTTTTATTAATCAAAGTCTGCATGAATTTGAAAGTTCCAGTACTTTGACCAGAAACATAGCCAACATTTTCACTACATCTTGAAAGAGTATTGTTGCTTCTAGATTCAACATTCCAGTAGATAATCTTGCTCATAGGAACTCCAATATATTCAAACTTTTTCTTCCACTTTTCAGCTATTGATTCGCAATAATCCTGTCCTGCCCAACTATTAACTTCCATATCTGAAATTATTACAATTGCTTTGGGAGCATCATGACTCATTCGAGCAACTTCATAAACCTTAGCAAAAACTGCATCAAGGTTAGTTGACCAACCCCAGTTAGCACTCATGACCTGTCTTACGCACTGAGTTAAAGACCAATTATCAGAAATCTTATGGAAAGAAGGACTAGAGGAAAAATTACAAAAAATATTATGATATTCTCCATGATTTCTCTGGGCAAAATAAATTGCAAGACCAACAGCAGTAGAAATAGGTCGATAACCATCGTATTCCATGGAACCACTGGTATCAGCTACTACGAGTATATTATCACTTTCGCCCACATAGTTAGGAAGTGCCTTCCACTGTTCCTCAGCTATAGTGTCAAGCTCTCTAACACTCTTGGAGCAAAGAGGCTTGACAATATCATAAGGATAAAGAGTTGCCGCATTAACCTTGGCTTCTCCCTTTACAAGAGCATCCTTATACTTCTGGAATCTCTCAGGAACTCTCTTGTTAAAAGTAGAAATATATCTACTCATAGCTACGGAAGGAACGCCCTCAAAGTTAATTTCATTCCACTGGCCAGCGCTCATCTTCTTTTCGACCACGTCTATATACTTTCTCATTGTGGAAAGAGTCTTACGATAAGTTCTAGGAGTTACACTAAACTTTTTGCAAAACTTATTTGCCAACTTTCTGGTTTCGTCAGATGAAGTATTAATAGATGGCATCCATTTAGCAAGCAAAGTAATGGGTTTATTCTCTCTCATATTCTTCACATCAGTTCGAAATTGAGTCTCGACAAACTGCCACATTTCAGTTTCAACTGATGTTCCTTCAAAAACAAAAAGGTCGTCCCATCTACCTGTATCAACAATCTTCTGGAAATTCTTCTTTATCTTCTCGGAATTAAATTTGGCAAGCTCTTTGAGAAGGAGTCGCCCAATTCGTCTCTCTCCAAGACCACCATCTCTTACATTTCTAGCATAAAGGACGAGGTTATCCGCAAGTTCTTCATTTTCACGTCTCGCCGCCTTCCAAGTCTGAATTATATCTATATCTTCTCTATTCCTCATACCACCAATGTTAGCGAAAAGATCAAGCAAATCGCCGCCATCAGTGGTATTAAAACAACGTCCGCCATTCTCAGTATAAGTCTTAATTGCTTCATTCTTAAACATATCTGCAAAACTCATTTCCATTTCTCCTTTTAACTCAAGATAATTTTTAATTTGTTGCTGTTTTATCTTACTATCACGACGGTCATTCGGGCACCGTGCCCTATTTTTTTAAGGAGGGAGTCGAACCCTGCCCAAGCAATTCTGGGAGCTTTTATTTTTGGTTTGCTGAACCGTCGTTTTTAATTTTCTATAAATAGTATAACAAAATTTTCAAATAAAATCAAATTTTTAATTTAGTTCATATCTCTTTGAATGCATATATTTGCTCTAACAATTCAGAATAACAACCATAGAAACTGTTATCATATACTGTATTGCTGATATTACATGGATCAAACTTAACTCTGAACCTTGTTTTTTCTTTGCCATTATCGCAAATACATTTTTCTATCTCAGTTATCGTACCCCAGTAACCCTGAACACAAACTTTCATACCTATTGTGATATTCATATTTTATACCGTCCTTTTCAGTTTTTCCAAGGATTTTCCGTTTTCTTTTTACTATAATAATTATAGCAAAAAATTTTAAAAAGTCAAATAATATTAATTATCCAGTTTAATTTTGATTACTTTTTGTGAAATCTAATTGAGTCTTTATATGAAGCTCTTCGACCACAACAGGGACATTTGCAATACACATCAAAAGGTAAGCAAGGCGGCGTAATAGATACATCTCTATCTCCTCTATCCGCCTTCCATTCACATTCACAAACTGAACAATAAAAGAAAAATTCACCTATTCTACGATATTGAGATTTTCCTGCTTTAACTACTCTCATATTATTTTCTCTCTTTCTTTTTTTATTATAATTATTATAACAAAAAATTTTAAAAAAGTCAAATAAAAAGAAAGACTATATAAACATAGTCTTCCTTATGCTGGCGCCGCAGGAAAGATTCGAACTTTCAGACTCTTACAAGCCGATGCTTTTCAAGAGCACGCCTCCTCCCCTCTAAGGTACTGCGGCAAATACAAGACACTATTAATTAAACTCCGCTCTACCGACTGAGCTATTCTCCCATAAAATAGGAGAAGATGGATTCGAACCATCGACACGAGGCTTAAAAAGCAAATTAAGCGAGTTGCTGTAGTGTCTTAATTGGTTTCTCGGCTCCGAATTGAACGGAGGTTTCAAGCTTTTAGAGAGCTGAATGCTGACCACTTACACTACCGAGAAATATTATTAAATTTTATCCCATTCTTCATTGGAATAAGAATTAATGTCTTTTTTTCTTCTTGGAAGTCCATATTTATCACACCATTTTCTTACTGCATTATCGGATACATTACAATTTTTTCCTATTTCACTAAAAGAAAATTGACGTATCCTTTGCTTAAGTTCTTCTCGTGTAAAAGGACATTTCCATTTCTTCTCTTTCTTTTCCTCTTTTTCTTCTTTTTTTCTTATGGGATAAGATTGATTCTTTTGCTTCCACATTTTCCCATTGTTTATCTAGGATATTAAACAATGACTAACGTTATATTTCTTTGCAATTTCTTCCCCAGTAAGAGAAGCGTTTTTTAAATCATATACAATTTCATTTGCAATATTCCAGTTAATTTTGTACTACATATTTTCAATAGTACTCATATTATATCCATTCGGGGTCATTGTATTATATTTATTTATATAATATTTTTCTTTATCATTAAGTTCTGTCAAGGCGCATTCTTCTATTACCTCGAAAGAGAAGTTCTCTTTTCCATACTCTCGCATTGCCTAATATAATAAAGTATTCTTTGTATTCATTTTATTCTAATGTTCTCTCCATCTTCTTCTAATATCATTGGACTATCCAATATAAGACATTCCATTAGATTTATTAGTAACTTTATAAATTCCTATCATTTAAATCACCCTTAAAATAAATTAGAGAGTATTATAACGCCCTTGGAAGTAATCGAAACCTCATCTTGGGTTCCGTAGACCCACGTCCTATCCATTGAACGACAAGGGCAAATTAGTCTGAGAACAAGGACTCGAACCTTGACCTGCAGGGCCACAACCTACAATGCTTACCGTTACACCACTCCCAGCATATAATTAATACAGGTGAAGAGATTCGAACTCTTACTGTCTGCGTTCTTAGCGCAGTTTCTCTACCAGTTGGAATACACCTGCATATGCCCCGAAGGGCAATTTTATTTAGATAGCATATTTGCTACACCAGAAGCCGCATAGCTATCTGGCTTAATTCTAGCTTCAAAACCTGAAGCCTCAATCCAACCACAAATTTCTTTTATAAGTTCCTTAGTCTTGCCGCGGCGACCAATGTCAGCATGAACAGCAAAAGACAAACGATTTTCATCAAACATTATATCAAGATCAATGTTATCTTCAAGTAGTTCTTCTTGAAGAGCATCAATGAAACCCATTGCATTCACAATTGAACGGTTAGTTTCTTCGATAATCTTTTCCTTTAGGACTTTTATCTTAGGAATATCTTCTCTGCGGAAGAAAAAAATACCACCGTCACCAATACGGCAAACAGCTATAACTTCAACCATACGAGTCATTTTGTGATTTTGAGAGTCAGTACCAACAGTTATATCATAACTTTCTGAAGGATTAACTCTAATGTAATCTGCAATTACCTTAATCATTTCGCTGTAAGAAACTTCCTGACCATTACCACGCTTAAATATCTTTTCCATTTTTGTTCTACTCCTTTATTTTTTAAATAAAGCAAGACAGTTTAGGTATTGTTTTTAAAAGAAACAGCCATAAAGAGTTGCTGAAACTGTCTTTAATCGAGATGACAGGACTTGAACCTGCAGCTTCTTGCTCCTGGCGCCAATGGCTGGAGTTGCACCAGCTAATACTCTTCACTGACCAAAGCAAGCCGTCTACCAAATTGACTTACATCTCGTTATATGGACTTAAATTAAAGCCCATTCTTCATCTGTATAGTTATTTATATCTGTCTTTCTTCTAGGTAGTTTTTCAAAATCACACCATTTGCGAATAGTATTATCAGAAACATTATATATTTTTCCTATTTGAGTAAAAGGTTTTGTACGAATTAATTGTTTTAACTCTTCCCTTGAAGGTCGCTCAACTGTTCTAAAAAATAACTAATTACATTTTACACATCTAGTAGATTTATAATCTATTTCTGCTCCACAATCTATACAATATTTTTGTTCTCTTTTATCTCCATGTCTTTTTTTAGATATTGCTTGAATGGGATATTCTCTATCATGTTTCCAATATCGTCCAGTATTAATACCTTGTATCATTTCTACAGATATATTCCACTTTTCTGCTATTTCTCTATGAAACATATCTGTCTTTTCTAAATCATTTATTATACCAATAATTTTTTCCTTATTAATTTCATTTCCAGAGCTATCTCCGCCAATAGTCAAATTATATCCCTCAAAAAATGAATTATACTATTTAATATAGCTTTTTTCTTTTTCATTCAACTCAGAAACTAAACATTCTTCAAGAACTTCAAAAGTAAAATTTTCAAAACCGTATTTTCTTATTGCTCTGTATAAAGGTTTATCATAATTATGATCATTAGGATTAAATGCAGTTGATTTATGACCTCTCCATCTTTTCTTTATATCTTTGCTCTATCCAATATAAACTTTTCCGTTAATCTAGTTTGTAATCTTATAAATTCCTATCATATTTACCACTCTCCATACATCATTAACCACTCATTTAATATAAAATTAAGGGAAGAGTGAGTGGTTACTCTTATCAATAGGTTTGCAATTCCTATCTATCCCCTAATATCAATACCTGTGGGTGGATTCGAACCTCCAAACAGCGAATTTTAAGTTCGCTCGCTTTGCCAATTAGCGTACACAGGCATATTGCTAATATAATTATTAGCAACATCATTGAAAAGAAAGGTCAAAAATGGCAGTATTTGACCTAATGACCGTACGCGGGCTTGAACCGCGAATCTTCGCCTTGAAGGGGCGACGTGTTAGCCAGTTCCACTATACGGCCTTACATACAAGACAGCTTGAAACTCCAGAGGAGTGTGAAGGGTTTGAACCTTCTAAAAATTTTTTTACAGAAAAACTTTATTAACCAGAAAATGAGTTGCTGAAACTGTCTTTTTTAATTTTCTAAATAAATTATAACAAAATTTTTAAGAAAAATCAAATTTTTTTCCAATCTTCTTCAGTATAATGCTCTATATCTGCTTTTCTATAAGGAAGATTTTCATTTTTACACCATTTGCGAATTGCATTATCTGTAACTCCAAACATTTCTCCAATTTTAGTAAAAGGCAAAGTTTTAATTAATTGTTTTAACTCTTCTCGATTAGGTCGATTTACTTTACGATTTTTTAATCTATTACATTTATCACATCTAGTAGAACCAAACAATATTTTAGTACCACAATCAATACAATACGTATCTGGATTTTTAATTTTCTTAAAATATTCTTCTTTTTCTCTTAATGGATACTGTAAAATATCTTTCACCCAACTCTTACCAGTATTAATATTAGATATTAAAGACTAATCGACTTGATACTTCTGTGCTAAATCATTCTATGAAATTTCAGTATAAAGTAAAGCCTTGATTATTTCATCGACCTATACCTCATTTAATTTCAAAGGATGTGGAGTATTGCCTCCGTCATCCTAATTATAACCATAGTCATTATCATTGGAATGATAATAACTAATCCAATATTTTTCTCTATCATTCAATTCTTCAATAAAACAACTTTCAATTATCTCAAATCGAAAATTCTCTATTCCATATTTTCTTATTGCCCTATATAGTGGATAATTATAGCCCTTATTGTTTGGATTATGGGCAGCACATTTATGATTTTGCCATCGTTTTTTAATATTTCTACTCTACCCAATATAAATTTTTCCATTAATTAAATTAGTAATTTTATAAATTCCTATTTCTACATTCATATAATCGTCTCCTACAAATTATTTCCTACAACAATATAATATACAAAAGGAAGAGGGTAGGAGCCTCTTATCATAGAGTGATCAAATTCTACTATCCTTTTGTATTTATGTCACAAGATAGAATCGAACTATCTTAAAATGCTTATGAAGCATTTTTCTTATCCATAAGTTGTGACATACCGCCTTATTTCATACTACGGAGACGGTGCCGCGAAATATTTACTTTTCAAATATTTAAAGTCAATCAGTTTAGCCTTCGCTGATAGCCAAGCTTAGACCGCTTTCTTTTGCGACGCCCTAGCTACTCGTCGTTTGATTCGTGCACAATCAAGAACCGCATTTTTAACTTCTAAGATAAGGACTCCTGCCGCGGCACCGTCCGACTTATGTTTTTAACTTTGAGGATAAGGACTAGCACGTAGCTTATTGTCCGACCTTTAATCTAGAACTTTTTAACTTTAAGGGATAAGGGCTCTTCTAGTTCGCCCGACCTCTTCTAATTAAGTGCGCTTTTAACTTACGATAAGGTGCGCTATCCGACGGAAACCTTTTGTTAACTTTTATAGAGGATAAGGGACTAACTCGGCTCTAGATCTTCTGTCCCGACCTATTACAATAGGAGGTGATACTCTTATGAAAAAGAGTTTTCAAGATACTTTTACTTTTTTAAATTTTAAAATCTTTTCAAAAAATCTACTTATTTTAATATCTAAAATTGCTGTAAGTATCTTTTAGTGGGAGAGGAAGGACTCGAACCTTCGAAGACCGAAGCCACGTGGTCTACAGCCACGCGCAATTGCCGCTATGCGACTCTCCCATTATTTTATATATATTCTAACCAAGAATATAAATGTTATAACCCCACTCCTAGGTTTTATTTTATACGCTCCTATCCCCAGAATAGGTGGCATACAATACCTAAGTCCAAAAGTACCATAGAATTACATCGCGCCGCGACCACTATGATATTTCTACTTGTTATAACTTCCCAAGTTTATCTTTAATTAAACCCCTTTCTTTTTAAGGACAAGACACTATTTAAATACAATCAGTTCCCAAAACAGATGTTATTTAATAGCTGTAAGTGTCTTTGATGAATGGTTTCAGCGGAAGGATTTGAACCTTCGGTGTCCTGTTTTAGAGACAGGTGCGTTAAACCCACTTCGCCACGCTGAAATATAATCAAGATAAAATATTTAAGTCATTTTCATTTTCTATATTAATTATAGCAAAAATTTTCTTAAAAATCAAATTTTTAACTTTTAACTTTTATAGAAAAGAGGTAAGTGTTTTAAGTGTTATCGCTTCACTATGAATAAATTGGCGACATTGACTGGACTTGAACCAGCACACCGATATAATCGGCTACTCAGAGGTTAGCAACCTCCTGCCTTACCAAGTTAGGCTTACAATACCATAATAGACGTAGTGAGACTCGAACTCACGCTCCCCGACTTAAAAGGTCGGTGCTTTCACCAACTAAGCTACACGTCCATATTTAAACCATTTGGCGGTCCGTCGCAATCCCGCAAAACTTACATGGAGTTACACAACCTTAATAACGGAGTTGGTTCTCCGAGTGTTCCATTTACTAAGCCCTTATTGTCTTGGCAACTTTACTAATCTTTGTTCACAAATGGTTTAAGTGCTCCCTCCGAGACTCGAACTCGGACACCTTTCGATACCTGTTCTTGAGACAGGCGCGTCTGCCATTTCGCCAAGGGAGCATTTGATTGGGCGACTGAGATTCGAACTCAGGACAGGTTTCCCATGCGCGGGTCAAAGCCGCGTGTGTTCAGCCACTTCACCACCGCCCAGTTTTTTTGATTTCTCTTAACTTTTCTATAATAATTATATCAAAATTTTTAAGAAAAATCAAATTTTTAATTTTCATTTTCTAATAAAGAAGTAATATATTCTTTTGTTAATCTAATAAAATGCTAATCCCTAAATTGATTTTCTAAATAACTTTTCCAACACTCATCACAAAGTATTGTATCCTAATCTTCTGTCAAAAATAATCGACTACAATTCGGACAAACTATTTCAAAATCATCTATAAATTGTTTTCTCTCTCTCATTTTCTATAATAATTGTATCATAAAATTTGAAAAAATTCAAATTTTTGATTTATCAAATTCCTCCAAAATATATCCATTATCTTCGAACCAATTCTGTAGTGGTATCCTTTCACTACAAGGATTCTTAGGCGTTTCAAAAACAATTAAAACACAAACAGGTTCTTCTTCAAAATTTTCAAAATCTTTAACTTTTTGACCAAGTTTTTCAAATTTCTCCATTATAGAAGCAAAATTTAACTTGTCAAGTTGTTTCCGATAAGCTTGAAGAAAATCACAATAAGAACCAATTTTTTGACAACCATTGGGCCCGCGGCACAGTCCTGCAAGTTCAAGACCTGGAATAAATTCTGCCGCTTCAATGCCATTCCAAACACCATTCTTATCTTTAAACTGATGACCATTTTGTTTAAAATACTTAGGAGGCCATGCAGCGGTACTAATGGGAATAAAATTATGTTTAAAATTTCTAATTTGATAAAAGTAAGAAATTAAAATTTTCAAAATTAAATTCTCCCTTCAAGTTCCTCTTTTAATCTTTCTGTAATATCTTTTCGTTCTCCACTGTAAGGATTATATTGTTCCAATTTATAATCCTCAATCTTCCATTTTTCTACGTCACTTACTGCATGACAAATCCAGCGATAAACGCACTTAATTTTATCACCTTTTGAGTGAAAAATCGTATCTACACCAAGAGTCCCCGTTAAAATATAGTGAGTATGCTCTTCTGGTCTCCAATCATCCTACATTTTAGTCCTCCTTCTGCTTAAAAATCCAAGCTCTATCTCCTGTCTGAAGGACATAGAGAACACCAAACTGGAAATTTTTAGGGGCAGAATTTACAACCTGAACTTTTCGCTCTGTTCCATAAAGTGATGAAACAAGGTCTTTCCCCTTCACCTTATCATAAATTTCATTTGTAATTTTAAGTGAAGTTTGATTATTTTCTTCTCCAACTTTTTCAAACTCAGTTATTTTAAGCAAAACTCTTGACTTAAAAAGTCTTTCTTCTCCCATTATCATCACTCCTTTGATATATTATTCTCATTCTTGATAAAGAACTCATCTCCTGCAAAATAAGTATCTATAAAAATTCCATTTTTGTAGAAATCTATTGCATACTTCATTGATGGTTCACGATAGTCACTTATATTTGCTATTATACAATTGTAAGAATTTTCTTTTACACACAAAGTAAACTTATCTCCAACTTTCAATTATATCAATCCTTTCTTTTAATATAAGTATATCACTATTTTTTAAAAAAATCAAATCTTCAAGTTTAGAAGAGCCGTGGCAGACAAAACAGGCAATTTCATAGTCCAAGTTCCAAGTTTCTCTATAATCAAAGCCATATTTTTCTTAAATTTTTGCTAGTTTTATCTTCTTCATGCTGATATTCTTTTTCTTTAGTTAATAAAGCCAATCTTTTCCATTCTTTCATTTTAAGACTCTCCCTTATTTCTTTTATTATATTATACTAAAAATTTTTAAAAAAGTCAAAATAAAAGACTCCAAGTAAAACTTGAAGTCTTTCTTCAATTATAGTCCAGGATCTGCCTCTTCTTCCTCAACAACATAAGTATCATCATTCTAAGACTGAGTCCAAGCTCCAAAAATCTCCTATTTAGCAATTCCAGTATTTGCTCGCCAAGCATCAGCACCGTTACCAGTCTTAAAATTGTTGGAAACCATATAAGTTTTAAGATTTTCAAACTTAGGTTGTTCATAACCATACTCTTGATTTTCCTTGGTAGCTTTCATTATAATAGGTTCAATAAACATAATATCCCTCCTAGCCTTATAGCTATATTTTTATATTCTAATCTCTAACAACTGTATCCGCATCTTTCTTCTTTTCAATAAGTTGACCAAATTTATCAACCTAAAGACTATCTGGAGGCGTACAATAAATAGGTCTCCAGAAATACATTTCATAATACTCGTCCCAAACCCAAGTATTAATTAGTTCTTTATCTTCCATTTAATTCGCCTCCATTAGAAAGAAAAGGAGACGTTGCCGCCTCCTTCTCAATTACTCTTCAACAAGCTTGTCTGAAAGGTCTTTAATCTCATCTTTAACTTTTTCTAACTCTGCCTTGAGAATTTCAACAATTGTCGCAATGGACTCATCAGTAATTTCTGTCTCAGGGTCTTCTGGGTCTTTTTTCTTTAAAGAACCTAAGTTATAGCTCGCTGCAGAACTTTTAATTATTGTAGATTTATTTTTATCTTCAATATTTTCAATTAAAGTTCTAAGAGTTGCTGCTTGCTTAGAAAGCTTGCAAATTTGCTTTTCAGTTTCATTCTGCTTAATAGCCTCTTGTTCCTCGACGGGAGGATAGGGGTATCTAGGTGGAGGAGGAGGCACTAACCAAGCATAAGGAGGATAAGGAGGTGGAGGAGGTGGAATAAAATAACAATCATCTTTACCATCCTTATCATGATGTTTATGATGACAACCACAATCTTCTCCATAACTAGATCCTGTTTGATACTGAGCTAGGTCTGAATTATAAACAAGGTCGTTTATAGGCATACATTATCACCTCTTTTAAAATATTTTAATAAGAGTACCAACCTCTTATTCTAACAAAAAGTCTTTTTTACTATCTTTTCCTCTAACTTTTTCTAAATAGAAGAGCCGCGAGTCCAATTTTCTGGACTGGCGGCTCGGTGTTATTTATCAGTGTGCGCTTGTATCAAATTCATCTACATATTTCCAATAATATCCTTTATATAACTATCCGTCATTAAAATGATGTTTTAGAATTGTACCTTTTAATCCTAAAGAAGAGGCCGCTTGTCTATTTGAAGAAAAAGTATTTATTAAATTCCAATCTTTATCATATTGTAATACTGTTTTACCTTTTCCTCCGCTAGTATGCGGTTCAATTCTATTTACAGGTCTATTATCATCTGAAAATCTCCACTAATAATTTCCTGCACTGTAACATCCGCCTCTTGCTGCTCTCTAAATATTAGCATTTTCAATACCTGTTTTTGCCGAAGCTTCTCCACAAGATTTAAATTCTGCAACAAAATTTCCCTCTAAATTATACTATTTTATAGGTCTAGCATTAAAAGAAGTACCATTTCCTTCTCCTTTTCCTTCCGTCATGTTATATCCATTTTTATAACTATCATAATATGATATCCAATATGCTTCTCTTAATATTAAATCTTCTTCTGGGCACTCTTCAATAACTTCAATATTAAAATTATCAATGCCATATTTACGCATAGCAAAATATAGATGAGTATTCTTATTCTAATAAGAAGATTTATGTTCTTTCCAACGGTGTTCTATATTATATCTAGTCATTCCGATATAAAGTTTGTTATTTATTATATTTGATATCTTATAAATATATCCCATTTTCAAAACTCAACTCCTTTATTACAATTTAATTCTCCTTTAGAAATTTCTCTAATTTGTTCCATTCTTCATTTAAGATTTTAATAACTTCCAAGCCCTCTTTTTCTTCTTTCCAAATTGGTAAACAATAACCAGTCTTTCCTCTTAATTTCGCACCGCGAGACCGACAAAAAATTAAGAAATCGTTATATTTTAGTCCCAAAAGTCGCGCCGCGAGTACATAATATGAACTGGTATAATTCTCTCCAAGATTTTTTATCGCTCCGTGCCCAATAAAAGCAATTCTATAATATTTTTCATCAGCGGTTTTACAAAGCTCAAAACCTTTCATATATTAACCCCTTTCTGAATTTCTGCCATTTTCTTCCATTCTTTTTGTGTAAGATTACAAATTTTACAAAGGGCGGCATGATAATCTCCATTAGAGTTAATTCTTTGAATTTGTTTTATAAAATGTTCTGCGCCACGAATTGGCTTATTAAAATCAATTTTTTCTTCTATTTCTGGCTCGATTTTAAAATCAGGAATTATATACTTTGAAACAGTTGAAGGACTAACACCAACAATTTCAGCAACTCTTTTCTTAACTCCTAATTCAAGATAAAGTTTATTTATTTGAATAATAGTATCTTCATCTATTTTTCTTCCCATTTTTATCCTTCCTTCATAACTTTAAGTAATATCTCCTGAAGTTCATTTTTATCCATATAAATTGTTTTAATACCATTTTTAATGCTAGGATTCATAAGAAAAATTTGTCTATCTCTAAAATAAGTTCCTTTGTATTTATCCTTTAGAAGAATCGCAAGCCCAGGAGTTACATTAATGAGCTTATAGCCTTTATTCGCCCCAAGAATATTACAAAGCTTTGAAAACAAATATTCACATTCTTTATCTTCTATTGTTGGTTTTTCTATTCTAAATAAATCCCAAAAACTCATAATTTTCCCTCCTTTATATATTAATTATATCATAAAAAATTAAAAAAGTCAACTAAAAAGTTGACCTTTAAAATATTAATTATTCCATTTCCCAATATATGCCTATATAATTATCGAATTCCTTAGTTTTATCATTATAGACCTTCAAGACCTCATTGTTTATAATACGAAAACTATAAGGAGTACATCGCAATTTTTTAGTCATTTTTTTAAACCATTCATCATAATCATAAAAGGAAGGAAAAACAGTATAATTCTTATTCAATGACGATCCACCTTTCAATAGATGTATAAATATCTTTATCACATAGAACATAGGTTTCTGCCCATTCCGCTTGACTTAGAAGACAACCAAGCATAGATTTAGCATTTACCTTGAATTGAGTACTTCCGTCAATAAGATAAACATCTGCATCTATCTTATCTATAATATTACAAAAATCTTTTACATCTGTAAGAGTATCAAGTCTAATCTTATTCTTCATTTTACATTACCTCACTTTTTTTTAAATAAATCTAAAAATATATCAAACCCCGCAATATTAAGTAGAAAAATAATAAAAGCCAATATAATAATTTTCATACTTTTATCTCCTTTCTATAAAAATTATAACAAAAATTTTTATAAAAATCAATAATTCGCCGCGCTTCCATTTTTTACCAATAAAAGTAAAATTCTGGTAGCGCGGCGCATAGTAATTTAAAGAACCTCTTCAAAACCAAAAACACAATATCCTTCTTTTAATCCATATCCATTTAAAACATAATTAATTTGATAAAGTTTTTCATTAATTGGATATGTAACAGGAGTTAAATCTTCATAACAAACAAAACTAATATAGTCACCTTTTTGATATCCTCTGTCATTTTCTCGAACTTCAAATCTTTTACTACCTTCCATGATTGCTGCCGCAAAAGGTCGTTGAATTTTTATTGTATGTGTCATTTTATCCCACCCTTTGATTATATCCATATTCATCACTATGGTAGTATTTTGTCCAATATTTTTCTTTTTCTGTCTATTCTTCTTTTGGACAAACCTCAACAATTTCCCAAGTAAAATTTTCAAGTCCTTCGTTCCACATAGCATCATAAAGCTATCCTTTAATTCTTTCAATATTGCATCCACGTTTAGCATGTGTACGCCAACGAGATAGAAAAGAAGCAGATGTTTTTCCAATATAAACTTTTTGATTCTTAATATTGGTTATTTTATAAATACCACCGTTATCTTTGTCTCCACTTAAAACTCTTTTAAACATTTCTTCTATTCTAGTTTTATAATAAACATCATATATAAGCTTATAAATAACTTCCTATTTAGAAAAAGTTAAAGCTAAAGTTTTAAGTTTCTCAATATCTGCCTTCTCTATATCATTAATCTAAACTCGATAAAAATCGGCTTGCTATTTTCTTTCTTCATCAAGCTTAAAGCGAGCAATTATCTCTTTCTATTTACTCTCATATTCCTGAATCTCTTTATTTAGAGTTTCCCTTTGTTTGGATATTTGCTCGCTAAATATGAAAAAATCTTTATCAAGCTCCTCTTTTTTATCTTTATAATTAGCCTTTAAATTTTCTAGTTCAGTCTAAAATTTTTTAGTTTCTTCTGAAATTTGCATAGTCTACTCTTGACTTCTACGCTGTGCCGCCGCCCTGTCCATTTCTTCCACCTATTGACGGCGGCGTAAATAATCTTGAGTTAATTCTTCAGTTTTTTGCTAAAAATTCTATTTTTCTTTGTTATAATTTCGGTTAAGTTGCTCAAGAGAACGACGAAGTTCTTCCTGTTTAATAAGATGTTCTTGGGTTAATTCCTTATCAAAAATATCTTTCTTTTCTTTTAGACCATTAAGAACTTTACTTTGAGATTTTTTAAATTCCTTCTTTTCAACATCTCTTCCTCGTGCAACTAGACAAATATACATTGCCGCGGCACCAAGAAGAAAGCAAAGTATTACAAGTAAAATTGTTACTACCATTCGGTTATTCCTCCTTCTTTTCACTTACAACCTTATGGTCTCTTGCCTTTCCCTCTTCTATATATCTTAAAAGAGTTTCTAAACTAATTTCTCTATGACAAGAATAACGCTCAGGACAATAATGAAGTCTTTTACACTTGGGTACAAATATTTCTAATTCTTTTACAAGATATTCCCATTCATCAGAATAAATGCAAAGAGCATCTAAAATTTCATTACACAAATCTCTAATTTCCCAATAAGCCCTTTGACATAATCTTTGTTCCATTATGTTTATAAGTTCTCTAAGTCCTACTCTAAACATCATTTTAGTTGAATAACTTAAAGGCAAAATTTCACTAGCATCTTCTTTAGCAATACCCATTTCCTTTAATGCTTTCATTGTTTCATTTGCATTTACCATAAAAAAATCATAAAGATCTTTTGCTTCACTATTTTTTTCTATATCCTTTGGAGTGATATAATCAAAATTATCATAATTGATATAACGAGTTGAGGCCTGAAGACGAGTGACATCAATTATATGTGTATAAAGTTCTCTAATACACTTTGCAGACCAACCATCAAGTACCATGTAAATTTGAGGAAATTCAAGTGTTCTCCAATGCCCACTTTTAAAACAATCAACTCCTCGTTCAAAATTTTTCTTATTATTTTTAATATCAGCTCCCCAACAAACTCCTGCTGCAAACCCTGCAAAAGTAAGAGGTTCGTCTGTTGTTTCACTTAGGATAATAACTCTACCCTTCTGGTCAAATCGTCTGCTCAGCATAATTTTCCTCCTCATTATTCATAGATTCAAATAATTCTAAATCTTCAATTCTTCGACTTATATAATTAAGTTCAAGCGGATAGTAGTCTAAAGCTTTGAAGCTAATGTTTAAAATTTTATCTTGTATTTTTTCTTTAAAGCCAATTATTGATGTTGGGGCGGCAAATAGTTTCCCTTCTGTTGAATAGCGATAAACATAATCATCTCCTGCAAGATAAAGAACATCTACTTTATTACCATTATAATTAGTTTGATAACTCCAACCATCAGTTCTCCAATTTTTAAAACAATTCCAAGGTTTTTCTTTATATTTATTATCTCTACTTAAAATTATAATTTCACCGTCAATTTGTTTTAAAAGTTCAATTGTTTCATCATCGTTCTTTTCGTTGATTATACCACAAAGAATTATACTATCTTCTTTTTTAACAAACTCGTTAATTCTCTAAATCACAAACTTATTATATTCTCTAGGAGTTTTTCTCAATTGTCGTGCCGCATCTCGACTAAATAGATTTAAATCTCCAACAATCCAACATTTACTCATTCTATCCCTCCTTTATAATATAATTATATCATTTTTAAAGAAAAAAGTCAAGATTAAATCTTGACTTCTGTTTTTTCTTTAAGTATCTGTCTCACATATTCCATTGTAAGACTACCACAAATCTTTCCAAAGCCTTCTATAGCTTGAACAGTATCAGGCTCTTCTTTAAGGCAATCTTCATAAACAAGACGATTAATATTCTTTGCAATAGTTCCCATGTGAGTCTCGTTCCAATCCCAAGGAATTATTTGATCTTCAGCAAGTTTTTCCAGAATTTTCTCAATACGACGACGAGTTACTACTGTTGCGGCATAGTTACGTAAAGCTTCCTTTTTCTTAAGCTCTTCTGGGTCGACAGGTTTCTTATGGTCTTTATGAACTTCACTAAACTTCTCAGAAACAAGCTTTAAATATATTGGACGTCTACTATCATTATCTTTAAGACGCTCCTGTGATTTTACTACTACACCTTCGCCGCAAGGCTGGGCATTAAGATTTGTTTGCCCAATAAAAGAATAAACATGGTCCCAACCTCTAAATGGACCAGTATAAAATATAGGTGCCATATAGATAGTTTCCATAACCTTCATTGTTGACTTAGCAAGACCATTAAAAATAGCAAGCACATCTTCAAAAGGTAACCAACTTTCTTCTACAGTATCCCATATATCAAAAAGATAAAATTTTTTATAAAAAACTTCATCATATGAAATTGTATGTTTACAATTATGCACAATAAAATTATTAGCGATAAAATTGGCTATATTTTCGTTGCCACTCATACAAATATCATAACAATCTTCTTCACCGACATCCTCGATAGAAATAATATAGTCAAACTCATAATCAAATTTAGGCTGATTCTTAAATTTAGTATGACTATTTCCGTGACAATCTTGACAAAGTACTTGCCAATTATCTTCAGTATTATGAAAAGGATTCTCATCTTTATGATGAAGATTTAGTCCATTTGTGGCTCCGCATATCTCACATTTTCCAATTCTATCCTTGTATTCTTTCTGTTTTCTAAATATCTCTCTCGTACCAATTCCATAAGTTCTTTGATGAGTATTCCTTGTAATAAAATCTGTAATAGCAACACAATCATACTCAGAAAGTTTTCCTAATTCTACCCACCCCTTAGGAGTTAAAAAAGGATGATTAGCAGTAGCTTTAATTGAATAACCTTTATGAGTTGTCAGCTTATAAACCTTTTTCTTTCCAGTATAAACAATTTCTTGTATTTTATTGGGCTGAATTATATCAGTTTCCAAATCAAGAGAATAAATACTTGGATAGCCATTCCTCTCCCACCAGCTCTTAGTTCTTCCCTCTTCTGGAGTATGAGCATATTCATACATTTCTTTCAGCGTCATTTCTTTTTTTCCTTTTCCTGCGCTGACTTTTTTAATAACTGTATCTCCAGAAAGACAAAGCCATTCGCCAAACAAAATATAACGACCGTAATTAGTTGCAATAGCTACGGCCTGTTTAGGTAAACGTTGAGTCCACTCCCAAAAACCATTAAGAGTATTCATTTCATTTAACGGTCGGCGACGAGAGAAAGCAACAACGCTATCTGTTTCGGAATCATAGGAAAATGCACTTGAGGATCCGTCAACCTTCTCACTTATTGTAATCTCTTCTCCTATTTTAAAACAATTGATATATTTTTCTTTTAAACGTTCTATATCTATATACTTTTTTTGTTTCATTTTAATCTATCCTCCAAATATTTTAAATTTATTTTATTCTTATCTGTATATGGAATTATTATTAAAGGAATATTATGTTCTTTACAATACTGCTATTTTTTTAAATCATTTTCCTTTAAATTTTTAAAACTTTCCTCTCCTCCAAAAAAATCTATTGGTTCATAATGTTGCTATCCATTAAATTCAATTAAATACTTTAATATATTATCTTTAAACAAAGCAAAATCAAATCTTAATACCTTTTCTTTTCCTTTTAAATCCTAAAAAGAATATTCTCTTTCTACTCTATAATTCATTGTAGATAGTATACTAGCAATAATTGTTTCACCCTATGATTTTATACAACCACAAGACTATGTCTAATTAGATATTAAATTATAACTATTTACTGTGACATAATTCCCGCAATCACATTTACATAACCAATAAGCGTGGGTATTATTATTTTTTCTATTTTTCATTGCTTCCTCATCAATTTTTAAAGCAATCAATTTTCCAAATCTTTGATTGGTCAAATCTTTTCGTTTTTCTTTTAATTTATCTAAATTTAAGCATCCACAAGATTGAGTATCTCCAGCTTTTAAATTGAGAGTCTTAGCTATAATTTCTTTTCCGCAATCACAGCGACATAGCCATGCAGTTCTTAACATACCAGAAGGCTCTCTTATAGATTCAACTTGCTTAAGAACGGTTAATCTACCAAAACGTTGTCCTTCAAGCTAATTACCAACTGCTTCTCTAACTCTTTCATTTCTTAGACAGCCGCACGATAAAACTTTTCCCTATCTTAAATCATTTCCATAAACGTTTTTAATTGTACCACATTCGCACTAACAAGTCCATTTAATCCTTTTAGTAGTACGAGGATTTTCTTCATGTAATACAGTTAATCTTCCAAATACTTGTCCTGTTAAATCAATCTTATTACCCATTTATATCTACCTCCCATATTGTAGTCCCATATATTATAATATAGAAGGAAAGATATTATGGGCTATCCTTGTCGAGAGACTAGCTACTTTCTCTCTATCCTTCTATTTATAAGTATTAGAAAAATTATTCATATTCAAACTTTTCTTTTTTTTCTGTAATAAGTATATCAAAAATTTTTAAAAAATTCAAATATTCTACTATTCTTTTAAGAAGATAGACTTTTTACTTATTCCGCGCCGCCGTACCATATATTTATCCAATATCTAGCTCTTGTCCACTATGGGCGCCGGCACAACGTAACTTGAATAAATAAAAAAAGAGCAGTATTACCTGCTCTTTCCAAATGCGTTGATTTTCTCTAATTGATATTTTTACTTTCTTCTACGTTGGATTTTTCGCTTTAAAAAACTTAAATTGAAGTTGCCAATTTCAATTCCAGCTATCGTCTCTCTCAGAGCTCGATGTTTACCAAGTAACGGCGACGTCAAGTTGATAAGGGTTGCTATAAGCAAAACCACCAGTATCACAAACAATTGCCGTTCCTAATGAACATTCTACTAAAGTTCCGCGTGGATGTACGTCTAGAGCAGCAGCTACCATAATGTAATTTCCTAACATCTTGCATCCGTCTGAACGAACCCAATATGGATAATTTACAGAGTCAAAGCCCATTCCCCTCATTATTGAAATTACTCCAGTCATGTCTAAGTTGTAGTATGTTTCTTTTCCAGACGGACCATAAACAACACCAGCTGAAGGATTAAGAACAGGGCCATTCCAGTAAGTCGGTGAACTCACGATTGGTTCAGGCTCCTTATATTCATTAATTACTTCAATATTAGGATTACATTCTGTACAAATTCTAGCTTCTATATCGCTTGTATCAGTTATCTCATAACATTCATTGGAAACCCAATGACAAGTTGCTCTATGAAGATAATGGGTGCTAGGCTTAAATACTATTTTGTCTTTTAGCTAAGGACCTATGCTTCCTACCATGCGTTCAGTATCTTCATTCATAGTAGGCTCAATGTCTTCAATAGGTGGAGGTCCAAGTTCAGGCTTTACTTCCTCTGTGATAACAATGCGGCTATTACGCAAGCTATTAGAACTTGAACTATCGGAATTCCTGCTAGAGTTACTGTCCTTCCGAAAGCCTTCAGAAGTTTCTTCTTTATTGACCTCTTCTTCACAACTTTCATTTTTAGAAGAATTTTCTTTCTGTTCTGAAGAGCTGTCTTCAAGTTCAGAAGAATCATCAATTTGAGAAGAGCTATCTTCTTTTACTTTCTGTTCCATAGTTATTTCTTTCTGAATAAAAGAACTGTCCTTTCTGTCAGCTCTCTTGTCTATTTGACCACAGCCAGAAAATATTATGACAGTTATTGTCATAATTGCTGCAATCATTAAACCAAATTTCTTCATTTTAATTCCTCCTTAATTCGGTACTAAACCGCGTCAAGAGAAATCAACGCTGATAACGTTAGCGAAAAACGTTACTTTTATAAGTAATATTTTATCATAAATTCTCTAAAAAATCAAGATTTTGATTATCTTCTTGAAATCCAAAAAGCATTATAGTCTAACTATTATCTTCTTTTCTGATGATAAAACCCTTTACATCAAAAATTTTATGAGGTAAAATATGACAAATAATACCTTGCTCTTTAAAACATTCATTTATATCTTCCATTAACTATTCTGTCTTTTCATCTAAATTTGGAAAAAGACAAAGATAATGTAAAACTTCATTAAAACAATCATAAGGCTCTTGAAGCATTAAAGCATGACCTGATTTAATTACGGGAATATTGCCTATTAACTTATTGCCCTCTTCGTTTATAAAGCCATATCTTTCTTTTAAAATAGGAATAATAACACTTAAAGCAATTTTAAATTCCCTATCATTAAGTTCTATAAATTTAGGCTGAGTTGCTTTTAGAAATTGATGAAATAAATAATCAATTTCAACAGTCATATTGTCATCTTTATAAAGCAAATAATTTTTCATTAGAAAAATATCATCTCCTGCTGAGTTTTTTCAGCAATCCTTCCAGCCTCTCCCTTCTTATTCATACCTTGTCCTTTTTTATATCGTTTAGCAATAGAAGGGCACCAATAAAGAATATTCTGAGCTCTGGTTGCGGCGACATAAGCAATTTTTCGCTCTTCTTCGCAATAACATCTTACTCCTACTGTTATAACATTAGGAGCCTCAAGGCCTTTACTTGTATGTACTGTTAAAATTTTTACGCGATTACTGCTCATTAATTGTTCTAATTCAATTAAATCTAGGTCTCCACGTTTAAATGTTACATTTGGAATTCCTCTTTCATCAAGAATTTCTTGCGCCGCGGCAAGTTCATTATTGGTTCTTGTTAAAATAAACCAATCGCCCCAATTTCCATTAATTTCTAGTTCTTCTATTGCATCATCAAAAGAGCATCTTTCCACAATACCTTTTTGAGTTTTGTGAGGAACCGATTTTGGACTCATAGGATTGTAAGAATTTAAGAAGTCTTCTGCAAAAGAAAGAATATTTGGCGCATTACGATAATTTTCTACTAAGAAATATTTTTTATAATTATCGTCTTTATAGAAATTTTCCAGATATTTAAGTGAGCTACCTTTAAAGCCGTAAATTGCTTGTCGATCATCTCCAACCCAGAACCAATTCTTAGCAGGAATCTTTTCCAAAAATCCATATTCTAGTGGGCCTATATCCTGACATTCATCAATTAGAATGTGTTCAACAGGAAAGAACTGATGACTTTTTAAACATCTTGTCTTTTCTAGAATTTTGTCAAATTCAAATTGTTTAGTAAAGATTGAAGTATCTATACCATTATAAATACAAATATCACTTGCGTAAGCATGAACCGTACCAATAAAAGCTCCAAGACAAACATCTCCTAGTCTTGCCTTCATTTCCTCTGCCGCGGCGGTGGTGAAAGTTATTGCAACAATACTTTCGGGCGGCACATGGCGTTCTTCTATTAGGTATTTAATTCGTTCGGTAAGAACCCTAGTTTTGCCTGCTGATGCACAAGCTAAGCATAAGATTTTAGGTTCAGTAGCTTCAACAACTTTTCGTTGTCTTATATTAAGTTTCATGTAGAATTCCTCCAAATCTATTTTTTCTATTTATAGTATAGCATAAAAAGAAAGAGAAGTCAATTAATGACTTCTCTAAAAAATATTAATCGTTCTAACCGTTCCAGCTATGTAATAAGAAATAGAAATAAGACTTATTGTTTTGTGTTGATATTGTATAATTAAGTTCCAAAGCTCCATAAGTTAAATGACTTTCAAAAATAATATCTCCAATTTGGAGGGAACCTAAATTTATATTACTATCTATAACCTTAATACCTTCTCTTAAAGTACCGCCGTCTGAAAATTGACCAATTCTAAATGAAAAATATCTAGTATCATTATCATTAGCTAAAAAGTTTTCTATTCTTTCAAAAAGTTCCTAATCGGCAGAACTTACCGATGGTTTTCCTCTCATTAGCCATCTAGCGTATTTTTTAAAACTAATTTCGAAATCTTGCTAAGTCGCAATGCCGCTAGGTAATGAATCAAAAAAGTAAACTTTTAACAAATTACCACTTTCACCATAATAAAAATTGCCAGCATTTCCAGAGGAACCTATTAAATTTCCACTAAATTGACCAGGAGTTAATGCAAGACCTTGAAATTCTTCATTTACTTCCGTCTATGAAAAAGCAATATAATTCCAACAAGCGGATTGAGTGGCATTACCTATAACACAATAATTCGTTACAACGAAGGGAATTGTATCGCATGGGCTCGAAGCTAACTCACCTAAATAGAAACCTTTAACTGGTTTTTTAGTTGCGGTTGTACTAGGATCGAGAGGAGGGGCAGGAGGTGGATTAGAACCGTGGCTAACAAACTAATCAATATTTAAATTAGATTGTGCCATATCTGTTGATTGCATAGTTAAAATCCAAGTATCAACTATTCTTTCTCCTTCTCCCGCGACTTCATGAGCTACATCATAAACTCTTAAAGTCATAGTTAATCCCGTAAAGCTTTCATTATAAGTTGCATCGAGTGATACTGGTACAACTCTTAACATGCCATATGGATTCATTCCACTAGGAGTTACACTTCCTGCTCCAGAGAAGTTAGTTACATAAAACTCATTTTCTACATCATAGGCATCTATTCTATCTTCATAAAGTAAAGGATTGATTGAAATATTATTTGTATCAGCAAAATAATATAAATAAGTTCTATTAAGATTTCTATCATAAAGAATAACACCTGGATAATATTCTGAATAATAGTAATTATGAGAATAGTTATTCATTCTGAAGTAAGGAACAATACATAGGTTACTCTCTGAATACTGCGAGAATAAATATCTTAGCTAACCCTATGCATATTGTAGCGCCGAGAGACCAGTTCTGCTACTATTATCAAAATCATCAAACTTAACATAATTTCTTAAATCGTCAACTGGAACAGGAACAACTTCACAGTGAACGTCTTTATAGAAAGGTTCCTAAGATAAAACCGCATACATAGCCCATAAATACTGTGTATTTTGCCAAAGTTGAATTAATTCATTCAAAATTGAATCAAGTAAGGGCTTTAATTTATTGCCAAAAATAAACTCACAAATTCCAGTTAAAACTTCACTAATAACCCAGAAGTTTCTATTTAAATCTTCAACCTCGACATATCTTAGATATCGCGGCATTAGTAAACGAATCCAATTGCCTTTTTCGTTTGTAAAATCTAAATTATCACTATATTCAATAACAGCTCTAATTGCATCTGGGTCTCGTGCCTGTTGATAAGATGTCCCACTTTTATTTTCCCAAGGAATAACCCAAGTCGTATCATCTGAGCATTCCCATCTAAAAGAATTACCTGCATCTGCATTCTTTAAATCTCCAACTTTAACACTGCCATATAAAGTAGCATTATCCCCAAAACTTCCGTCAAAATCGCTTGCAAGTTGACAAATGCTTTCATTCCAGAACTAATTGCCAGATTCACCTAAATAGTCTGTTAAAGTTGAATTAAAATCTATTGAAGCATCTATATGTCCGAAAACAGTATCGTTTCCAATTGCGCTGCCTAAGAAAGGCCCTTCGGGAGAAAGAATAATTCTATCAAGCATACTTGTCCATATATTATTAATAGAGGCAGACAAACTTGATAAAGTAGAAGAATTAAAATCATTATAATTTAACTAGCTATTTTTATCATATAAATCCTAAAATAACTAATCAAAAGTTGTATAAGCCATTTAGTTTATCACCTCTTTTATTATGGATTAATATAATCTAAAATTCCACTTGAATCAAAAATATAACCTTTCATTGGAAGAGCCTAGCCAAGACTTCCATCGTTAACATAAGTAGGAGTATTATAATTGTCCCAAGTTGGATCATTATCCCATTCTCTAAACATACTTATCTAATCATCAGAAACCTTAAATTTATTATTATCACCATCGTATTCAAAGAAAAGCTATAAAACGTGAGTATGTCTACCACCAACATAAGTTGCTTTATTGCCTTGTATACTAGAACTGTAGCCATCAAATAAATTCCAAATTCCTGAAACTTTATAGTAATGCTATAAAACATAGGTAACTGTATGACCAACTCCTCCGCCGGCAATATAATCATTAATAGCATCTATTACTTCTTGCTAAGTCGGATTATCTGGTAGACCTAATTCATCAGCTGTTACATACCAATATCCAGTGGCACTTCCACCAGTTACTACTATTTGTTCAACAGTATTAGTTTCTTTGTTAAAATGATATAAGACCTGTGCCGTAGTTTGAGCATTAACTCTATAAATTGTTTCATTAGGTTTACTTGTAGCATTAAGCTACGGAAGTCTCCATTTGTCTGAAGAACCCTAAGCAGGATTTTCTCTTAAAAGACTAGCGGGGAAATTTCCCACGAAACCTTCAGCTTTATTAATAGGAATAACAGTATCTATAAAGCCCACTGTGACTCCATTCTCATCATTAATTGGATACGAAAATTTATATCCATCAATATCAATTTCTGGTAGGTCTGCACTATCTAAATATTCCATAGGAACATATCTAACATAATGACATAAAATATTCTAAGTCCAATACCCCTAATAACCTTGCGCCGCCCCCTCATAACCTCCAAGCCAAGAAGAAACACCAATTGAAGTTAAAATATAATTAATTTTATTTTTATCAAGATAATCTTCGCTATCCACTTGTTCAAATGCATATTGAAGATATCTCTAACTCATATCTGCACTTAAACCTTTTAGACCACAAACGTTACTAAGATTATTTCTTTTATTAAATTTAACTTCGCTTTTATCATTTATTTTAAAGAAAGATAACTTCCAGTCATCATTAACTTTTTCAAGCTTTTCTGACATAAAAACGGCTTCCTAGGTCTAGTCAGTTGGGCTAAGCGGATTCTAAGAATCATGATTATTAAAATATCCTTGAATACTATTAAGTCCAGAAGTAGTTCCCGCGGCACCAATAGTCAAATTACATTTATATCCAGTTCGTTTTCCAGAACTGTCTAAAACTTCTCTTACAGGACCATTTATATTAATAGGAGCTTGCATTGTAACTGACTAACCTACAAGACTTTCTATATTTGTTCCTTTAGGAAAATATTCACCAATTTTTAACAAAGTTCCCTAATTAGCAATTGATAATCCTTTAGTATCATACTCAACCTAACCGCCAACCTCATAAGAAGAATAATCATAATCTGTCACTAATTCTCCTTTATAACAATTATCGCCAGAATTCCTTGCTGTAAACTATACTGGTAGTCTATGTTTAACTTCTTCTTCAAGAGAGGTTCTAAATATAACTTCACTAGTATTATTAATAACTGTAGCTTGATCTGATTCAACCACTCCAACAAGTGACTTAGTTCCAAAGATTAATCTTTCAGCGGCATCATAGAAATTAAAAGATATATCTGCGTTTAAAAAGTCGCCGTCTCTCACGCATCTCAAAACAGGTTTAACTTCTAATTCTGTTTCATATTTATAATTGTTTTGAGTAGATTCAAGTATCATATCTCTTGTTTCTAAAAGCCCTCTAGAATTATAGTATAAATAAAGTCCTGAATAGGGGAAAAAGTATTTAGTATGTTCGTTATTAATGCCATACAAATATCTTCCAAAAAATCTACCAGCAGCGCGTGCCTAGCGGGCTGGTGCCACTTCATTCATTGGTACAGTTACGTCAATACCAAAAGTTAAAGGCGCTTTAGTGGCATAGAAAGTACCTCCACCTTCTAAATCCTAAAGACCATAATAGGAACTAAGAGGTTTAAAAGTTTCAACATTTCTAGCTCTATCATAAAAATATAAGAAAGGATAAGATTCATAATAATAATAATTATGTTCATAATTCTAATACCTAATACAAGGAAGCACACATAAATCATACTTTGAATATTTTTGCTTTAAAAACTAAATACTTTTTTTAATCTTTTGAAAGTTATGATTATTATTTTCTGGCTTTTCAAGAAAAGGCGGATATTCTTCATCAATATCCCATCCATTATCAAAGTTATCATATTTCTTATGTGGCTAAAACTCATTATTGGGAATATAAAGAACTTCACAATGTACACCTTCAATCCTCTACTGTTCCGCCGCAAGCAGTCCCGCGGCAACCCAAAGATATAACATATTTTCCCAAAGTTCACCAAGTTCTGTAATCAATCCTTCTATAATATCTTTCAATCCTTCTGGACCAAGCAAAAACTAGCATGCGCCAGAGATTACACTACTAATAACCCAAAAGTTTCTATTTAAATCTTCAACTTCAACTCTACGAGTATTCATTGGCATTATTAATCGTATTGCGTTTAAAGCATCACTCTAACTCTTTGGAGAAGTAAACTAAAGTTGTGTGCCGTTTTGTATTACAGCTAAGCACTCATCGTAGCGACAAGTATTATAGTCATTATTACTTAAGTTTTTCCAAGGACGAACAAAGTTTTCTGTGTTCTAAAAAGATAGTCCCGCGTCCCCATTTCGTAAATCATATATTGTAAATATATTATTAAAATTTCCATTAGCAAATAAAGTTTCATTTTTATCAATTAACGCTTGAATACTTTCATTCCAAAAAGTATCTCGCTCTTGACCTGGCTCGGGATCAGGTAAATGAATAATATAATCATACAAGTCTCCTAAATCAGCTTTTTGCTGGATTCGACCAAATAGAGTTTGTATATTTGTAATGTTCTCTTTATGTAGCAATCCTTCCTAATTTTTATATGCCGCCAGCCTATCTTTCCAATAGTTTATCTTGTCTGTATTGGATAAAAGCTTAGATAAATCCTCAATATTGGGATTATAATTAATCGCCATTAACCTTCACCACCACTATCCTCTTCTTTATTAATTTGAAATCTATTCCAAATATCCTTCAAAGAATCGAATCCATTCATGGCAATAAAAGCAGTTATAAAACCAACAATTATACCAATTCCAACTGCTTTTAAAATTAAGCCGTAGCATATAAAAGAAGCTATCATGCATACTAAAACTCCTACAATTAATGTTAAAGCTTTTGTTGGAAATGATTTTGGTAATACTTGCTTTAAAACTTGAACAATAATTGATGTTATCGCGGCAAGAACACCTAAATCAGTTAAAGTCGCACCAGTTGTTAAACCTAAAATCTGTTCTAACATTATTCTCCCTCCTGTTCATTAGGAACAAAAATAATTCTTTCATCTTGACTATGATTAAGAAATCTTTGAGTCCATGCTGTATACTAATCGTCGGACATTTTAACATGGGATGGATAACATATATGGAAATAAATATCTTCATTATTCTAAAGATTCGTTCCATTTATTATCGCATTCACCTATAAATTGCCTTTATAAGTCTTACCCTAAGCAGTAGAATTAACAAGAAAATTATCAGGAATGTCTTCTATTCTTACGTTAGCGGGTAAGTTTAATATATCTTGAGTTAAAAGGTCTCCAAAAATAACTTGACCGTCGTTTCCAGTTATCTCTCTCATGGCTCATCACCAGATGGAAGATTATTATAAATATTTTCAAATGCTTGTTTTACATTATCATGAACGAAATAAACATTTTCATCTGAGCCCTTAGTATACCCAGGCTAATCGAATACTTCATCTTCTAATTCAGCGATATCTAAATTAGTCTTTACATCCTTGTGTACATGCATGCATTCACATTCAAAAGTTGGATTAGGCATCTGAAATCCCTCCCTTTATTTTATTTTCTATAATTAAGTAATAATTCCTTTGATAGAATACAATAGTTTGATATATCTCTGCCAATGTTTGAATTATTCTATTGAATATGTTATAATTACTATAGAAAATAAAAAAGGAGGAATTGCAAATGAAAAAATATTTAGTTACTTTAGCGGCACCATCTTTAGGTTTAATACATGAGAACGAAAATTATATTGAACCTTATATTGTATCAGCTGAAAATTTAGATGAATTATCTTTTTATGTGGATAATAAACTAATGAGAAAATTTGCATTGGATTATAAAGTTGCTCTCTCCGATGTAAGAATTCTCTTCGCTGCAGCACTAAAGTAAGATGGGCCTCTAACCCATCTTTTTTATTATAAAACTTTTAATTATAATACGCAAATGTTTAGCTTAAAAGCCATCTATTTAAATTAATAGATGGCTTTTACTAATTCTTTTATAAAATTTTTATCTTCAAAATTGAGCACAATTGAATCCAGAGCTAAAGAATATTTATTTAGTAATAGTTCTAAAAGCTCAATTGTTTTCTAGTAGCTTCTCTTTCCAAAAACAACTATTTGTATAATTTCGCCGCCGTCCATGACTTTCCAACATTCACGATTTTCTACAAAGTAGCCAATAGAAGAAATTGGTAAATCTTCTATTCTTTGAATAAAATATTCTGATTGAGAAATAAAAGAATTTTGATAAGCATCGTCTAGAAGAAAAACTTCTATTTGCTACGGCGGCGCAAGGTCATTTTTTAATATATAAGAGTTATACTAAAATCCTTTTTCTTTTTTAAATTTAGTTCTTATTCTCATTTTATATAAGTAATCTTTCCACTCTTTGCACAAAGATATCCGCTAGGACACTTAACCCAAATTTCATTGCCAATTTCAACAACATCTAAAACGGTAATAACAGTGCCAACCTTAAAAACAGCTAGAAGTTGAGAATAAGCATGACGTTTACCATCTTCAGTAAGGTCTTTATAGAGTTTTTGCTTAGAACCTGTACCTGGGGCAACCCTTACTTTCATACTGTAAAGAAGTTTATAGTTTTTCCCTTTCTCATATGGAAGCTTAACTTCTGGTTTAGTTTCACTTAAATACTTCTTAGCAACCCAACTCTTGTTTTTAAGTTGAACCCAAACAAGATTATTATTAGTTGTTTCAGTGCCATTAATAACTTCTACCTTGGTTCCGTTCTTTAAAATACCATTCCAGCTACCATTAGGAGTTGCACGGTAGTTAAGTCCATCAGAACAATTAACATAGAGAGTTGAATAAGTATCAACAATAGGCTTTGAGCTTAAATACTTTTTAGCAACATAATTGCCATTCTTAATTTTAACCCAAACAAGATTGTTGTTATTAACTTCAGAACCATCTATAACTTCAACTTTAGTCTTATAAGGGAGTGTTCCTTTTAACTCTCCATTTGGAGTTGAACGATAGTTAAGTCCATCTTCATAATTTACATAGAAAGTTGAATAAGTAACTTTCTTTTCTTCTTCTTTGGGCTTAACTTCTTCTTTAGGCTGTGCCGCAGCCTCAAAGTCTTTATAGAAATATGACATATCAATTCCATTTGTAAATCCGTTTACCTTATAAACAGAAGTAAATTGCCAAGCATCGTATGTGTTAATAGAAGGTTTACTCTAAGCAGTACCATCATTTGTTCCATACTTTGCACACCAAATAGAATATTTTTTGATTTTATCAAAATCAATTTTATTATTAAACCAATATTCGCTCATGTAAACACCTGGAACATAGCCAAGTTCTTTAATTCTTTCACAGAAAGCAACTGCAACTTCTGTCCAAGTAGCAGTAGTATTGGCATCTGCACGTCCAGTCTTATTTGGGGCAGTACTTTCTTCTATATCAATATAAATTGGATAAGTAGGTTTAAAATTCTTAATTAAGCCATATGCGTAATCTGCCTCAGCTATAGCTTCTTCTTTATTCTTGGCCTAAGTAAAGAAATAAAAACCATATGGCTTCTTATTATCTTCCATTCCCTTAACGTGCTTATCAAGCTAAGAGTCTTTACATAACGTGCCCGCGGAGCCATATCCACGATAACCAATTCTTATAATTGCTCCATCAATTTCTTGTGCCGCGGCAGCATAGTTAACATTGGTTTGAAATTGAGATATATCAATAATCTTCTTCATTTATTTTTCCTCCTTTCAAATATTTTAAAATTTCGTCAATTTTCTAATCCTATTTAAGAAGATGCTATTCAATTCGATTTATAACTTCATCCTAAACACGATTAGAATTGTCCATTACTTTTTGTAGGTCACCCTAAGTTACATTCTCTTCATAGTTCATTAAACCAAAAATAAAAGAAGCAACTGCCAATGAGTTCCAGTAATTTTCATTCTTATTCATACTCATAAAGATACCTCCTATTTTAAAAGTAAGGAATTATATCTTTATTTCTAATAATTTAATTATACTACAAATATTCGAAGAAGTCAAATATAAAAATAAGAAGCCACCTTCCGATGACTTCTCCTTCTATTGTTTATTGATTATACAACAACTGAATAATGCTAGAGGGAATTGCATTATGAGCCAGACAGTTGTTTATAATTTTTCTATAATTAAAGTAAAAAATAAAATAAAAAGTTCTAAATTTTTTAGTCTGAAATATCTTCGTAAATTTCGTTTTTGTATTTATCTTCTTTTATATCGGTTTCAAAATTATTTAAATTATTTTTTAAATAAACTGCACAACTTATATTTGCTTTTAATTCAGCAGAATGTCCATTAATTTCCATTATGTAACCATTCGGATAATCGTCATGCATTAACTCAATAACTTTTTGAACTGCTTCATTGTATTCTTCCCAACTATGCATATTATTCCTCCCACAAATTTTTTATTAATTCAGTTCCGTTAATTTTAAATTCTTTTGGAAAAGAAACTTTAGTTTGAGTTTCAAAAACAACTTGGTCTGGCGGCACAGTGTAAACCATCAGTCTACATTTTTCAATTAACTCACGCCGCCCTCTGAAATATTCTTTTAAATCTGACAAATTTGTAAAAGCCCAAAAGTAGTTTGTTTCTTTAAAATCAGTACTTATACCTCTTGAGTTACCATTTATATCAAAGAATGGCCCTGCACCATCTTCTCTCTCAAATCTATATAGTTTCATTGGCGCCTCCTTTCATTTATTTATATTATAATAAAATTCTTTTAAAAAGTCAAATTACTGTAACTAAACAAAAAGAAAAGCTATGGAATTAAACCATAGCTTTATTTAGCATTAATCCGAAGTTGGATATCTATACTTTACAATTGATTCTATCAAGGAAATCGAATGAATTAGTTGAAATTATATGAATATTTGGTAGATTAACATATTCAATAACATTTGTTAGATTGAGTTCATTATAGATTTCGTCGTCAAGAATTTGAATAATCATTCATGGGTCTCCTTTCTTTTTTTCTTTGAGTTAATTATAAAATAAAAAAGAAAGAAAATCAAGAATTTGGGCTTTAGAGTTAAATTATTGATTTTTAGAATATTATAAGATATTTATAAATACATTTTAAATAAATATTTTTAATTTTGCTTTACCCACTGCGATATGCTTTGTATAGTCATATCACTAGGTTGAATTGTAGTGTTAACCGCTAGCGTATTACTGCCATTGACGGTAGGAATACTGACGCTTGTACCGGTCTTTGTAATCTCGTCAGCGTAACTGCCTATTTTCATCAACGGTTCATTGATGACTGCAGTTTCAGGTTCTGCGAGAACGTACCAAACAGTTATAGGAGTACCGTTTGCATACTGCTGTGCAAGGTAGGTTTTGAAATCGGCAACTGTCGATATACCACTTACACAAAATATGATATAGCGATTAAATGTCCTATTAGATGCACCGCCGCCCTTTCTTGCGTTTGCACCTATCTCGCCTGCGTATAAATCCGTATATGGTACAATTTGCTATGTAGGTGTTGCCCTCATCTTAAAATGATCACTAATATAGTATGGGTATGGTATATCTCTCATGTCAACGTCATAGTCAATGATATCGGTCATGCCTAAATCGCTGTACAGGCATGCAAAACAGTACGCACCTGATTCAAGAGTAGATTCGGTAACACTCTACACTGTTTCCTCTCCCGTTAACACCAGCTTTTTTATACGCCTTGTTGATACCACTGACCCCAGATAGATGTTTGTGGTTGCATTGCTGTATGGCTGATATGGGAGAGGGGTGGAGCCGCGGTTGAGCATGATTTCAGATAAGGTGATTTGATTTCCGCCACCCGAACCATAACCAAGGTACAGATAGTCGTTAGTGCTTGCAACAGTGAATGTTACCTTAGTCGTTCCAGGTGATGATAGGTTGTTACCGTTGATACTTACCCCTCCGACATTCGCACTCGCCCTAACGTTACCGCTGGTTGTAGCATTGACTTTTATTGAAAACGTAAAAGTCTTGCCAATATCCGATGCTGTGAATGGCGTTGGGTGCGTGGTATAGAAGTTATTTACAGTACCTTGAAAAGTGTCGTCTATTTGCTTATACGCGCTGTATACAGTGTCAGCATCAAACAAATTCCCAGACTGCACATTCACAGGTATCTTGTATCCATACGGCTCATATGGTAAAGCGGTGCTGCCTGCGTTGAGCATAGTTTCATAGTCTGCTGGCGTATAATCGCTACCATTAGTGCGTAGTCCTATTACCAGTATGCCATTGGCATCAGCCGTCCTCGTGATAGAGTGATTCGGATACACTCCGTTAGAAGCCGTTGAAAAAGATTCTCCGATATTACCTATGACAATTAATGCGCCGCCATTATACAACGGACAGTTACTTGACATGGTGTATGTTGTATTCGGCTCTAATGTTATTTGTTTAGTGATAAAACTTGTTTCCCCTACGGAATAATCACTTACATTAAACGAGTTCCCTGTTTTTTCACCACATCCACTTGGATTAACGGGTGAACTCGGTGTTGGTGTCGAAGCTTGCACAGTCTGTCCGCTCATGCTCCAGTCCCTCAGATTCTCGCCATCGGACTTGAACGTAAATGGCGGAACACCAGAAATATTAGGCGTATATTCATATAAAGAGCAATTTTCCCAAAGTCCTTTTTTAATACTCATTGAACTTGGCTGAATTGTTGTATTCACCATTAAAGTGTTACTTCCCTCTACTGTTGAAATATTGACACTTGAATTAGTGAGATTTATTTCGTCTGCGTATGAGCCAATTTTCATTAACGGTTCGTTGACGGCCGCGGTTTCGGGTGTTGCTAAGACATACCAAATGGTTACAGGAGTTCCTGCTGCGTATTGATCAGAGAAATATTGTTTAATTGCAGCGCCAGTCGTATATCTATTGTCAAAGACAAAAACTGATGAATTATTAGGTGATGATATATGATATATATTACCATCAGCGTTTTGATATGTGTAATTATAGTGGGTACAATATCCAATTGTATAGTCTGCGGTAGTATACAAAGAGCTAATCTGAAAACGTGATAATCCGCTAACTTTTGAATATGTTACCGACTCATTTCCCGTCAGCACCAACTTCTTCACGCGCCTAGTCGATGATGACGTACCAAGATAGATGTTTGTGGTCGTGTTGCTGTAGGGTTGATATGGGAGAACGGTAGAACCTTCAACAAGCCATACCTGAGCCGTACCGTCAAGATACTATTGCGCATTGGTTCGCTCAGTAAAAATACCTATCTTAACCACTCCAGTTGAGTCGGTAGTCACAGTTACGGGGTGGTTTGTAAAGACAGTCGAGGACGTTTGCGAGCTGTTGAAATACACAGAACGATATGCATCCGCTGGAGTTGCTGTTTCGTTGCCCGTACCGTTACTAATCATCGTGTATGCGGTGTTCGGTTTAAGCTGTAATTCAAGAACATGAGGAAAAGAGTAATTTGTTATTGTGCCAGCAGGAGCATTTTTTAGGGCATTGAAGTCTAACAAATTTCCAGACTGTACATTCACAACAGGTATCTTATACCCGAATGGCTCATACTGTAAAGCGGTGTCGCCTACATTGAGCATAATAGTTGATACTATAGTTGTTTTCTTTAGAATTCGTATATATGCAGCGCCGAGAGTTGCACTATTCACAAACTAAGTATCAGATTTAAGACCATTCTTATCCCACGCACCGTCATTGTAAGTACCCAGATATGTCTTATTTACATCATATCCCACGAACCAAACAGATGTCGAACAGGTATATGTTTGCGTTGTTTCGACTGGTATATAGTCGGATAACCGATAGTCGTCAGCAGAAAACGTTGCTCCTGTAGCCCATGTAATACGCTCATTAGTCACAGTTGCCGCATTAAACAAATTTCCCGTTCTTTCACCAACACCATTTACATCAACAGGTGAACTCGGCGTTGGTGTACTCGCTTGCACAGTCTATCCTGCTATATTCCAATCCTATAGAACTCCTCCATCTGACTCAAAGCTAAATGGAGGTGTTCCAGAAAGTTCCTTTAAATCATATTTCTTGGGCTAAACTGTCTACCAACTAGTCCCATTAAATTTCTTAAATTCTTTCATTCTCTCACCATCCCACGCCTATCGCTCCATTTGGTATTGTACCTGTGGGTTCTGTACTACTTACATATAATCTTCCACCGCCAGTTAGTTCAATATAATTGGTAGCTGAGGAAGCAACACCAGTTAATTTTGTTTCAGAAGTACCAATTGAAGTTTTCTGCGCCGCGGTCACAAACTTATTAGTATGATCCGTATCATCTACCAAATCGGAAGAAAGCTTATGGGTAGAGTCAATTGCATCTTGCTTTCCATTCCAAGTTTGTTTTTCAGAAGTGGTAGTAAACTTATTTGTACTAGTCAAATCATTAACCAAATCTGCATCTAACTTATGGTCAGTATCTACTTTATCTTGTTTTGCCGCATTAACAACTTTATTCTAAACAGGATTCTCTGATGTTGTAGACATAGCATCGTCTATTTCAACAGTCATTGTACCTAAATATTCCCAGCCATTTGCTGTGTAAACATATTCAACTTTTTCTTCGTTTTGCAAGCCAACAATATAAACATCGCCCTCATTGGCTGTTGCAGGAAGGTCTTGAACCGTATCAACTGTACCGGCTATATGCATTGGGTTTGCAAGTCCTAGATCAGACCAGGACTTGTTACCGCTTAGTTCAACACCATTAATTTTGGGCTTATTTTTGAGTTCAGAATATTCTTTACTGAACTCCACATCAAAAGGATTAAACCACATTAAACCTCACCTCAGTAGATAATATAGAACTTCATATCTGAAATGCTTTCGTCGAAAGTTAGAGAATGAATTTCTAAGAAGTTTTGAGAATCGAGATAAGGGGAAAAGAATTTGCCAGTTGAAGGAACTTCAAGTGGACTTGAATTTATTTTAAAAGTTGTCCCTGCCGCCGCCTCAAAAGCAACGAAATCAAGAATAAAACGAGAAGATTGAATTCGATGTTCCTCGTTTAGGATTTTATAGATTTTTGGGACAAGGTCCTCATTAGCTTCTGCGCTAAGAGTTATTGTTCTATATACAGGAATCATAGTATCCCTCCTTTGAGTTAAACTGCCGCAGAACGACAGTAGATTTCATTTCCATTACCGACCGTTATCGGGTTGGTTTGTGCAAGCCAATCTTCAATGGTTGCATACCAAGTATATGTACGTGTTTCGTCTTGAGAAGTTGATGGAAGAGCTGTGCCGTCGGCGTAGGTTGCATATTCAACATAGTTATACGACGATGGACTAGGATAATTAGACGCTTTTGTGTATGTGATATAAGTGCCAAGCGGGATGTAAATTATGCAGTCTGTAGGGATGCTTGTCCACGCACTGAAGCTTGACACCGTTGGCGGGGTTTCGCCTATAAATCTTATGTAGCCTAGGCCATAGCAGTTCTGGAATGCATAATGACCTATGCTTGTAACCTTGCTCGGTATGGTTACAGAGGCTAATGCGGAGCTGTTGGAGAATGCATAATTATCTATGCTTGTGACACTGCTTGGTATAGTTATAGAGTTTAGCGCAGAGCAGTCCTGGAATGCATTGCCCTCTATCTTTGTAACGGTGCTCGGTATGATTATGGACGTTAGCGCACGGCATCCAGAGAATGCAGTACTACCTATGCTTGTAACGTTGCTAGGTATAGTTACAGAGGACAGTGCATAACAGTTCTGGAACGCATAAGCACCAATATCTGTGACACTGCTCGGTATGGTTATAGCGTTTAGCGAAAAGCAATTCTGGAACGTGTATGTGCCTATGCTTGTGACCTTGCTAGGTATAGTTATGGAGGTTAGTGCATAGCAGCTAGTGAATGTACTCGCACCTATGCTTGTGACTTGGCTAGGTATGGTTACAGAGGCTAGTACATAGCAGCCGCCGAATGCACTAGCGCCTATACTGGTGATGCTGCTTGGTATAGTTACAGAGGCTAGTGCAAAGCAATTCTGGAATGTATTAGTATTTAGGCTGGTAACATTATTCGGTATGGTTATGAATTTTAACGCAGTGCAGCCATAGAATGCATAACTACCTATGCTTGTGACGCTGCTAGGTATGATTACGGACGTTAGCGAATAACAGCTCTGGAATACCTTATTATCTATGCTTGTGACATTGCTGCCAATACGCACCTCATGAACTGTTCTCATATAGACAGCGTTTTGGTCGGTGGTTGTTCTGTTTGCTGTTAACAATAGAGGTCCTTTAGCGCCATTGTGCAAAAAACTCATACTGCCTGTAACCTCTAGTGCAATAACATAATCGCCAGCAGTAGCATACTTGTGAGATTTGAGTACTGCTGCAGATACCTTAGACCCAGTCATAGTATCATGCTCTGAACCATCACCCCAGTCAACATCGACTGAACCGTTAATACCTAATCCAAGATACGGTTCAAGCCTACCATCACTAAGAGTGATATAAATCCTAGTCTTGCCGTCTGAGGTATTATACATCTGTCCAATATTAAGTTTACCATAATTAGCCACATAAGCCTTAGCGTCTGCTAAAGACCAGTTCCAGCCTTGAGCAGTTAAACCTTCGTGGGAAGGATTAGCAGGCATTGCAGATAAGTCGGCAAACTCTGAAGCAGAATAGTTATAAAGAATTGTGCCGTCATAGTCATAAAAAATAACGTCCATTGCTGAACCAGAAGATGAGCCTGAGACATCTACAGTAATAGTAGAATAGCCATCTGCGTTTTCTTCTTTAGCAGAATAAGTTCCATTTTCTGTAATTGTTTTATTTATCAACTCTGGGCCGCCACTTTTATCAGAGTAAGTTTTTGAAAAATAAGACGGCTCTAGAGTACTATCGAATCCTTGATTTATTAAAGGAAACATTTTAATTCCTCCTTTATGAATTGTTAAATATAAATTCTAAGGTTTACTGTTTTTGATTAATTATGAAACTAATTTATGCAGTATAAAATTATATCAACGCCTTGATCTTGAGCGATTATAAATGTTAAAAACATAGACGGCATATCGCGACCAACAATATCAAAACAGTTTGTTTGTAAAACAATTGCATCAGTCAATACTACGTCCGTTCCTGGACCAAGATATCTTATGTCGTCTTTAAATGAATAAACTATATTTAAAGGCTGCTCGTAACCATAAAGGTTAACTTCACCGATAATGCTTTTACCAGAATTAAAAGCAGAGGCTATTTCCGCATACGTATGATTAATAGTTGGGTCACTAGGTTCTGGAACATTAATCACAACTTCATACGTTTCAGGCACTGGTGTCGCTACATTAACTGTAACACTAGAATATCCATCAGCGTTATCGTCCACTGCATTATATGTATCATTTTCAGTTATAGTTTTACTAATAAGAGTAGGCTCAGAAATAGTCTGCTTTGTTTCTGTTAAATAAGCAGGTTCAATTGTACTGTCCTTGCCTTGATTTATAAAAAGTTCCATTTTGACCTCCTTTAATATTTAGCCGTCCAGAATGACGGTATTTATGTTGGATGTGCTCTTTTCTTTCTGATACTATTTTTGAAAAATACACGTTTTATTTTTGATTATTATAAAGTGAAACAAAAAACTCATCAGTAAATGACTCGGGATTATTCCATATCACAAGTAAATATACATCAACTACTGTTTCCGATACTTCAGCGGTAATTTTACATTCTACAGCTATATTACCACTGTTGTTGATAAAACCATTTCCAGCAATAACAGAAGATATTACCATTCCTTCTGGATAAGTAAAATCAAATACGGGAACTAAATTTTTACCGCTATTAAGAGCCGCCATTAATTCAGCGTAGGTTTTTGTTGCACTTGTGACCTCGGGCCTTCCCATTTCAGGGAGGTTTATTGTAAATCCAACCTCGAACGTCTCACTAGGCGCAGGGGTTGTACCATTCTTAGAGCCCATTTCTGCCAAATACCCAGGTTCAACAGTACTATCTTTACCCTAATTTATAAAAAGTTCCATCTTCTCTCACCCCAAATTTTTCTTTCCTTTAACTTGTGCCGCGGTAGCAGCCAAATCCGCAACATTTACCTTTCCGTCTCCATTAACATCTGCTGCTTTCTATTGTTCTTCAGACAAAGGCTTCTTGCCCTTAACGTGTGCGGCAATCATTGAAACGTCTGTTACATCAACTTTTCCGTCTCCATTAACGTCGCCCTTAACAACACTTTCAGGCTCTTTATTATCTTCTTCGCCAAGAACCTTTGTTTGGTCTTTAGCTCTTAAAACTCCGAGAACAGGATTACAACCATCGTTAGCCGCGCTACTATTAAAATAATGTTTAACAAGTTGAGTTTTTTCTCTTTTTCCAAGAGTATTCTATTCCAAAGAAACAAACCAATCAATATTACCTTCACCATTTCCGATAGCAACGTGACCCCAAGTGCCGCCGCCCCAAATTACAACGTCTCCTTTTTGAACAACGAGTTCTCTTGTATTTGGAATTCTATCAAAATTTTCAACTAATGCGGGATAGCTATAGAAATTGTTGTAAAGGTCTCTTGCACCAGTGCACCAAACGCCAGTAATATCAAACAAATCTTTCCAATACTGGTCAGCAACGTCAACGCACTGATATCCTGCTACACCGTCATAATCAATTCCTACGCCCAAATAAGCCTTTTCAAATTCATCGTAGCTATGATATTTACTCATTCGTCATAACCTCCTTTCCTATTTCATTAAAATATCGTTTTACTTCCTTGACATCTTCTTCTTTTTCAATTAAAATTTTAACAAAAGAATTGATTTTAAAAGCTCCAGAAAGAAGGCCTATCATTGACTTTCCATTAATCATTCTCTCGTCTTCTGTTATTAAATATAAAGAAGAAGAAACTTTATTTAAATTCCAGTTTAATAGTGCCGCGGCACGACCCCATAGATTGGTATTTAACTTGTACTTAAGAGTATACATAATAATTCCTCCTTTAGGTCATAAACAAAGCAAAAATTTGACTTTATTATTTCTTTATGTTATACTTAAATAAAGAAAATAAGGGGGTTTAAAAATGGATAAAGTACATAATAAACTTGCACATTATAATTTAAATTTAGATTATAAGGATTCTCGTGATATTGAAACTAAAACTAATCTTTTAATCAATACCATTATAAATAATTTTGTAGATATTCTTAAATCTAAAAATTTAAATGAAGTAAACTTTGTTTATGAATATAATGATGATTTATTAAGTTTGATTGGATATCATATTTTATTAAATATTCAATCAATTATACCAGAGTTTAATTTTAAACTTTATGGTAAAAAGAAAAGAACTAAAAAGTTTTTAGTTAAAAAACAAAAGTTCTGTTCTAAATGGGAATTAAGAAGAAAGAAAGAAAAGACTTTTCTAATTTCTAGTTTTAATCCTATTTATAAAGTAATTAATCAAAGATATTCATCTAACGAAATAGTATCATTAAGATATGATTTATTAGGAAGGTTTACACCACAGGAAATACAAACTGCACAGCTATTTTACCATATTGGATATATAAAAAATGATTTACTTTGTAAAAAATTTATAAAAGAAAGAGAAGATTTTGCCGCTTGGGTTGATAAGCCTGAACTTAAATCTAATGAAAATATTATAGACTATTATGGTTATGATTATCCTTCAAGAGTTATTGTAGCTTGGCTTGATGATGATATTGAAAATGATATAAGAATAATGCAAGATTTACAGGATGAGGAAGGTTTAGTTTTTTATTTCTTTGATAAAGAGCCTGAAATCCTTTTCGATACAACTTATAGTTACCTTATTAAAAGAAAAACTAATATACCGAGCAAAGTTTTTCTTAATATTAATGAATATGATATACCAAGAATTTTAAAATATAAATATGGAAGAGATTTTATAGCAAAAGGAAATTGGAACATAAGAGATTACATGAAGTTGGAGGAATAATATGAAAGTAGTTATAGTTAATGGTCAAGGTGGCGTTGGAAAAGCTTTAACAAATGATACCATTCTACCAACCCCAACTGGCCCTTGTGCCGTAAAGGACATAAAGGTAGGAGATTTTTTATTTGACCGAGCAGGAAAACCAACTAGAGTATTAGGCGTTTTCCCTTAGGGGGAACGAGAAGTTTATGAAGTTAGCTTTAAAGATGGTAGAAAAGTAAAATGTTCAAAAGATCACCTATGGAATATTCATAAGTAGAGTTGGCATCGTAAGTCATCAAAAGATAAATTTATGCCTTACTCTACGTAGGATATTCTAAAAGAAGGAGTAAAGATTGATGACAGAGCAGGATATCGTTTTAGTATTCAATGCTCTGAAGCAGTAAGTTATAAGGAGAAAACTTTAGACATACCGCCATATGTATTTGGGGCTTTTTTGGGAGATGGGTGCTGTACACAAAAAATACTTACACTGTCCTCTAATGACATAGAAATAGTAAACAGAGTAAATGAACTATTGGGTAATAACGGTTATAAAAAAACAGAAGAAAATGGATATGGTTGGCGATTTTATTGTTCTAATAAATAGTATAATAGTAATAATGTTAAAATGAAGTATTTTTAGACAGAAACTTTTTTTGAAAAGTATAAAAATAATATATGTTAGTATAGTTATAACAAATCTATTCCAGATGATTATAAATATAGTTCATTAGAATAGAGATATGAACTAATACGTGGATTAATGGATACTGATGGCAGTATTGATAATAAAGGACGGACACGTTTTACTTCAGCTAGTTATTAGCTAATTTTGGATGTAAAAGAAATTCTAGGATCTCTGGGATATATTTCTACAATTCATGAAGATAAACGAGAGAATAAATATACTCAAGGTTGCTATGAGCTAGATATCAATATAGATAATAAAGAAAAAGAAAAGTTATTTTTTCTACCTAGGAAAAAAGATAGAGCAAAGAATCTTCCTAAATCTACTTTTAATTATCAAAGAACACGAATTGTAAATATTAAATCATTAAATTATAAAGCTCCTATGACTTGTTTTTTAGTTGATAATGAAGAACATTTATTTTTAGCTAATGACTTTGTTGTAACCCATAATACTACGTTTGAAAACTTTGTTTATGATTATGGTTCTTAGTAGGGTTATCAATTTTATATAACCTCAATGGTTAGTTTTGTTAAATAGGAAGCAGAAAAACTTGGCTGGCGCGGCGGTAAGTCAATGGAAGATAGGCGTTTTCTTTCAGATTTAAAGGACGCTTTAGCAAAGTGGAATGATAGTCCATTCTAGGATATAATTAATACAATTAATAAATGTGAAAATTAGAAATTTGATTTTATCTTTATTGACGCTCGTGAAGCAGAAGATATTGAGAGAATAAAAGAAAGCTATCCCAATGTAACAACTCTCCTTGTTAAGCAGCCGTCCTGTGATTTATAGACTTATGGTAATCACGCTGATGATGGAGTATTTGATATTTAGTATGATTGGATAATTGAAAACAACGGGACTCTTGAAGAACTCCGCGCCGCGGCCCTAACATTCTATGAGGCTATTGCAAATGAAGAATAATTTCTTAGCTACTGACCCATAGGCAGTTAATGATTTGCTTAGTAAAATGCCAGAACTAAGAGAAAGAGGATTAAAAGTTCTAGAACCCGCCGCTGGCAATGGAATTCTTGCTGATAGGTACAAATTTCTAACTCGCAATGAAATAGATATGTTTGATATTGAGCCGCGGCGCGACGATATTGAACAATATGATTATATGAAGTTAGATTGTAGAGGAAAATATGATTTAATTTTAACTAGTTTTCCTTCTGAAATGGCGGATAAAAACAATCCAATTGGATATAGTTAGCTTTTAAGAAAAGCTTTAATAGATGTTAAATATGGTGGCTATGTTGCGAATTTTTAGAAGTTAGCACAATTGGAAAGCAAGTAGAGATATTAGGATATTTATGGAAAATATAAGCCATATAAGGTTTTGATTTATAGTAGGAGAATTAACTGCTATAAAAATGGGGATTTAAATTAGAAAGTTTAGGGCGCAGTTGCTTATTCTTGGCTTGTTTGGCACAAAGATGAGAATGGGTTTTTCTCGAACGAAACAAAATTGGATTGGATTTACTAAAAAGAAAGAGTTGGCAAAACCAACTCTTTTTTTATTCTTCAAAATAAACAACCTATTCAGTTAATATTCTTTCTTTCATTTCTGACGTAAGTTTACTGTCTTCTGCACTACTAAGCATATTTTCAATTTGTCCACCATCAGTATAATAGTTAACGGAAATTAAATTAAACACATATTTTTTTGTTCCTAAATTAGTAACATCTTCAAATAAACTATATTCTATTAAATTTAATTTTTCTAACCAACAAAGACTTAATATTATTTTCTTATTATTATCAACTTTTTTACTCATTTTTAAAAGCTCTCTTAAGTCCTAAAGAGTAAAAAGTCTTTCTGGCGATTTCATATAACAAAAATGTTCTTGCATATTAGCTAATAATAAATAAAGCTTCAGTTCAATTTCATCAACAAGAAAAACATTTTGTAGTTTGTCTACTGTTTCTCTAGGAATTATTCTATAAAGTTCTCCTTTTGGTATTTTGTAAAATCCACTTGAATACTTTTTTCTAGCCATAAATTTCTTATTCCATTCTTGCTGAGAGAGAAATTTGTCCTCAAAATCTTGCGGCCCCTAATACTAAATTAATTTATTGTCTTCAAGTAATTTCCAATATTTTTTAATTGTTTCTGAATGCATTCCTAATAATTCATGAATTTTATTGATTGAGAAGTTATTCTACATAAATTCACGAGGTTTATCTCTCCCGCAAAATTTTGAAATAGAAACTAAATAAAGATAGAGTCTCATAGAGTTCTACTAGACTTTTCTTTCTTCTGATACAATCGGTAGTCCATCTTTTTTAACCTAAGCTAAATTGTTTTTCATTTTATTCACCTCAAAGATAAGTAATTGAAGATTTTGATTAATCTAAAATTTTCATTCTTCATTCTCGTATACTAATTTTTCAAAAAAGTATACTAATTTTTCAATTTGGTTTACTCATCTTCAATTTGGTATACTAATTTTATCAATTTGGTTTACTCAATTTTCAATTTTGTTTACTGGCGGAAGCATGTATATTATAAGTCTTACTTTCTTTTAAAAAGAAAGTAAGCAAAGAAATCTTCTTTGTCGGGCCAAAGAAGCAAAGCCCGCTCACCGCTTCGCGGCTCGCAGAAAATTGAGAAAAAAAGAAAATAGAAAATGTTAATACTTAGTATCAGAAAATGTTAATACTTAGTATACGGTTAAATTTTTCTGCTTCTTTTGCGCCGCCGCCTCAAAACTTTAGAAAAAATTTTAACTTCTCAATGGTAGGGCGGCACAGCGTAACTTTTGACTTATTTAAAAAATTTTATTATAATTAAAACAAAAGAAAAAAGGAGGAAAAAAGAATGAATATTATAGAAATATAGAAAGAACTTAGTGAACATTTAAAAAGAAATCCAACAATTGAAGAATTTTTCAAAAATTTACCAGACAAATATAAGGAAAAAGATTGGAGTTTAGTTAGTATTAAACTAACTAATAAGAATAAAATTGAAGCAATTTATTATAGTCCAGAGGATTATGAATCCTATTGCTTTGTAATAGGTGATATAGGAAGAATGGAGGGAAAAGGTTAAAAATGAAAATTAACCCCGTTTCGACAATGTGTGCAAATTGTGAATATGCTAGAAAAGCGGAAAACTCTGGTTATGTCGGATGTGCTGCCGCGCTTAAGAAGTTAAGAGAAGATTATTCAAGCGACACATTATTTTCTTTTTATGAAAGGAGCGTAATGTCGACTGGCTGGGTAGATTTGAGAGCAAGACCCAATAGTAAAGATAGCAGCGGAATGATAACGAATGGAATTCCATGCTTTCATCCACAAGATAGTTGTAAGCATTTTGAAGTAAGGAGGGATTTGAGTGGCGATATATGAATACTTTACTGACGGAGCCGCGACAATGAAGAAGAAGAATGGTGAATATGTTAGAGAAGCTGGCGGTTGGGCATGGATACTTGCTGATACTAAAGATAATAAAATATTGGAATATAAAAAAGGCAATTTTTTACAAACAACCAATAATTATTGTGAACTATATGCAATACATGACGTTTTAAAAACTCTTTTAAAAAATAATACTTCTAATTCAGAAATTTATATATATTCTGATAGTGCATATTGCGTAAATATGCTAAAAAGTGATGGTTGGATTTATTCTTGGGCTAAAGCAAATTGGAAAAGAAAAGGCGGAAAAGATATAGAAAATTTATCTCTTATCCAGCACTTGTACATGGAAAAGAAAAATCTTGAACAACTTTTAAATACTATAAATTTTATTAAAGTTCAAGGTCATAGTAATAATATTTTTAATAATATGGCAGATAAATTGGCAGTGGAGGCGAAAAAAGATGCGGCTATGGGAAAAATTTAGTAAAGAAGAATTAGAAGAAATATTTAAAAATTCTTTTACCAAAGCAGAAATTTTAAAAAAGTTAGGATATAAAAAACTTGATAATACAAAACCAATATAGGACATATTAAATAAATATTAGTTTAATATATCACATTTATTGGGACCAGGCAATAGAACATCTATTCCAATGATTGGCAAAACTTTTGGCAGATTAACAGTCTTAGAAGAAGATGTCGAATATCCTGTGATACATAACTTAACTAAAGGAAAATATTATAAATGTCAATGCTCTTGTGATAATAAAACAATCATAACCGCATTAGGAAACAATCTTAGAAATGGGTCTACTAAATCATGTGGATGTTTAATCAAGGATTTAAATAAATAGAATGTAATACCAATGATTGGTAAACAGATTGGACATTTAACTGTTTTAGAAATAGATAATAACTATAAAATAAAAAATAATATCAAATCATCTTCATACTTTTATAAATGTAAATGTGATTGTGGTAAAATTATTACAATTAATGGTAGCGAATTAAGACGTAAAGAACACAACCAAATATCTTGTGGATGTATTTTATCTAAAGGAGAATAGAAAATTAAAGAAATTTTATCATTTTTACAAATTAACTTTAAATAGCAATACACTTTTGAAAATTTAAAAAGTAATAAGGGTTACAATTTAAAATTTGATTTTGGTATTTTAGACGCAAATCAAAAATTATTATGTTTAATTGAGTTTTAGGGAAAATAGCATTATGAAATAATACCACAATGGAAAGATGAAAATAAATTTTTAATTTAGCAAGAAAATGATAATCTCAAAAGAAAATATTGTTAGAAATGCAATATTCCTTTGATAGAAATTCCCTATTGGGATTTTAACAAAATTGATGAAAAATATTTAAAGGAGAAGATAAATGAATATAGTAATTGATAATTTTGACTTTTTAAATATGCCCGCTATGAAGTATTGGTCGTATGCGTCTTCAACCCCCATAAGTAAACGTAAAATAGAAGCAAAAGTGCTAGTTGAATCTGGCGAGTATTATGGAAGTATAAAGCGAGACGGCGTTTGGGAAATGATTATTAAAGATATGGAAGGCAATTTTTATGCTCGTAGTAGAACAGAATCTGTCAATGGAGGATTTGCAAATAAAGCAGATTTTATTCCCCAGATAATTGAAGAATTAAATTGTATTCCAAATGGGACAGTATTGATAGGAGAAATTTATTTTCCTAATAATGAAGGAAGTCGAAAAGTAACCTCTGTATTTAATTGTTTAAAAGATAAATGCCTTGAAAGACAAAAAACAAAGGGATTTTTACATTATTATATATTTGACATATTAGCTTATAAAGGCAAGTCTTTAATCAATGAACCTTTTGAAAAAAGGATAAACCATTATCTTAATTATGAATTATTCGATGTATTGCAAAATAATAATTATATTGAGGTAGCAGAATATAAAGAAGGAGAAGAGCTTTGGGAATTGTATGGAAGCACGATTGCTTTTGGCGGCGAAGGTATTGTAATTACAAAGAAAAATGCAGTTTATTCTCCAGGAAAGAGGCCATCTAAGGTTACATTAAAACTTAAAAAAGAGCTAGCTAATACAATAGATGCTTTTATTGATGGAAATTACAAGCTCCCAACAAAAGAATACTCAGGAAAAACTCCTCTTGACCAGTGGCCATATTGGTTTAATGAAAAAACAGGTCAGCGTTATACAAGTTGTCAGTATAATGATTACTTTCTTGGAAAACCATTAACTCCTGTTACAAAGCCTTTCGCGCTTGGATATGCTGGCTCAATATCCTTTTCTGTAATGAAAGATGGAAAACCTATCCATATTGGTTATATCAGTGGTGTACCAGATTCTATGAAATGCGGCATCGCTAAGGAACCTGAAAAATGGATTGGTAAAGTCTTTGAAATTTCTGCAATGATGGTTGAAAAAATTGATAATAACTATTCTCTTCGTCATGCAATTGTAGTTCAAGAAAGAAAAGACAAAAGACCTGAGGATTGTGAATTTTCTCAAATAGAAAACAATGTATAATTGAATTTTTTAGAGGAACTCAAATTAAATATTACTTTATTATAGAGGAAGAATTGTGGACTTCCTCTATTTTACTATAATAAGAGAGGTGAATGAATTGTTTACTTTTAACCCCGCCAATATAGAAGAGCCGCCAGCCCATACAAAAATTTAGGTTCGTTGTTGTACTTGTGCCAAGAAAAATGTATGTGGACTTCGAACCGATTATTTAAAAACAGCAACCTTAATTGAGAATATTCTTGGTAATCCACAAAAAGATAGAGAATTAGTTTGCGATTATGGTTTCACTGGATTGGATTTTGAAGAACAAATTTTCCCAAGTCAAATTCAAGTTGAACCGCAAAAAGAAGGAGACGAACCCTTAACAGGAAACTACATTAATGCAAAATATAAAAATAAAGATAAAGTTAAGCTTCTTTATGAAGTGGAAAAATATTTTGTAATGTTTGTCTTCACTTGGAGTTATGAATTTGAACGCTATGAATTAACTTATAGCAAAGAAATTTATTTTGGAATTCCATTTACACTATCTTAGGAGACGATCAATAGTTTAATAACTCCTCTTATACCCTGGAGAGAAGAACAGATTAGAAAAGAAGAAGAAGAAAAAGATAAGGATATTATTAATACAACTTTATTTTCTTGTGATTTGCGTTGTAGTGAATATGAATTTGACAAGAAACAAAAGAACTGTGAGATAACTGAAGATTATCATCATATTGCAACATATCATAAAGAAGATTCTCCCGTGCCATTGTATAAAGATTATTACTGGCCTCATCCAATTGCATATCCAGTCTTTATTCCAAGTGATGTCAAGCCTAACCCCGCGCCGCCCCACAGAAGAGGCGATGATTGTGACTGTTAATGAACCTTCAAGGGGAGAAAGAAAAATAATGGAACTCCTACATTATGGAGGTCTGAAATTTCAAAGAGAAGTTAGCTTTGAAGGTTTAGTAGGTAAAAAGAAAGTTCCTCTTCGTTTTGATTTTGCAGTTTATAATTCACAAGGTTAGCTTTTAGTTTTAATTGACTTCGATGGTGAATAGCATTTTAAATATGTTAAATATTTTCACAAAACAATAAGTGGATTTAAACGCGCGCAAGAGAGAGATAGAATTAAGAACAAGTACTGCTTAAAACATAATATACCTTTAATTAGAATTCCTTTTTGGGATTTAGAAGACTTAACCTTAAATAAAATTTTTGGTACCGCGGCGTATCGAGTTGAAAATATATATCATAATGACTATCTTGCTCGATAGTTGGAGGTGAGGAAATAATATGGCGGCATTTTTAGCAATTTTTGAAACTATTGGTTCTGTTGTTGGAATTATTATTACTTTAATTACTTTTTTTGGTTTGATTTCTAAAAAACCCAAGGAAGCTTTTAAGAGAATTATTAGAGAAGAAGTTAATAATGCTAATGAAGAGCTAAAACTAAAAATTTTAGAATTAGAATCATAGGCAAAAGAAAGATTTGATAAGATTGATATTAGAATCAATCAAGCAGATGAAACAGATATTGTTCTTTTAAGAAATACTATTACGCACATTTATATTAAGTATAAAGATACTAAACGAATTCCTCACTATGAGAAAGAAAATGTTATGTACCTTTTTACCCAGTATAAAATTTTAAACGGCAATTCGTATGTTGCGCAAATTGTAAAGATGATGGAAGACTGGGAGGAAATAGTATAAATGATAAAGGTAGGAAATAAATATTGGGATGAAGAAGAAGTAAAAAGAAAGAAGTCAAGATAAAAATCTTGACTTCTTTTTTTGATTTTGCTATAATATTAATAGAATGAAATGATTCAGATAAAATCAGACTAAAAGCTTAGAGCAAAAAGCTTAATTCACTACTTATTAAATGATTCGAATAAAATCAAATTATTCTATCGAAATAAATTAAGGAGGAATTATATGACAATAACTTTGTATTCAACTCATTGTCCCAAGTGTACCGTTCTTGAAAAGAAGCTTACTAATAAAGGCATTGACTTTGAAGTGTGTGATGATGAGAAAATTATGGAGTCCTATGGTTTTACAACTTTACCTATGTTACAAGTTGATACGAACTTGATGGATTTTAGTACAGCTATAAAATGGGTAGGTGAATATAGTGCAAATTAATATTAAAACTTCTAAAAATTTTGTTACTCAGTGGAATAAAATGTAGAGTGAATTTGGTACTGAGCTAGCCTCATTAAATGGTTTCGGTGACGAACAACTCTCTTATGGAGATTTTATTGATAATTTTATTGATGAGAAAGTTGTTGCTGACAGCAGTATTGATGCTAACAGTAATGTCCGTAGAAAAGATATCGTGACTTTGCTTTCTGAAATGCCAAAACCTCATAGAAAACTTATGGCTTTTCATAAGATTTACTACGAAATGTAGAAAGAATATGGCTTTAAGATAGCTAATGATTGGTTCCGCAGAGAATGGATTGGAGAAATTTATCTTCACGATGCAGACACCTCTACCTTTAAACATTACTGTTTCGCTTATGATTTGAAGGAACTTGCAGAAAAAGGACTTTTCTTCCTTGAAGATACCTTTAATCCTCAGCCGCCAAAGCACTTAACTACCTTTATTGACTTTGTTAAGGAATATATAAATTTTGCTAGTAATAGAAGCTCAGGCGCGGTTGGACTGCCAAACCTTATTCCTTATATGTATTACTTTTGGTATATAGATAAAAAGCAGGGCTATCTTGGAATTGTTGATTGGGATAAGTACGCTAGACAGAATATTCAGAGATTTATTTATGCAGTGAATCAACCTTGCGTAAGGGATGGTCAACAATCTGCATTTACAAATACTTCCGTCTTTGATAGAGAATACCTTGTAGCTCTCTTTGGCGGCGCAGAGTTCCCTAATGGAGAATTTATGATTGACCATATAGAAGGAATTATGGAGTTCCAGAAAACTTACATGGAAGTAATGGGTAACATTAGAAATGAAAATATGTTTACATTCCCTGTAAGTTCAATTTCTTTGGTAAGAAAGAATGGAGAATTTGCTGACGAAGAATTTACAGAGTGGGCAATTAAGCATAATATGCTATGGCTTGACAGTAATTTGTTTATAGACAGTGATGTTACAAGCTTGTCTAATTGTTGCCGTCTTAAGAGTAACATTAAAGACCTTGGGTATTTTAATTCAATAGGCGGAACAGCGCTTAAGGTAGGTTCTGTAAAGGTTAACACAATTAATTTGGCAAGACTTGCTCTTGATACAAATTCCAAAGAAGAATACTTGAAAGAGCTTAAAAATAGAGTTCTTTGTAGTATTAGAGTTCTTCACGTTGTTCGTCACATTATTCAGAGAGATGTGGAAAAAGGGCTTCTTCCTAACTTCACTCATGGACTAGTAGACTTTGAACATTTGTATAATACCATTGGCTTTATTGGTATCTATGAAACCATGAAGAAATTTGGCTTTACTTATCAGGACAAGCTTGGTAATACTTATTATACAAAAGAAGCTGAAGACCTTGGAAAGAAAATTTTTGAAACTATTAGAGAAGTAGCCGACGAATTCATTAAGGAAAATAACTGCAATTATATGATTAATACAGAGCAGATTCCTGGTGAACAAAGCGCCGCCAAGCTAATGAGAAAGGATAAGTTTTTCTATCCAAAGGCAGATATTTACGACTTGCCTCTCTATGGTAATCAGTTTATGCCTCTTGGTATTAAAGCAACTTTGAATGAAAGAATAAGAGTGCAGGCGTTGTTTGATAGTTTCTGCAATGGTGGTAGTATCCTTCATGCCAATATTGATACTCCTTTTAAGAGCTATGAGACTGCTAGAAAAATGGTCGAGTATATTGCAGACCAGGGTGTTACCTATTTTGCTTTCAACACCAAAATTCAAGCCTGCGAAGATAATCATGCTTTTTACGGAACAACCTGCCCAACCTGCGGCAAGCCTATGGCAACTGAATATACTCGAGTAGTTGGTTTCTTAACTCCTATTAAGACATGGACTAAGGATAGAAGAAAGGAATATACAATGAGAAGATGGGAGCCTATTAATAATGACACTTCTAACACCTAATGACCTCGAAAGAATAAAGGAAATTGGGCGTAAACTTCAAGGATTAAGACTCGTTGGTGGACCAGTAGATGATGTTGGTCCACTTCGAATTACTATGGAAGATATTACGCCGCCGACCAGAGAGGAAGAGGAAAAGATTTTGAAAGAATTTGCAGAGACTTTAAAAGAGCTGGCGAAGGAGAGAGAAGAAATTACCTATCCTCCAAAGCTTTTTCTACCAGAGGAAGAAATTGAACGGTTTATAGAAGCTGGATATCCTGCTGATTCACTTTTTCCTTTGCCAGAACAAGCTGGTACAGAGGAGGATTATTTTAAATGATAATTGAAAATATAAATTATGATATAATTAAAGACTGTGCTTTACGATTAAAATACCTCAAAGATTTTTTCTTCTCTACAAATATTTATATTATTAACAAAGAAGATGCCGATAAAATCTCTTTATTAATAAGAGCCATAAGCGGTATTTGTCCATCAATAAGAAATGGACATATTTGCTTTATTAATAAAAAAAGTAGAATTGAAATTTGGTATGGAGACGGTCTTAAAACTATAGGTCGTTGGTCGCGAAGCAATTTAGCAATAGTTGATACTGAAACGACTTTAAATGAAATTTTAAATTTGTACTTACCAACCAATAATTTAAAACCAAATTATGGCACTTATTATTATGATGTAGAAAATTTTGACTATTTTAAAGAATGTTTTGAGAGAGATTTAGATAAACAACAATTTTATATTCCAACAATAGAAAATGAGATTTGAAGGAGAATGAAAATGGAAGACAGACTGATTGAACTTGTTAGTTTGGCGGAACAGCGAGGGTATTTTAAACCCTCGCCAAAAGAAATTATATATTTAGGTTCTTTACCCTATACAGTTAATGAGGCTGGAATATATGTTGAATATCATGAAGACGCTCACGCTGCTACAGAAATTATTAAATTATTAATTCCTTCAATGAGTAAAGAAGAAATAAAATCGTTTATAGAAGAAATGGAAGTTTTTATAAAAGAGAAGGAGAAAGAAAATGATAATAAAGAATCTGATTGACGAAGACTTTGTTAATTATAAAAAGCCATCAATGTTTATTGGAGCAGTTTCTTGTTCCTTTAAATGTGATAAAGAGTGCGGCAAGCCAGTATGTCAGAATTCTGAGCTTGCCAAAGCTCCTATAATTGACGTAGAAATTAATGAAGTTATAGAGAGATATTTAAATAATCCTATTACAGAAGCTGTTGTTTGGGGCGGGCTTGAGCCCTTTGATGATTTTTTAGACCTGAAAGATTTTGTAGGATATTTTAGAAAAGTAAGTCAAGATGATATAGTTATTTATACTGGTTATTATCCAAAGGAAATATTAACTAAGCTTTATTATCTTTGGCTTTTAAGAGGTGAAGGAAATATAGTAATAAAGTTTGGAAGATTTATTCCTGATAGACCTCACAAATATGATGAATTACTGGAAATCGAATTGGCTTCTGACAATCAGTTCGCCTTAAAAATAACTGATATATTCGATGATGAAGGTATTGTAATTTCCGAAGAGTATATGACCGACAAAATGAGGGAGATACTTAAAGCTTTAGGTGAAAATTATGGTTATCCTATAACAAAGGAAGAATTGCTTAAAAATAAAAATTTTAAGGAGAACTAAAATGATAATTGAAAATTTAAGTAGAGAAGAAATGATTAATTTTATTAAAAGATATTGTGTCAAAGTCATTAAAGATATCCCTGGTACTAATTTTAAAGCAGGAGAATATTATAGAGTTTATCAGGATGAGGGCGGCGGTGCACTAATAGATGATAAAGGAAACTGGTTTGATTTCTTCGATTTGCATAATCCTAGTGAATATTTGGAGGGAAAGAAATGAAAGACCTAATAATTCTCGGTAATGGCATGGCAGGAATGACTGCTGCCCTCTATGCCAAAAGAGCTAACCTTGACTTTAGATTGGTAGGAAAAGACGAATATGACTTTGGACAAATTGGTAATGCCATACTCGTTGAAAACTTTCCTTGCGCGGCCAGCCAGTCTGGCTTTGAACTTGCTAGCAGTCTACATGATCAGCTTGAGGCTAATGGTGTAAAAGTTGAGGAACATACAATTAGTAAAATAATGCAAATGTCAGATGGTATTTTTTCAATATACTATGAAGATGGAACTGTTGACTTAACTAAAAGTATAATCTATGCTCTCGGCGCAAGACATAGACAACTAAATTGTGAAATTGATAATGGTGTTAAACTTCATTACTGTGCTTTATGTGATGGAGCATTATATAAAGATAAAGTTGTAGCAGTTATAGGTGGCGGCGATGTCGCTTTCACACAAGCAGAATATCTTTCAAAGATTTGCAAAGATGTTTACATTGTAATGTGCGACCAAAATGTTACTGCCGCACCGACAACTTTTGACAGAGTTTCAAAACTCCACAATGTTCATATTTGGTATGATGCACCAGTTACTTCAATTTCCAAGGATAATGAGGGGACTTGTTGGATATGGTGTAAAGGAGTAAGAGGTCCTCTGTTTGCAGAAGGTATATTCGTAGCAATAGGAATGATACCTAATACTCAATCAATAGCACCATCCAGCCCAATAATAACCGATACATTCGGATATATTCAAGCAGATGAAAATGGCAAGACTAAAATAGATGGTTTCTTCGCCGCGGGAGACGTAAGAGCTAAATCAGTCCGTCAAGCACTTACTGCCGCGGCAGATGGAGCTAATGCAGTTAATTCTGTTATTAGATATTTAAAAAATCGAGAGTGATGATAGATGAGAAATAGAGATTGGTTTTTAAAACATTGCTTATATGATATGTTTATTTTAATGTAGGAACAAAGAGGAAATTGTATTATTGAAGATTTAACTAATACAATTCCAAAAACTTGTATTAGATTATTAAATTCTCCATTCGAATCTTGTAAAGAATGTATTTAGGATTGGCTTAATTAGGAACACGATAAATAATCTAATTACCTCGTGCCGCCCTACCATAGAATTGAATTGATCTGGCGGCGCAGGGTTGGAAGGAGAGGTTAAATTAAATGTCATTAAAATTTACTAAAGCAGAAGATTTTGATTATTATATCGAAGATTATATGTTGCAAAGAAGTACAGATGAACTTTATGTATATCTTAGATGTGGTTATACAGAAGAAGAAATGTTAAATTCAGCTTTTAGAAATGAAGTCTGTTGTGCAGACTTTCCAACTGGTGTCCTTTGGTTTGTGGATTGGTGGGAAGGGCAGCAATTTACAGAGATAGCCTCAATTATGACAAGAGAAGAACTTGAAACGATTTTAAAAGAAAAAGGAGAAGAGTTTTAATGAAGACGATTATTGAAGGTAATTTGGATGTTCTAAAAGAATATAAATATTTTGGTTGTACTCGTTGTGGTTGGGCAGGTAAAGCTGAACTCGGTGAGTATGAGTACTTTGGAAATCAAATAGAAGGAGACGATTGGAGAGTTCCTTGCCCTTGTTGTAGAACTTTTGCTTATACAATCAAAGATAAAAATATACTCGCAAGGATTATTAAGGAAGAAAATAAAAATGATAGTGATTATTGGGAAAATAGGTAAGAGGATAGAGTTTAAAACTCTATTCTCTTTTTGACTTTTTAGAATTTTTATGATATAATTATAAAAGAATAAAAAAGGAGGTTTATAAATGGAATATAGTGCTAAAGATATAGTCTCTTTGAGCGCAGGAAGAGCCTTTGGATATATTTATATAATAACAAATGATATAAATGATAAAGTTTATATTGGAAAAACTACAACCACTATAAAAAATAGATTTTTGCGTCATTGTAAAGACGGGAGAATTGATAAAAATATTCATTCTTTAGATTATAATATTCAAAGGATCGGGAAAGAACATTTTAAAGTTGCTGAAATAGAACGTTGCCCAATTGAATAGTTATCAGAAAAAGAAAAATATTGGATAAAATATTATGATAGTTATAATAAAGGATACAATTTAACGCTTGGCGGAGAAGGTAATCAACTTTTTTCAGAAAAGGAAATACTTTTAGGACTAAAAATGTATCAAGATGGTGAACCATTAAATGTTATAACTCAAAAAACAGGTATGTCATTCAACACTCTTTATAAATATTTACATGCTTATAATATACCATTAAGAGAAGAAACTAATCATCAATATAAAGCTCGTGTAGAAAACTTTAAGAAAGCTACTCGAGTAAGACAAGTAAAAGTTCATAACATAAGTTTAAATCTATATTATGATTCTAAAAAAGAAGCACTTCTTGATATGATTGAAAAAGGTTATAGCAAAGCAAAAGATTGGCATAATATTCGTGCTCCACTAGATAAAGCGTTAAAAGATAGTAGTAAAACTTTTTTAAATTTTTATTGGAGGATTATAAATGAATAATTATGATATAAACGCAATAGAAAGTCTTTCATTTAAGGAAGGTGTACAACGCCGTATTCAAATGTATCTTGGGTCCTCTACAACAGAGGGTCTTTGGCAGGGATTAAAGGAAATTATCAATAATTCAACAGATGAAGCATTAGCTGGTTATGGTAATAAAATTATTATAACTGTAAAAGAAAAAGACCAAGAATTCTCCGTTCGAGATTTTGGGCGTTCAGTCCCTTTTGGTTTTCGTGAAAATGGAGAAAATGTTCTTGTTTCAATCTTTTCAAAAGCTCACACTGGAGGAAAATTTGACCACAAGGCGTACGCTCAATCAGTAGGCACAAATGGAATTGGGTCAAGTGCTACATGTCTTTCAGCTACCTATTTCCAGGTAGAAAGTTATCGTGATGGCACCGCGGCAATAGCAAGATTTGAAAATGGAGATAATGTTTCTTATAAAGAAATAAAAACGCAAGAACCTACAGGAACTTATATCTTTTATAGCCCTTCTAAAGAAGTATTTAAAGATGCAGAAGAACCTTTAACTTATCAAAGAATTTGTGATGAAGTGAAGAATATTTCTTATTTGAATAGTGGAGTTAAATTTATTGTTATTAATAAGGATACAAATGAAGAAAAAGAATATTATTCTAAAAATGGTATTTCAGATTTTATTTTAGATAAGGTCAATTCTCCTTTAATGAAAAAACCTATTCTTTGTTCAAAAACAGATGAAACTGATGAGGTTGAAGTTGCTTTAATTTGGACAAAAGATAAAGAACAGTTTTATTGTTTTGTAAATGGTGGTTATTGTAATGATGGAGGAACACCTATCACTGGTGCGAAGACCAGTATTACTAATACTCTTAAACGTCTTATTGGAAAAGAGATAGAACCAGAATTATTCCGAAAAGGACTTTGTTATGTAATTAACTGTAAGGTAGCCAATCCTAGCTTCGAAGGACAAACCAAAAATCGTATCAATAATAGCAACTTACGTTCGCTCGCAAGTCAGGCTGTGAAAGAAGGATTGGAACAGTTTGGGAATAGTAATGAATTTAAAACTATTTCTGATATGATTATTGTAGCTCAAAAAGCTGAAAGAGCAGCAGAGCGTGAAAGGCAAAAAGTTCTCAATGCAGATAAAGACGTTGAAAAAGAAATTAAGAAAAAAGCTGTTATGGGCAGCAAGCTGAAGGATTGCCGAATTCATGATGAAAATTCAGTTTTGTATATTACAGAAGGTGACTCGGCCCTTGGCTCATTTACAGCCTCAAGAGACAGCACTTATGTTGCCGCGATGCCTATTAGAGGTAAAATAATCAATGCCCTTAAAAATCCTCTGGAAGATGTTCTTGATAATGAAGAAGTCAAAGATATAGCCAAAGCTTGTGGGTGTGGTATCCTAGAAAAAACAAATGTTAAAAAACTTCGTTATGGAAAAATTTGCTTTGCAGCAGATGCAGATCCAGATGGTTATGCGATTGTATGTTTGCTACTTGTTTTATTTTATCAACTTATGCCTGAATTAATTAAAGCAGGAAAAATTTATTGGGCACAATTCCCCCTTTATGAAGTTTATAATGGTAAACAGCGTATGTTCGCTTATGATGATGATGAGCTAGCTAAAATTATTCATGGTCACCCTAATGTTCGTTATGATAGGAACAAAGGCTTGGGAGAAATGGACTCTGATGCCTTTGCAGAGGCTGCCTTTGGTCCGAACGCCAGAATGATACAGTTTACTATGAATGACGTAGCAGCGGCACAGCATATTTTAGAGGTTCTTTTAGGAAAGAAAAATGCTGAAAGAACAGATTATATTTTTAAAAACGTTGATTTTAGTGTTATAGAGGGAGAATAAGATGTCTTATTCTCCTTTTGACTTTTTTAAAAAATTATGATATAATATAAAAAATAAAAGAAATGGAGGAAACAAATGGGTATTATTATTTCAAAAGAAATAAATGAGGCTGTTCCTGAGGCATATCTTCCTTTTAGTGCCTATGTTATTCAAACTCGTGCACTTCCAGACGCAAGGGATTGCCTTAAAACTGGCGGTAGATATATACTTTGGTCACAGTATTTTAACAAAAATACTTATGACAAAAATAGAAAAAAGGGCGCAGATATTGTTGGACCAGTAATGCACTGGAATCCACACGGTGACGCAGGTATCTGGGGAAATATTGTTCGCTTTGCCAAGCCTTTTGCAATGAGATATCCTCTTGAAGACCCGAAAGGTAATGTCGGAACTATGACGGCAGGAGATGACCATGCCGCCCCTCGTTATTTGGAGTTAAGAAGTTCAGAATTGGCTTCGGAATTTACAAAATTAATTAAGAAAGATACAATTGATGAATGGAAATTAAATTTTACAGGTGAAGATAAATATCCATCTGTATTTCCTACTTTATTCCCAAATTTTGTAAATGGTAATACGGGAATCGGTGTTGGATGCGTAAGTAGTATACCAACTTTTAATTTGAGAGAAGCTATTAATTCTTTGAAAATACTTGTTAAGGATCCCGATGCCGATTATGAAAAGATTTATATAGCACCAGATTTTCCTACTGGAGCAACAATTATAAATGCGGATGCTGTAAAAGAGTCTCTTAAAACTGGACGAGGAAATGCAATTAAGCTTAGAGCTACATTGGAATATAATTCTGATGAAAATTGTATCGAGGTTCAAGAAATACCATATCAAGTTTTTACAAACAGAATAATGGGAGAACTTGAAAAAGGAATTGAAGAAGGACGAATCCTTGGAATTAAAAGCTATTTTGATGGCACAGATAAATCTTGTGGAAAATATGGAACAAAAATAGTTATTTATTTAAATAAAGGAGCTAATGTTTCTAAAGTTTGTAAAATGCTTTACAAAGAAACTTCATTGCAGTCTTCTTTCACGATTTGTCAACTGATGCTTGAAAACGGTATAAAGCCTAGAGAATATGGTTTGAAAGACATGATGCTAGCATATCTTAATCATGCCACAGAATGTCTAAAAAAGTCTTATATTTATGACTATAAGAAACTTCAAAAGGCAATTCTAATAAATGAAGGGTTGCTAATAGCGATGGCAAATATAGATGAAGTAGTAGAGATTATAAAAAAGTCTGATAATGAAAAACAAGTAATTTCAATTTTTAAAGAAAAATATGGTTTAATCGAAGAGCAAACTAAAGCCATTTTAAATCTTAAACTTCAAAAACTAATGAAGCTTGAGGCTATAAAAATTGAAAAAGAATTGAATGAGCAGAGGGCAGAAGCTGAAAACTTAGATCAATTGATTAACAACAAAGATAAGTTTGATGAAGCTTTTATAGGCGAATTAGACAGAATTGCTAAGAAATATGGAGACGAAAGACGAACTAAAGTTTTGAATCTTCAAATAAGTAATGAAGAAGAAGCCGAACCTATTGAAAAGAAAGAACTTCTCATTTATTACACCAACCTTGGTAACATTTATACTGTTGAATCTACGACACTCATGAAGACTCGCCGCGGCGGCAAGGGCTCTAAAGTTAAACTTAGTGATAATGAAGCTATAACTAAAGTAATTAGAGACGATAATTTTGGCTCTTTACTTGTTTTTTCAAATCTTGGTAAAATGTATCATTTAAATGTTGATGATTTACCTGTAAATGGTAAAATTAATGTAGCTCAGCTTTTCGAGTTTGAGCGAGGTGAAAAGCCAACTACAATGACTACAATCAAGAAGAAAGATGAAATTAAGTATTTTACTTTTATCACAAAGAATGGTATAATAAAGAAAACGTTAGCAACAGAATATAGTCAAAAGAGAGGAAAATCTCTTAAAGCAATTAATCTTAAAGATGGTGACGAAGTTGTCGATGTAATGTTTATGAATGAAGAGAAAGTTGGAATTTTGACTTCTAGTGGAAACTTTGTTATAATAAATACAGAAGATGTGAGAGAGACTGGAAGAGCCACAGCGGGCGTGAAAGCAATTAAGCTTTCTGACGGAGACTTTGTAATTGACTCTCATATTATACCAGATAATCATCAGTATATGATTACTCTTTCGGAAAAAGGCCTAACAAAGAAAACTTCAATAGAAGAATTTCCTCTTTGTACAAGAGCAACGAAAGGTAAAAAGATTTCTGGAACTAGAGATAATGATTCAATAATCAAATTTTTGACTATCAAAGAAGATTGTGATATAATAATTATAGAAAAGAAGAGAAGTATTAAAATTTCTTCTTCTGAACTTAGACTTCTCTCGCGTGAAGCTACAGGAGTTAAGTCTATAAAAATAGAAGATAATGAACAAGCAATTGATTTGGTGGTGGAGTAGAAAGAATGACACTTCAAGAAAAACAATCTTTAATAAAAGAAAGCAAAGAGGCGGCTATTGCCGCTCTCAATGCTTATTTAGATGCAGTTTATAATTTAACTGATGATTATTTTGACGAAGAAGGAAATCTTTTGGATTATCTTTCAGAAGACGAAAAGCTTGAAAATTTTGTTAAGAGTTTAAGAAGTAATACTAAAGATTACGAAAATGTTAGAGCAAAGCTTATCAATAATGACTTTAATTTATCACTCTTTGAAATTAATATAGTGATGTTAAGTTTTTATTATATTGATAACAGATGGAAAAGTCAAATTGAGCAATTGAAAATAGCAAGAAATGAGGCTCAAAAACTTATTCATTTATTAATAGATAATGAAGAATTAAAAATTTGACTTTTACAACCGAATGTATTATAATTAATGTAGAAAATAAAACAGTAATCTACTTCTAAGGAAAATAAAGAAAAAGAAAAGATGATGTTTTATTTGTAATAAAAATTTTAAAATTAATTATTTAAAGGAGGGCTATTATTATGGCTAAGACAAAGATGACAGAAGGAAGTAGAAAGGTATTTGAGTATCTCAAGGCTGCTGGTGCAGGTGTGAAGTTCACAACTAAGCAGGTATAGGAGGCTCTCGGTTTTGAGAAGGCTGGTTCTGTAACAGGTTCTGTAACAGGTCTCGTTAGAAAGGGCTTCGCTGAAAGATTTACTGAGTCTGTTACCGATGAAAGCGGCAAGACTACAGAGGTTAAGTATTTTGCTCTTACTGAGGCAGGCGCTAACTTCGATCCAGATGCTGACGTTGAGGACTAATTTTTAACGAGGGCGAACCAAAGTATTAATAAGCGGAGTTTAATCTCCGCTTAACTTTTATTTTAATTATTTAAAAAAATTAATTTTTTAATTTATATGTGGAGGAATTTTTAAATGTTGAATATTAAGCAGGTAGAAAGTAAGAATGAATGTTATATAAGCGGAGTATTGAATGAACTTGAAATTATTGAAGGCACCACTTCTGATGGTAGAGGTTATGTACGTGGAACAGCTAAGGTAAGAGTAGATTAGGAGCTTGGCGGCAAGGTATATGAAAACATAATCCCCGTAACAATGTTTTCTATGAAGCTTAAGAAAGATGGTAATCCTAATTAGGTTGCTGCAAGAATTCTTAGTTATAAGGATTCTCTTGTATCTCTCGCTGCTGCAGAAAATCCTTCTCAGGCTTCTAGAGTAACATTGAGTGGTAAGTCTTGTAATATAGTAGAAAATATGTGGTATGACCAGAAGACTGGTCAGGTTAGATCTGGATTCCAGATTGCTTGCAACTTCCTTAACCAGAAGAGAGATTCAGACAAGGAAAAGGCTTCTTTTGAACTTTCAGGTATAATTCTTGGAACTAAGCCTGAACTCGATAAGAACGAAGAAGAAACAGGTAGACTTATTATTAATTTTGGCTTGGTTGGTTACGACGGTAGGATTGATGTTATTGATCTAATTGCCAACGATACTGCAAGAGCTCACATAGAATCTAACTGGGAAAAGGGAGACACTGTTAATGTTGTGGGCGTTATTAATGTAACTCAGAAGACTGTAACATGGACAGAGGAACAGGGCTTCGGAGAGCCAATAGAAAGAACAAGAACCGAATCTAGGAGAGAACTTATTATAACAGGTGGTTCAGCGGGCGGATTGGAAGAGTCTTTGTCTTATGACGCTGATGATGTTAAGGCTTCTCTTGCAGAAAGAAAGAATAGAATGGAAAAGACAAAGGAAAAGGCGGTTGCAACTAAATCAAGTGCCGCTCCTAAAGCTGATAACTTTGGATTTTAATTAAATCCAAAGTTAGATTAAGGAGGGATTAAAATGGCTATTGATTTAATGGCACTAGAACCTCAGCATATTAGTAAGAACCTTAAAGGTAAATTTTTAATGGTTTATTCACAACCTGGGGCAGGAAAGACTTCTCTTGCGGCACAATTTGATAATGTATTGATTGCTGCTTTTGAAATTGGTACTAACGCTCTTAATAATGTTTATGTTCAGCCTGTTAAAACTTGGCAGGACTGGAAGTCTATGGTCGGACAGCTTTGCCGCAAGCAAGAACTCCAAGCTAGGTTCGAGACGATCGCTATTGACACTGCGGATGAAGCTTGGGAACTTTGTACAAAGTGGGTTTGTAATCAAAATGGCGTTGAACGTCTTGGCGATCTCCCATGGGGATCAGGATATGACATCGCCAAAAAAGAGTTCGCTCAGACCTTTAGAGATTTAGCTTATAGCGGCTATGGTTTAATTTTTATTTCTCATTCTACAGAGAAAACTTTTAAAAATGATAAGGGCGAAGAATATACTCAAATTGTTCCTGCTCTTCCTAATCGTCCATTCGAAATCATTAATAAAATGGTTGATATTATCGCTTATATTCGAGAGATAACAGTAGGAGAAGGAGAACAGTCTCAGAGAAAACGTTATATGTTCTTGCGAGATACCATTGGAGATAGATTTCTTGCTAAATCTCGTTATAAGTATATTGTTCCAAAAATAGAACTTACCTACAAAGGACTTGTAGATGCGATTTATGATGCGATAGACAAAGAAGTAAGTCATTCGGGTGGAGAAGCCACGGAAGCAGAAAATGACTACTATCATAAAAATTTTGACGAATTAATGGAGGAGGCAAGAGAATTATGGACTAAAGTTGTTAATGCCGATAAGGTAGAAACAGCTACTAAAATTCTCGCAGAAGAATTTGGAAAACCCACAAAGTTTTCTGAAATTATACCTTCTTAGGTAGACCAATTAAGTAAAGTCCTCTTCGATATTCGTGCAATACTTTAACTATTAAAGAGAGGATTTTATCCTCTCTTTTTTAATTAGGAGTTGAATTTATAATAATGAAAATACTTGATACAAATATATTGATGTCTTATCCAAATATTATAACAAAAGAAAAAGATATAATCATTCCAACAGATGTTTTAAAAGAACTTGATGGTCTTAAATCAAATGTAAATTCTGAAGTGGCTTTTCAAGCTCGCCGCGCCGCCATAGTAATATCAAAGCATTTTAAGACCTTGAAATTTAATGATGATTTAGAAGAAACAAATCTTAAAGTTGATGATAAATTAATTGAGTTAACAAGAAAACTTGGCGGCACATTAGTAACTAATGATGTTTATCTAAAGATTAAAGCTAAAATTAAAGGTGTCGATACAATAGGGTACGGTGGCACAGAAGATTATAGTGGTGTTTACTATTGGACAATAAATCTTGATGATAAAGGTTATAATAGAGATTTGGATATAATGCTTTCAACTGGAAAGCCTATCATGGATTTAAGACAAAATCAATATTTAGTAGTTAATAATTCAAATGGTGAAAATATTGCCATTTATAGATATACAGGAAATGAATTTCTTCAGGTTACAAAACGCAATGTTATTAACAATAAATGGTATGGAAAGATTGTCGCAAGAAATATTGAGCAAATGTGCTTAATGGATGCTTTAGCAAATAAAGATTTTACTGTTGTTTATGCGGGCGGCGCATATGGTACTGGAAAATCACTTCTTACTAACAATTTTGCTTTACAAGAACTTGAAAGAAATAATATAAGAAAAATTATTTTTATTCCAAATAATGCTTATGTTGCTAATTCTATGGAGATAGGAATGTTACCAGGAGATAGTCTTGATAAAACTTTGCCTCTGGTTGGCCCTCTTCTTGATTTTTTGGGTATTGATGAAATCAATAGAATGATTTCTAGTGAGCAATTAGAGATTATTCCTATGGCTTACCTTAGAGGTCGTAATTTTGAAGATTCAATTGTTATAGTAAACGAAGCTCAAAACTTAGATAGTGACCATGTTAAACTTCTTTTAGGCAGAATAGGCAACAACTCTAGAATATTCTTTGATGGTTCTACACATCAAATCGATTCTGATATTTTTAAAAATAAGAATGGATTAAAAACATTGTTAAATGTTTCTGAATCTCCTTATAGAGATTTGTTTGCAACTGTTGAATTAAAAGAAATTGAACGTTCTAGAACAGCAAGAATTGCAGACTATCTTGATTCTATAGATGGAACGTCTATAAATAGTTGATTTTATATGAAAAATATGATATAATTTATATATAATAAGAAAGGTGGGAGATAATGGCAAGAAAGATTGATGATGAAATTATTAATCAAATCCCAATTCTTTTTGCGCAATATTAGAATAAATCGTAGGTAGCTAGAGAATTGGGAATTACTCCCTCTACGGTTAGCAAATATTTAATGCTTTACGAAGCTGCCGCACCGCAAGAGAGAAAACAAAGAGTTAAAATTACAGAAGAACTTATTGAACAAATTAACATAAAATATTGTGAATGTAGAAATATGAGCCAAGTAGCAAGAGAACTTGGAATTTCACCATCTACAGTTAAAAATCATTTAACAGAAGCAAGTTTAAAATTAAAAGACCAAGAAGTTGAAGACAGAGATGCTTTATTCTTTTATATTATAAGACTTTTTGGAATTTAGAGTGAAGAATAGCCTGTAAGTAAGTGGAATATAACTCAAATGCAAAAATTTAAAGCAAATGGTATGCCTTATAGAGGACAACTCTTGGCTTTAAAGTATTTTTATGAGGTTGAAAAAAATACAATTGAAAAATCTAACGGGAGTATCGGTATTATTCCTTTTATATGGCAAAGAAGTAAAGACTACTATGAAAAGCAGGCTAAAAAAGCTGACGATATAACGGCATCAATTCAAAAACAACTTGAAAAAGATAGGGCTGAAATTAAAATAACTCCAGGTGAGTATTTTAAAACCAAAAAGAAGAAAAAAACTATTGATTTAAATTCCATAGAGGAGGGATAATATTTGATTAGTGTTGACCGCCGCACAGTAATTCAAATTTTAGGCACTTTAATGTGTAAACCACAATTATTAAATGACATTGATAAATATCAAATAGACCCTAATGAATTTCCTTTACCTATGGATAAATATATATATTCAAGTATATATAATCTTTATGCTGGCGGCGCAGAAGTGATTCATGCAGTAGATATAGATACATATTTACAAACAAATGAACTTGCAAAAAAAATATTGGAAGACAACAATGGGTTGGCTTTTATTCAAGACTGTGAGACATATGCAGAGCCAGAGAATTTTGCTTATTATTATAACAGATTTAAAAAGTTTAGCTTATTAAGAGACCTTCAAAAATCTGGCAAAGATATTAGTAATTTTTATTGTGATGACCCACTAAATTTAGATGCAGATAAAATTAATTCTAAATTTGAACAACTCAAACCAAATGACATAATTAATTCTTTAAAGGGTGAAATTGCCACATTAGAAAATAAATATTCAACAAATAGTATTGTTGAAGAAATGAAAGCTAGTGATGGCATTCGGGATTTAATTAAAGAACTAAAAATTAAACCTGAAGTTGGAGTTCCATTGCAAGGAGATATTTTTAACACAATTTCTCGCGGAGGTCGGCGTGGAAAACTATATTTACGTTCCGCCGCGAGTGGTGTGGGTAAGTCAAGAACAATGGTTGGCGATGCTTGTAGCATTGCTTATCCAATTCGTTACGAGCCAAAATATGGTAAATGGATAGCTACGGGAACTCCAGAAAAAGTTTTATATATAATGACAGAGCAAGAGATGACTGAAATTCAGACAATGATTTTGGCATATTTAACAGGTATTAATGAAGAAGCTTTTCTTTATGGAACTTTCTCAGAAGAACATTTAGATAGAATTGAGAAAGCTATCAAAATAATGGAAGATTATCAAGATTATATGTTATGTGCACAAGTTCCCGACCCTTGTTCTTCTATTATTAAAAACTTATTTAGAAAATATAATTTTCAAAATAATGTTGAGTATTTCTTCTATGATTATATATTTTCAAGTCCTGCTATGCTAAATGAATATAGAGATTTAGCCATTAGAGAAGATGTATGTCTTAGAATGTTTACAACAACTCTAAAAAATTTAGCAGTTGAATTAAATGCTTTCATCTTAACTTCAACTCAGCTTAGTAATATGGATGACGATCACGGTGGTTTTAAGGATCAACGCCATATACAAGGCTCACGTGCCATCTATAACTTAGTGGATTTAGCTTGTATTATGTCACGACCAGCTCCAGAAGAACTTAAATTGGTTGAAGGAGTTCAGAGTCGATTTAATTTTACTCCCAATTTAATTATTGATATATTTAAAAATCGTCGTGGGCGTTGGACTAATTTAAGAGTTTGGTCATCTAATGATTTGGGAACACTAAGGCGACAAGATTTATTTGTAACAACCCCAGATAATAAACCCATTGATGATTTTCAAATTATAGATTTTACTTTTGATAAAACTCAAGAAATGAAAGAATTGGAAGAACTTTATAACGATGGAGTTATTCCAGATGAAATGGTTGAGCAGATTCTCTTAAACTTCGAAGAAGAAACTCAAAATACCAAACTTATAGATGCTGTTCAAGTTGCTTTTGGCAATGAACAAGAAAGGAGAAAGCAAGTCCATGATGCAGACTTTGCTGATTTCTTAATATGATTGATTTAAAAGACCTAGCTAATAAATTGACAGATGAAAGAATTATAGAACTTGTAACACAACTAGGTTCTGATGAATATTAGGATACTGAAAAAGCAATTATCTTTAAAACTATTTGCCACAACATAGACGCGTCAGAAGCTTCAATGAAGCTTTATTATTATAAAGATAATAAGAAGTTTCATTGCTATACTGATTGCGGAGACACTTTTAACATATATACATTATTTGAACGAAGATATCAGCTTCTTGGTAAGCAATATAATTTTTATAGAGATATTGTTCAAGTAATTGCTGAAGGAACGGAAGTTGAAGATTTTTCAAAATCTTTCTTTTATAAATATAACTCTGATTTTGATAAATTTGAAAAACAATAGGTTGAAATTGATTTAAATTATATCAATCCTTCTATTTTAAATATATATTCTTTTTACCCAACAGCAGAATGGCTTAAAGATGGAATTAGTGAGCAATCAATGAAAGACTTTAATATAAGATATTCAATTGATGAGAATAAGATTATAATTCCTCATTATGATATTAATAACAATTTAATCGGAATTCGTTGCCGCCCGCTCAATGAAAAAGATTTGATAATTGGTAAATACATGCCTGTTCAAATTGAGGGAAAAATTTATTCACACCCTTTAGGTTATAATCTTTATGGGCTTAATATAGTTAAAGATAATATTAAACGTGTCAAAATGGCAATAATAGGAGAAGGTGAAAAAGCTGTTTTGCAGTATAATACAATGTTTGGTTTGAATAATAATATATGCGTAGCAGCTTGCGGCAGTTCAATAAGTAATTATCAAATAGAATTATTAATTAAAACAGGCGCAGAAAAAATTCTAATTGCTTTTGATAAAGAAGGAGAAAATTGGCAAGAAAGACAAAGCCATTACAATAAATTATTAAATTATTGCAAAAGATTTCAAAATAAAGTTCAAATGGGTTTTATTTGGGATACAAAAGAACTATTAAAATTAAAAGAGAGCCCCTTTGATAGGGGAAAAGAAATATTTTTAACATTATATAAAGGGGCGAAATGGATATGAAGTATGTAAGACGAACAAATAAAGATATTTAGGAAAATTTTTTAGAAGAGCTTCTTAGAGATAGAAAAATAATTAATGATGAAAATAAAACAGAATTTTTCTATCCTACAATTGCAAACGAAGAGGATCCTCTTCTGTTGGATAATATTAAAGAAGGATGTAAGTTACTAAAGGAACATTTAGACAATTTTAATGAAATTTATCTTCCTGTCGATCCTGACTGCGACGGATATACATCAGCAGCATTGTTTTATAATTATTTAGTTGATGTTCTTCATTATCCTATTGAAAAAATTATTTATCATATACCAGAAGGAAAAGAACATGGATTATCAACTATAATGAATTGGTTTCCAGAGGACGGAACAAATAGACTAATTGTAGCAATAGATTCCTCAAGTAACGACTATGAAGAGCATAGAAGTCTTTCTAATCGAGGCTATGATATATTAGTAGTAGATCACCATGAAGCTAGTAAATATAGTGAAAATGCAACAGTAATTAATAATCAATTATCCGAAAAATACATGAATAAAATGGCTAGCGGCGTAGGTGTTATTTATAAATTTTTTGAATGTTGGGAATCAATGTACAACGGCCAGTCTGCACAAAACTACTTAGACTTAGTTGCTTTAGGAGAAATTTCAGATGTAATGCAAATGACTACTTCTGAAAATCGCTATATATGTGATTATGGTCTTAATCATATTAACAATAAATTTCTTAGAAACTTGATTAAAAAACAATGTTATTCCTTGTTTGGAATTACAGAGGATAAGTTTAATAATAACTATTATACTAATGGTTCTATAACTCAAATTGGAATAGCTTTTTATATAACTCCTCTTATTAACGCTTTAATAAGAGTTGGTAATCCATTAGAAAAAGAACGTTTGTTCCAGGCATTTATAACACCCGATATCCTCGTTCCTTCGACCAAGCGCGGTGAAAAAGGAATGGAAGAAACTATTTGCACTTAGACAATTAGAAACTGTGTTAATGCTAAAGCAAGACAAACTAGAGAAAGAGATAGGGCGGCAGAGCTTCTTGATATTCAAATTCTTGAAAACAACTTGGATGAAAACAAGATTCTAATTCTTAATGCTGATGAATTAGACACTCCAAATACTTTAACTGGACTCTGTGCTATGGAAGTTGCAGCAAAGTACAAAAAGCCTGTTCTATTAGGAAGAATAACTCCTGATGGAAAGGAAATGAAAGGTTCTATTCGTAATTTTGATGGATCCCCTCTTCTAGATTTAAAAGAGTTTTTAACACAATCTAGTCTTATGACATATGTTGAAGGTCATGCTAATGCTGCTGGTTGGGCTAGTCCATGTACAAATATCGATAAGTTAATTGAATATGCTAACCGAGAGCTTGCAGATATAAACTTTAATGAGGGCTATCATGAAGTTGATTTTATCACTAAAGCAAATTGTTCATATCTTTCAAATCTAATTTTTGATTTGGATAAGGGCGCTCCGTTTTGGGGACAAGGTTGCGCTGAAGCAAAAATTGCAATCGAAAATATCTGTATAGATACTATGTATATTTAGACAATAGGATAGAATAAAGATACCATTCGCTTTAGTTTTAATGGGGTTACTTATATTAAATTTAAAGCTAAAAAATTAATTGAAGAATTAGATAAATATAGAGGAAAAATTTCTTTAACAATTGTCGGTAAACCAGCAATCAATAGATGGAATGGTATGGAAACTCCTCAAATTCAAATCGAGGAAATTGAAATAAAAGAAAATTCAGTTTATGATTTTTAAAACAATGCGCCGCCAGACCGTTAAAGAGTGAACAGCACTCGTGGTCTCGCGGCACAGAGAGAAGGAGATACTCATGAAAGAATATAAACTCGGTGATTTAATTCCTAATGATTGGGTAATTAAAAAAATAAAAAATCTAAGATTTTATGACAAAGAAGGACATTTACTCTTAGAACTTTGCGATGACGAAGAGGAAGGTGAAAATGGGGATAAAATTACTTGTAGCGGGAAGCCGTAATTATTATGACTACAATGAATTTAAATCTGTTATGGATTATACAAATAATAAATATCATATAATAGAAATTGTAAGTGGTGGTGCTCGTGGCGCTGACTCACTCGCAGAAAGATATGCTAAAGAAAATAATATTCCTATTAAAGTTTTTAAAGCAGATTGGGATACTCATGGAAAAGCCGCAGGATATATTCGTAATGCAGAAATGCATAATTATTTAAAAGATTTTGAAGATAGAATGTGTATCTGTTTTTGGGACGGACAGAGCCGCGGCACAGCACATAATTTTAAATTAAGTAAAAATAATAATACTAAATTGGTTTGTTATAATTTTAAATTACATAAAGTAGTGGAGGTTTTATGATGGAAATAATGAAGCAGACAGATGAAATCCGAGTAGATACCGAAGAAGAAGCTAAGGCTCTCATTGAAGATTTTAAAAACAAAGCTGTACAAGGTGGATATGAAATCGCAAGTTATTCTGCCACAAAGAAAGAAAAGAAGTCTAAGGGCGAAGTAATAGATGAATTTTATATTTGTAAGATTGTCAAGAAATGGTCTTAAGAAAGGAAGGATTCCATTTGAATTATATAATCAGCAAAGAAATGGATGAAAGCTTTAATGCAATGGATAAAACCATAAGAGAAACAGATATAATGGACGCTTCATACTTTTGGAGAGTTACGGGTGCCTTTATTGGTGGAGATATTTCAATGAGCGAATGGAATAAAAAGCTTGAAGATAATATCTGTGAGCATTTAACCAAGCATATAATGGAAAAGCTAGAAAAAGAAGGAAAGATATAAGGTGGTGAATCAAAATGGATTTTATAATTAAACCACGCGCTTTCGGAAAAACCTATGAGCTTATTCAAATAGCTAATTCTAGTTAGCGACCAATTTTAGTTGCAACCGAAGGAAATAAGCACTATATAAAGCAACTATGTCATAAGTACGGATATAATATATCTATTTACTCTGTAAAAGATATAGAAGAAGGTAAAACTCGCAGCACAAAATATGAAGACTTTTTAGTTGATGAGGTTGATTAGGTTTTAGAAACTTTTATGAAAAAATATTATATAATACCTACTATAGGGACATTAACAATTGGAGGAAGATAATAGTGAAGTACCATATGGATGAAAAGGAAAACTTTAAGAAAAAAATTGACCGTTTTAAGGATGAGATTAATAGGCAAAACAAAGAAATTCAGAAGGAAAGAGAAAGAAAAAATAAAACAAATAAGAAGTAATCTTGCGCCGCGGCACCAACCGCGGCTTATTTGTTTAATTTGACTTTTTTCATTTTTTATGATATAATTATTATAGAAAGAAATAAGGAAGAGTTCACAATTATAGTTCATAAAAAATCTGAAAATTGTTGATGTGAACTGTTATTATGATACTTGTTGTTAGAAAAAAAATAAAATGGAGGTAATAATAATGGTCCGCAAAGAACTAGATAATTATTATGAACAAAAATTTGGAAAGAAACTTCCTTCCTCAACTTTATCCAAGTGGGTAGCCCAAGGAAAAGTAAAAGCAATCAAGAAGCCAAATGGAACATATGATTATGACTTTGAAAGTTTCAAAGCCATAGTTGATAGCCCTGAATATAGTAAAAAAATCAAAGCTTCTAAATCTAAACCACAAGATTTTATAGGAAAAACTTTTGGGCAATTATTAATTAAGGGTATTGTTCCGCCAGAAGAAAAAATAGATAAATCTTATAATGGAACCTTTATGTATTGTGATTGTTTATCATGCGGCAATCAAAACGTTCAAGTAAAATTTACGTATTTAACTGGCAATGGTAATTACCAAAGAACTTCATGTGGGTGTGATAGAAAATAGAGAGCCTTTGTGGCTTCAGCAAAATAGAAATTAACAATTTCAGATTTAGATTTTTGTAAATAGGACTTTGAAAAATTTTTAATTGCTCATGGTATATTAATGAATTCAACTGATAATTACTATACAACGTGCTCAAAAGAAGAATATTTGTAGACAGTTAAATATTTATTTTTTGATAAACAATTTAATGCTATATATAATTTTTGGCAGAATAAAAAAGGAATTGATAAGACTTATTATGACTGGGCTAAGCCTAGTTTAGACCATAAAATTCCCAAGTCACGTGGCGGCACTAATAAATTAGATAATTTGTAGGTATTAACAGTATTTGAAAATTTAGCAAAAAGAGATATGACTTGGGAAGAATGGAATAACTTTAAAAAAGAAACTAAAACTCATTCTGATTATTTTATTGAGAATTTTATAAAGGAGGAATGAAATAACAATGGAGTTTTACGGTAGCGCACATTCGCATACCGACCGCAGCAATTTTAGATTGCGAGACAGTACTAATAAACTAGAAGAAATGTGTTGGTATGCGGCTGACGTATTAAAACATAATTTTATAGCGATTACAGACCACGAAACAATTGCAACGGCGATTGACTGCCAGAAAGTTGAAAAGAAAATCAGGGAAACTTATCCTGAATTTAAGATAATCAGAGGTAATGAAATTTATCTTTGTCGAAATGGATTATCTAAAGCCAACTATAAAAAAGGAGAAGACTATTTCTATCATTGGATACTCATTGCGAAGGACGCCGAGGGTCACCGACAGATTAGAGAAATATCTACTCGGGCTTGGTCACGTTGTTTTCTCACTGGACATATGATGAGAGTTCCGACCTATTACCAAGATTTGATTGATATAATCGGAGCCAATCCTGGTCATGTAATTATGAGTACAGCCTGCTTGGGGTCAAAGCCTTCTAAGCTTATTTTGAAATATACAAAAACTCAGATTTCTGAGGAATATGAATATATTAAACAGTGGTTGCTGCATATAAGCGAAATATGTGGAAAAGAAAACTTCTTTCTTGAAGTTCAGCCTTCTTTTAATAAGGAACAGATTGCTGTTAATAAAATATACAAACAATTATCCGAGGAACTTAATTTTCCTATAATAATTACTCTTGACGCGCATTATCTAAAGAAGGAAGACGAAGCTATTCACCATGCGTTCTTGACTTCTCAAGATGGAGAAAGAGAGACTTCGGAGTTCTATGCTTCGACTTATATGATGAGCCGTGAAGAAATTCATTCTTATATGGACGATTCAATTGGGAAGGAAACTGTTAGCAAATGGATGAATAATACTAAAGCAATTTATGACGCTTGCGAGGATTATGATTTAACTAAGCCAACTCGTATTGTTTATCTTCCTTTGACAATTGATAAAATAACTTTCGAAGAGTTTATGATGTATAGGGATAGAATTAAAGAACTTGAATATTTCTACAAATCTCCACATCAAGAGAACAGAGACCTCGCCGCGGCAATAGTAAGAAAAATTCTTGTTGACCCAGAGCAATATGATAATGGACCTACATACGAGGCAATAGATGATAACCTTAAAGCAATTCGTCTGGCTTCTGAAAAGATGAACACTCAATGGAGTGCATACTTGCTTAACCTGCGAGATTACGTCAATGTAATTTGGGAAAAAGGAGACTCCTTAATGGGACCCGCCCGTGGTTCTGGTACAGGATTCTTGCTTCTTAACATGCTAGGCGTAACACAGATTAATCCTTTAAGAGAAACAACTAAAACTTACAGTTTCCGTTTTCTTAATCCTGAGCGTGTTAGCCCCTTGGACGTTGACTTGGATATAGAAGGAGGTAAGCGACCTCAAGTATACAAAGCTCTTCAAGACACTTATGGCGTAGATAGAGTTTCTAAAGTTCTTACTATACGTACAGAAGCTACAAAATCAGCTATACTTACAGCTGCAAGAGGACTTGGACTTGATCCTGACGAAGGAGCTTATTTAGCTTCATTTATTAAAAGCGATAGAGGACAGCAAAGAACTCTTGACCAGACTTATTATGGCGATGAAGAAAATGATATTAAGCCCGACTTAAAGTTCAGAGAATTAATGGACGGAAAATATCATAATGTTTGGGAAGTTGCTAAATTTATAGCAGGTCTTTGTTCTGGTTGTGGAAGTCACGCAGGAGGAGTTATCTTCTATGATGAACCTATTACTAATAGTACGGCTTTAATGCAAACAACCAATGGAGACGTCATTACTCAGTATGACCTGCATACAGTAGAAGACGTTGGCTCTCTTAAAATTGACCTTTTGTCAATTCAAGGACTGGATAGAATGAGAGCTTGTCTTGATTTGTTAACAGAATATGGTTATGTTGATAGTACTCTACCTTTGAGACAGAGATATGAACAGACCATTGGAGTATATAAACTTGAAAGAAAAGAACCTAAGATGTGGGATATGATTGCCGCACATAAAATACAGAGTCTGTTCCAGATGGAACAGCAAAGCGGTATAAAAGGTATCGCCGCGGTTAAACCCACTTCCATTGATGACCTTGCCGCCCTTAATGCGGTTATCCGTTTGATGGCACCAGAGAAAGGCGCCGAGCAGCCTATTGAAAAGTTTGCTAGATTCAAGGCTAATCCTTCTTTATGGTATGATGAAATGGATAATTATGGAGTTAGTAAAGCGGGTCAAAAAGTTCTTGAAAAGATTGTAGGAATTTCCTATGGACTTTGTATTCAGCAAGAACAATTTATGATGTTGGTTCAGCAGCCTGAAATCGGAGGTTTTACACTTCTTTGGGCAGATAGACTTAGAAAAGCAATTTCTAAGAAAAAGCCTCAAGAATATGAAGCTCTAACAAAAGAGTTCTATGAACAGACGGCTGAAAAAGGTTGCGAAGCCAACTTGTGTAGATATGTTTGGGAAGTTCTAATTGCGATGAACCGTGGATATGGTTTTAATGCCGCTCATACCTTGGCTTATTCTATAGTGGCATTGCAAGAAATGAACTTAGCTTTTAGATATCCGATTTTATTCTGGGATACTGCAAATCTAATAGTAGACTCTGGTTCTATGAATCTATCAGAAGAAATCCTTAATGAGGAAGAAGATTTTGAAGAAGAAGAAGAAACAGAAGAAGAATCATATGAAGACAGTTTCTTCGATGAAGATATCGGAGAAGATGAAGAAGAGGATATTAGTACAGAAAACAAAGCTAAGAAAAAGCTTAAGAACTCTTCAACAGATTATGGTAAGATTAGTTCAGCTATTGGTAAAATGAAAGCAAGAGGTGTCGCTTTCGCGTTGCCTAATATAAATAAGTCTACCATAACTTTTTCTCCTGACCTTGAAAATAATCGTATTCTTTATGGTCTTAGAGGACTTCAAAGAATAGGCAATCAGCTTATTAAGGATATATTCCAAAACAGACCTTATAGAGATATTTTTGATTTTATGGATAAAGTTAAGGTTAATAAGACTCAAATGATTTCTTTAATAAAGGCGGGAGTTTTTGATGAACTTTATACTAGCCTTGGAAAAACTCGCTATGACATTATGCATGATTATTTAATTAGTATAGCTGACCAAAAGAAACGCATTACTTTACAGAATATGCAAATGCTGGCTACTAAAGGTATGATTCCAGAAGAATTGCAGTTTGAACAGAAACTCTTCTTCTTTAATAAATATCTAAAAAAGAACAAAGACGGAGATAACTATTACTTAGATAATATAGCCTTTAACTTTTACAATAATAACTATGGAGAGAAAAACTTAAAAAATATAAAAATAACAGGAGACGGCGGAACAGCATATATTTCTCAGAGCACCTGGGATAGTATTTATAAAAATGGTATGGAGCCTGTTAGAGCTTGGATGAAAGCAAATCAAGAAGAAATTCTTTATAGCCTCAACCAGAGACTTTTTGATGAGACAGCAGAAAAATATGCTCAGGGCAATATATCAAAGTGGGAAATGGATAGTTTAAGCTTTTACTATCACGACCACGAATTAGCAAAACTCAAAACTTTGGTATATGATGTAGATGATTATGAAAGCCTCGAAGAAGAGGAAATAGATAAGCAATTCACTACAAAAGATGGCGACGAAATTACAATGTTTAAAATTCATAGAATTGCGGGCACAGTAATTGATAAAAACAAAACTAAGAGTTCAGTAACATTATTAACTACTTCAGGAGTTGTTACTGTAAAAGTTTGGAAAAATCAATTTTCAGCTTGGGATAAACAGATTTCTGAGAAAGGCTCTGATGGTAAAAAACACGTCATTGAAAAATCTTGGTTTACAAGAGGAACTAAATTAATTATCACTGGTATTAAAAGAGAAAATACTTTTATACCGAAAAAATATAAGAGTACTTCTTATCCTCTTTTTGAGAAAATTGAAGAATTGAGTGACGATGGCTTTATACTTAAATCCGCAACAGAAAGAGTAGAGGTGGCTTAATGGCATGCATAGGTTTATATGATATAGAGCTTTGGCATCGTGGAAAGGCGATGCCAAACCTCGAACTTATGAAAATTTATAATTATCATTATAATAAAGGTGATAAGATTATAATGATGAGACCAAATGAAAATGAAGGACGTTTTAATTAGATAATTTATTTTAAAGACAATCCTAATACTCAATTATCTAAAACACTTTAGTTAAGTGGACCAAATAAAAAAATTTATGGGTATGGTTTTTATAACGGTTTTTATCCTCTTGATGAAAAATATTAGAATGAACCACCTTGCTATCTTCCTTATGAACCTTTTACAGAACGTTTCGCCGCGGCCTCATATCGTTTAATTAAAAATTCTTCTTTAATTAGGTTAGAAAATCAAGATTTTTCTGATTTCAAAAAAGAAAAAACATGGATAAGTTTTGCTGACCATAATTTACTTTATATTGATGGAACGAAAGATTTCTTTGAAGAAAATAAAAATCATAGATTTAATCCTCTTCATAGTTTAAACGTAATAGATGAACAAACTTTCTTGAACTTCGTTTAGTATGTTCCACTTATGAATAGACGTTTATTGGTTTAGTTCAAATTCTCTGAGGAATTATTTAAAAATTATTTTAATGACAATATTACTTTTGATTGGCTCAATCCTTGGGAAAAAGAAAATCAAGAACATTTCTTACAAAGAATTATTACCATGTTCCTATATTATAAAACTAATAATGCTAATATAATAATAGAAATTCACCCTGAAGCAAAAAATTTACTAGACTATATTCTTATTTGGGGAATGAAAGGGCGGCAGCAATCCTATCAAGAATATTATACAAATGAAAATAATCAAAAAGCTCTTTCTTTTATTGAGAATTCTTCTAGTGAAATTAGAACTCTATTAAAAAGTAAACCTTCTAAAATGCAAAGTTCAGATATTGACTTCAAAGGCATTCTATGATATAATTATAATATAAAGAAAAGGAGGAATTTTAAAATGAGTATAGATGAGATTAAGTTAAGATATGACTTTATTAATAAAGAATTAAACACCTTAGAATCAGAACTCAAATCAATTTCAATAACAACTTTTGAACTTAATCCTCATATCACAGAGCTTACTGAGAAGATAAAAGGATTAAAGGATGAACGTCAAAGTTTGTTTGAAAAGATTAAAGAAAATGGTGTGGAGGATAATTAAATGGAAAATAGAATTGCTTTAACAAACGAAGACGGCACAATGAAGTCAAGAGAGGAATTTCTCGAAGAAATGACTGAGCTTTACGAGTCACTTAGTGAAGTTGAAAAGTGTCATGAAATATCTCCCATATATACAGCTTGTACACAGGCTGAATGTCAAATTGACCCTATTGCGGCGATGAATACTTATAATTTCATTGATAAAGCTATTACAATCAGAGATGTAATTACAGATGATACGGCAAAAACAGTAATAGACCAGATTCGTTTTTGGAATGCTGTCGACTTAGATGATGACAATCCAGACCCAATAGTTCTTTATATAGACTCTGACGGTGGAAGTCTTACAGCTACTTTATCAATTATAGGTGCTATCAAAACTTCTCGGACTCCAGTTTATACTGTTAATTTAGGTAAGGCTTATAGCGGAGGATTTTTCATTTTAGTCGCAGGACATAAGAGATATGCGCTACCTTATAGTTCATATATGTTTCACGAGGGCGGTACAATGGTTGGTGGAGATGCGCACAAAGTAATTCAAAGCGTTAGTTTCTATCGTCGTCAATTAGAAACGTTGAGAAAATTTGTATTGAAAAATACAAATATTAATGAAGAGACCTACGAGCTTTACAAGAAAGATGATTGGTGGCTCGATAATGCAGAAGCTCTTAAATATAAAGTAATAGATGAAGAAATAGATGATATTACTATCTTTGAGAAAAACGAGGAGGACAATAATTAATGGCGAATATTTTTGATAAAATTAAAGATAATATCCCAATGGGAGAAGAATGGGAAAGTTTTGAAAAAATTCTCACACTTCCTGACGAACAATTTGAAATGGTGTATCCAAGTTTTAAGGAACAACTTGATAAAATCTTTAGTAGCGAAAGTTTTCAAGATGAATTACTTACTGAAGTTAACTCTATAGATATATCTAATTTAAAAGAAGAAAGAAAAGACTTTGAAATTTTTCTTAAAGAAATAAGCGATGATGATTCTATTTCTGGCCATAAAAAGGAAGTTCTTTTATATTTCTTTAACAATGTGGTTAATAGACTTTATGATATGGCTGAGAACCCTAGAAAGAAAATTCGAGTTGGAATTGAGAAAATAAATGAAAACGCAAAAATTCCTGAATATGCTCACCCCAGTGATGCAGGTTGTGACGTTTTTTCTGCCGAGACAGTGACTATTGCTTCGGGAGAGACTAAAATAGTAAAGACTGGAATTAGAGTTGCTATTCCTGCGGGATATGAAATTCAAATCAGACCTCGTTCTGGACTTTCAGCTAAAACTGGCATTCGAGTAGCCAATGCACCAGGAACTATCGATTCAATGTATCGAGGAGAGATAGGTATTATTCTTCATAATACTAGCTCAGACACTTATACAATTGAAACAGGAGATAAAATTGCTCAAATGATTATAGCTCAATCTCCTATGATAAAATGGGTAGAAGAAATAATTAATATGGATACTGACCGCGGCACAGGTGGCTTTGGCAGTACTGGAAATTAATTCCGTGATTTAATTGGGAAAGATAAAATATGAAGAAGTAAAATCAGATATTAATGATAGCGGTTGGCAATTAGCTTCAACCAAATATGTAAATCTTAAAACTGATTTAGAGTTAATTTGTCCTAATGGACACACCATTTATAAAACATATGGTGATTGGCGGGATGAAGAGCAACATCAGTGTCCAATTTGTATTAAACAGCCCTTCAAAAAAATTAGTGAAAGGGCCACAAAGAAAAAAGGATATCGAATATTAGCCTTTGATTAGGCAAGTATTACAAGTGGTTGGAGTTTATTTGAAGATGGTAAATTAATAAATTATGGTAAATGGACTTCAAATGGAGAAAAAAATACTCAAAGAATTTCTTAGACTAAAGCTTGGGTGGCTTCTTTAATAGAAAGTCACCAACCTAATGAAGTTATTTTAGAAGATATACAATTATAGAAATTTTCTTCTGAACAAGGTGGAGAAAGTGCCGCCGTAACAACTTATAAAAAGTTGGCTCATTTACAAGGCGTTTTAAAAAATTATTGCTACGAAAATGGTATTCCTTATAAAATTGCTCCGCCTGCAACTTGGCGCTCATATTCTAATGTAAAAGGTAAAAGTAGAACAGATAGAAAACGAAGTGCTCAGCTTATAGTAAAAAATATTTACGATGTTGATGTAAGTGAAGATGAGGCAGATGCAATATTAATCGGCCGCTGGGCCGCGGCATAGTAGAAGAAAACAGAAATAATTATGTTTTAATAAGATAAAAAGAGCCTGACAATAGCCAAGCTCTTTATGATACCTCTATAAAAGAGCGAGTAGTATGTCCAGCTACTCGCTCTTTCTTTTTATTTTACTTTATAAATACACCAAATAAAACGGTCTGACGGATTAAATGTATCATAACAAATGCCATCTACTACTGCTGTAATATGCCCTGCCATAGTAACAAGCCACCTTCCTTTTAAGTTCAAATCTAAAAAATCTTGAAGTGTTATTATTCTATTAAAGGTTTTCTAGCAATATCTTGAATAGCGATTTGCTAAATATTCATCAATAAATTCAATCTCAGAAAAAGTTATGCCTTCTTCTCGGCTAAAATTGGCAAGTTCCTTATAAGTCTCATCCCAACTTTTTTCAGTTGCGAGAGCAATTGCTCTAACACTGCAATCGTTGACATGTCGGCCAAAAGGATTGTTATTATAATATTTATAATGAATCAAATCTTTTTTAATTTTTCAATATGTTTTCTTATAACATCTTTTTCCTGAGAAGTTTCTGTATTATCCATCATATATTCAACAAAATTAACTAAGGCTCCCATAGCCATATCTACTCCATCAAGCATTTTTTCTTTGGACTAACCATCTCTATAACGATTTCTTCCTTCATTATAATTTAAAAGGCCTTCTTTAATTCGATTAAAATAACGTTCATCTCTCTCATTTAAAGGATAGCTTTTATAATCATTATAATCTCTATAATCATGATTATCCCAATCTCTATAACGGCCTCTACTATCTCTTTCTCTTGCGCCGTAAGAATCTTCGCTATTAATTTGATCTTCATAATAACAAGCTTCCTTAATATCTTTATAAATATCAATTAATTTATAAGCAGTATCAAGATTGGAAGAAGTTATTCCTTTTTCTCCTATGCTTTCAAGTTCTTTCTCGACTTTTCTTAAAAGTTCCTTCATCAACCTTCACCTCCTGAAGTATTTTGTGCGGCAGCCTCTATTGGTAAAGAGGGCGCCGCATTCTAATTACAACGGCAATTATAACAATTTAAGTTAGCTAAAAGTTTAAAAACTCCACTCTAAATATTAGTAAAAACTCTTGTAGCATAACGTGTTCTAGTAGTAATTTGGCTAGCATTAACATTTGTACAATTAGAATTTACTAATGGATACTAAACATCAGAAGCTCCTATTGTAATAGCGACCGTTGAAGCGATAGTTGTTTCTGTTGGAATGTCTTGAGCAACAACTATACAATACTTTTCTTTATTTTCATAAGCTTGTTGAGGAAGATTAATTATTAAAACTCCATCAGTAAAAGTTACGGCTTGAGAAAAAACTAAATGACTACACAAACATCCTATATCTTTACAAGCCATTTAAATCACCTATCAAAAATTACCGCAGCCGCAACCATTTACGCCATTATAGCCTAAAGATTGATAAGGTGAATTAGTAATATATGCAGGACGGCTAATAGGCTGAAGTGCGCCAAGAAGCTGCTCAGTTTGAGCTGCCTAAGAAATTTGGAACTTAGCATTTTGAAGCTCTGTTCTGAGGTTATCCATCTCTTTTTGGTTCATATAATCAATAAGTCTATCACCAAGTTTATCAATACCAACCATAGTTTGTGCTTGATTCTGAGCCATTAAATATTTAATGTCATCTTGTCCACGTTCAATGTCACAAGCATTAGTTGCAATAGCAGTAGAAACATTATTAAATCCTGCCTGATTGTTAAAATTAGATTGCATTATAGCTTCTCTATTTTCACAGCAGCATTGAGCTCTCTAATAGTCACTATTAGCAATTGCAGACTGAATAGAATTGAAACCATTGCACAGAGTACTCTAAACAGTATTAAAACCTTGCATTGTATTCATATTTGAATTAGCAAAGCTTGTCTAAATAGCTGTTCCCAAATTTGTTGTAGCTAAATTATTCTGATAGAAACCATCTACAACAGAATCATGAGTTGAAGTTATTCCCTAATTGAGAGAGCTGAAATTAAAAGCGTCAGAAACGCCCTAAGCGGTAGCAGGAGTGCAACAAGGACTGAAATTATTATTGCCAAAGTTTCCTCCCCACATACCATTGCCGCCCCAACCAAAGAAGAGAACAAGAAGAATAATCCACCACAATCCTCCTCCATTGCCGAAGCCATCGTTATCACCAGTTCCTCTAGCGAGAGCTAAAGCATCTGCGATACTTAAACCTTTGTTTTCGTCCATTTTTATGATACCTCCAATAATTTATTTCACGCTTTGCAAATTATTTTAAAAGCTACATAAAATTATTGAACTCATTGTCCAGATTGAGTCCACGAGCCTAAAACATCTGCTAAGCGAGATTAACTAATTGCTAAGAGTCTCCATTCTAAGCATACTCAATTAAAGCCATAATATTTGGATTATTAATATTATTATTTTTAATTGCTGATAAAACGACCTCCTTTGGATCTCGGCCTCGCATAAGCTATGCTATTACCATTAAATTATTCATATATCAAAGCCTCCCCTATCTTTATTTAAAGCTTTAAACTATTCTTCTAAAGTATTAATTTTAGTATTACAGGTCTCAACCTGCGCCGCGAGAGCTTTAAAAGGCTCATCCTCCACCGATGGTGCCGCGGCACAAGACTCTTGAGCTTTCTACTCGCTATTTGTAAAAGGAAGAATTTTATATGGATAAAATAAGGGATTTCCATTCTACATTGTTTTAATATACATCACATTTTCTGGTAGACATAGCGCCACCGAAATTCCTGCTCCAACAGGTACATTCGCAACTTCAAGAGTTGAGTTAATATTATAAACGTTTCCTGAAGGTTGAGGAAATAGTGGCTAAACATTTTGATTTAAAATTTGTGGGTTAAATTGCTAAACCTATGAGGGCTAAGGTTGCGGCATATTAACCTAATTAGCATTATATCCAATTGGCATTTATTTCACCTCTTTATTTGTTCTACTTTAAAGTAGCAAAGTATTAATATAATAAAAATAATGAAAAAAGAAAAGAAAAATTTTCTCTTTTTAAAACAAAAAGAAGGACGTCACAAGACGTCCTTCTTTCTTATTTTATACAAAAATAAAATTCTTCAAGTTCACTTAATGTTAAATCCAAAGACGTTAATTCGTCTAAAGAAAAATAAATGTCGGGCAAAGTAATCTCTAAATCGTTAATAGATTTCAAATATTGATTACATTCTTCAAGGGATTCTGCTTTAATTTTTACTCCACCATCTTCTGAATAAATAAAGTTACCATTGCTATCTGTTTCAAAAAACTAAGATAAAGATTCTAGCTGCTCATTTAATATTTCTATTTCTGGCTATAAAGCTTTTTTTAATTTAATTAGTTTATACTAGGTCTAAATGTCAAAATTTTTATTTGAATTTCGTTCAATTACCGCTAATAAATCTTTTATTTTACCTCTCTGTATTAGCATATTATACCCCCGATTCATCCGTCATATTATCTTCCAAAATATACCATTCTGAACCAAAACGACCTAAAAAGTCATTTAATCTTAAAAGCAAGGTCTTTAAATTATCATTGCCGCTAGGCCATAATGTATTTAATTCATTGGATAAACTGTTCTAATTTACGTGCCAATTATCTAACTAAGTACAGTTTAAGTTATGTTTGTGATTTAAATTTCTAATTTCAGATTCTGTTTGTGAAGAAGCATCAGATACATAGTCTATTAAAGACCTTCCATCAGTATGACGAACATGTTCAAAATCTATTTGTAAAACCCTATTTACATAACTTAAACCAGCATTTGCAACTTTGTCTTTGTCATCTCCAGAAGGTGGTGTGTACGTACCTCCAAGATATAAATCTCCATTTTTATGGACAGTAAGAATATTATCGTAACCATTATTTGCTTTTTGAACGGAGATAGAAAAAACTCTATTATAGCCTTCAGAGTTTGTATTATTTAAATAAATCTAACAATGACCCTCACTTTTCTATTCAGAGTCTCCTGAAGTTTGTTTTGTTCCGTAATAACTATTATTTATTTCGTAAATATAAATTGATTTTATACGATGATTTGGCTCCTCACAATAACGTTTTTTACTTGACACACTTTCATTAGAATAATAATCGCTTCCTTGACCACTGACTGCATAAATAGTTTCAGTTTTTTGAGTTACTAAATAATAATTATTGCCTACCTTACCTTTTCTTACTCCACTTTCAGTAAAGAAATAAACAGCACCATACATCATATGGTCAAAATCTGTAGTTGTAAAATAAACATCTTGTGGGGAAGACGGTAATGATGGAGTATTGTAATATTCTATTTTCTTCAACTCATAATAAGTTAGTTGATATGGAAATAATTGATTTGAATATTTATATTCATATGTTGTGTCATCCCATTCACCACTAACTCCTGAAACGTGGATTTCTCCTGTTAAATTTAATCTCGCACTTTCTTCGTTACTTGCACTCTTAGTGGTAGAAAAAATTGCTTTACCATTATTATCATACAAATAGAAACCTACTTCCTCTCCCTAGTTATCTCCATTTAATGCATATCCTGCACGAAGTCTAACTTTTCCATCTTCAACAACGGACAAGCCCAATCTGTTATATAAGACATAATCAGAACGAGAACCACTACTTGAAGGATCTCTATATGCATAGATGCCATCTTTATCCCAAGCAAAATAAATATAACTACTATCAGCTATTCTTATTTTTCCTGCATCGAGCGTACCTACTTTAATGTAATCAGCATTAATGCCGTTTGGTCCAACACCTACATTCCAATGTGCGCCGCCATCATTAGAGAAAAATAAGCCCTAACCATTTAATTTATATTTGTTAGCATGATTATTTATATCGCTACCAGACGTTCCAGTATTGTCAACTTTAATGTTATTTTCATCAGTATTTAATAAAGTTAAATCATTAGCGTCTAAAGTACCCTATAAGCTATCTTTTTCTACATTATGTAAGGAAGTAAAATTAGATGAGCGTTTATAAATATTTTCATTGTAGGTTAATGACTAAACTGCCGCGGTAACTTGCTAGAACAAATCTTCAAACTGGGTCGTAAAATCTTGAACTTTAATTGCATTTTTAGAAGGCTCATCTAAGTCATATTCTATTTCAGAAATTATAACTTTAAGCTTATTAGGAAGTCCCGTTCTTTTATTAATACCAAACATTCCTATATCTTCAATATAAGTAGTATCTGCAATATTAAAAGTATAATCATCTTTATATTCTGATAAAGCGGCTAAATCTACTACAGAAATATTATAAGAGACTTTTGGAATTGCCCCTTCGGCGGCAACGTCTAAAGCTCCAAAATAATAAGCATTATCACTAATAAAATTACTATCAGACCAAGTTCCTTCTTTAAGATACGGCTCATATTTTTTAAAGAAAGCTGAAGAGATATTATTGATTTCTTTAAGGTAACTCGCTCTTTCTTTTTTCCATCTCTAGATTTGTTTAAATTCGGTATTAAACTAGCCTAAAATACCTTCCGTATAAGAATGGCCATCTACCCATTTTTCTTTTAAATAAAGATAATTATCCTAAATTAATTCAAACCATTTCATAGGATTATTTTTAACACTATTTATTTCCTATTCAGTATAACCAGTATAATCACTATAATATAATTCAAATTGTTCTGCCGCAGTACCATTTGTAAAAAAAGTATCCTCTATCAGCTATTTTAAAATACCTCTCTATTCACTTAATTTAATTTTCTAATTTTGATAAGCTTTGTTATTATCCAAATCTTCTGTTACTCCTCTATAATTATTCATTCTTTTAAGAATTTTTTGAATTTGCTATAAAGAAGTATCAATACCTTCTAAGTTAACAGTTAAATTTGCCTGAAGTTCATTATAAGAAGCATCTTGTAAATTAATTATTTTATTACTGATTTCATCATACTAAGTATTATAATAGCCTAACTATTTTAAGTAGCCTTGCGGAATATTGTTATTATTCTAATTAGTAATTCCCCATAAATCTTCTTCAACTTCTCTTTCATTTAAAATTCCTTTTTTAAGGTAATAAGAAAAATCTATAATAAAGCTATCTTTAGTAGGATTATCTTCCGCCGTTTTAATAGAACATAAACCAGTCTTAGATATTTCACTATCAACATCGTTCACATATAACTTAGTAACTATTTTATCACTATCTATATTTCTGCTGATATTAGATAAGTTTTTCTCATATCTAAAACCGAGTTTATTTTCCATTCCTTTTTCAGTCATGAAGAATAACTCTTTTTTTGGAATTCCGTTTTCTGTTAAAACTATTCCATTATCTAAATGAGTAATATTAAAAATAGGATAGCATTCAAATACTTTGCTAATTTCCTAAACTAAATTAAATCTATTAGATTTTTCTCCTTTTAGTGTTCTTACTTTACGACAATGTTTTTCTGGCGTAAAACGATAAGGACAATAACCAAATTTTTGATAATAGCAAGTATGAGAAGAATTTCCATAAGAACAATCACAAGTTTTATAGTCCATTTGAGGATGATAATACTCGCATTGATTTAGGTCGATATAATTAGTTTGAATCTTATAATCTTCTTCAGTGTATTTTGCAGCATCTTGAGGCAAACCATTGAGATTAATGTCTTTTGTATCTAGATATGCTTTAGCACCCATTGTATCATAATAAGTAATTTTTTCTTCGTCATCTGTAAATTCTGTAAACTAAGCTCTTTGAATGAAATATTTTTGATAAGAATAAGTCGCCCCTGGCATAACGTCGTCTTCAAAGAGAATAAGTTTTCTTACTATATCTTTAATTGAATAAGATGGAGGTGGGTCTTTTCTTTCTATAATAGTATAAGAATAATTAGTCTAATTCTACCATGTGCCGTTAGTCCATCTTTCATTTTCTTTATCCCAAACTTCTTTTCCAAATAGTGTTCTACCGCTGTAACGATAAATTTCAGCTTCTTTAAATTGATCTCTTCCTTTGGTAAAAGCTTCAAAAAGATAAGCTTCTTTAATTAAGCAATCACAATTATTTTCTAACTCAAAAGAAATATAAGGATTTTTAATATTAATGTTAGATTTAAATAAAATATAAAAATATTTAGTTGGGAATTCAGGCACTCGAACTAATTCATACTACGGGTCTCTAAGGTGCTCCCAATCTCCTGCACTATAGAAATCTCTTGTTTCAAAAGCTATATTATTATCATCTTCAATAATATAGTTACCTTTATCATCTAAAGTGCCTTTTCCTATTTTTATATTTATACTCGTAGAAGAGGACGTAGCTGCCTTTATACCAAAACAATATATTTTTCCTTTTTCAATCTCTTTTTCTTGTCCTATTAAGCCAAAATTAATAAAGGTTCTATATTTATCTTCATAATAATATCCAGCCTGTCCGCTATTGTAGTATAAATAGCTATTATTAACGATTTTAATATTTGGGTCAGTTCCATTTAAGTAATCATATCGAATATCCAAAGAAGGTACAATATTTTCTCCCGATTCTTCAGAAGACATCATTTCCCAACCATCTGTTGTTTTTATATCAGTTCCATTCTAAATATAATTTCTTGCCAATTGTGGAACTATCTATCTAGTATCTGTTTTAGAGCAAACGTAATAATTATTATCATAGAAAGAATAAGTCCAGTCTTCAGAATTTAAAAATAAGTCTTCGAATTCATCAGGCTCTTCTTTATAAACTGTTACATACTAATCTATCTCTGGACTAATATTTAGTTCCGTTCTATTACTTATTGATATCTTTTTACCTTTTATAATATTATTATCTTTAATATCGTTAAGATAACCATTATAATAGACTATTTTATTACCGAGTGCTTCTTTATAAGTTCCAATAATCTAATTACTACCTTCATCCTTAATATAACGATAAGTATGACTCATAGTAGCATTAGCTAAGTCAGAAGCTCCAAGAACTTCAGCGTCTACCAATCTGGTATCCTCAAAATAATACCAATAATTAGCTACAATTGCCTTATTCCATTCTTGAAGAGGTAAAAAATAAGTATAGTCTTTGCTTACTATAACTCCAGCTTCATCTATTTCAATTTTTTCTTTATCTGGAATTACCAAAAACTAAATTAAAGTTCGAGGATCAACAGAAGATGGAGACAAGGCCAAAGAATTAATGCCGCTTGCGGGATATTTTTGGGCAGTTTCCGTCGCCGCCCTATCATAACTGACACGAACATCTTCATCTGGCTCCTCAGATCCATAACAGAAATTTAAGCAAGAATAAGGTACATAAATATATCCATCGTTAGGAATATTTTTTACAAAATCTCTTTGAATATTATTTAAAGAGTTACCCTTTCTCTAGTCCCAAAAGTACTTTTCACGAGCTAAATCATCACCCATTTCAACTAAACGACTTTCATTAGTAAAAGCATTTACAATACTTGAATTTCCTTCATCTTCTAGCAACTCTAAATCATAATGCAACTTATAAGCATTTATTGTGCCGCCGAAGCAACTTATTGGAATTCGATAAAGTTTTTCCTCTAAGACTTCTGTAAAATCGCCCCAGTTATAAACGTTATTATAATGCCATAAACTATCTTCTAAAACTTCTTCTGAAAAAGTTCCAATTTCTTCTACATTATTATATAAATCTTCGTGAAAGGTTATGCCATATCCATTTCTTGAAAGTTCATCAATGAAAGCATCTGTACAAGTATATGTTTTCATATAACTTTTGTGCTTTTTATTTTCAGAAACTTTTTTAATAAAAAATTCATACCATTGGTTATCAAACTTAAGCTTAATTTTTCTTTCTGCAAAAAGTTCATCAATAAAGGAATTTCTAACATATTCTCCTTTTTCACTATCAAAAAATCTATCAGGCATTTGGAAAGTTAATACCTAAGTTCCATTAATTTTTTTAACTAATTTTAATGCAGTTGCGCGCCCAGGATAAGACATATCATGGGCGCCTATTATATATAATTTAGTTTCAATTTTATTACCACTATTACCTAGTTCTTCTTTCCAAATACTCAATTCATACTCTTTTTTCTGAATTGCCATTATCTCACCTCATTAATAAAACTAAGGTATGTATTCTATGGTAGCTTCATTAAATAAATCTGCATACCCCCAATATAACGGTGGATAGTTATCCCAGATATAATTGTTCGCATTCCACCACCAAGAATCAATATCAGAATCTATTTGTCCATCTTCGGTAGAATTATAAATTCTCCAATAATCAGCTAAAATCTTTAAAAAGCCATATTCATCTCGCTGCCATTTTGAAATGAAAGTTTCTGCTTCAAATCCTCGACTGTCTAAAGTATATTCTACGTATCCAATATTCCATTTTCTAAATTCCAATTTTTCATCAACTTTATCAAGGTCCGTAGTACCATTTTTAATATTTTCAATGTCTGTTAAATTGGTTACTTTTCCTCTTTCATATAAATATCGAGCGGCGGCAAGACGATATACTTTTTCAAATAATGCCCTATCTTCTTGTCCACTCTGTCCCCAAATAAAAGGCTTTCTACCATCTATCCAACGTTTACCTCCCCATATATCTTCTGTAACGACAGGGCTTATGTCTATTAAAGACCATCCAGGAGGCAACTTAAACCAGTGTCCTTTTTCTATATTTTCATTAAAAAGTAATTTTGTAGTACTGTCATCATACTCAGCATTTTCCTCATTTCTACCTACTGCTGTAATTATATTATATAACATTCTGCGCTCAGAGTCAAGTGTTAAAGTAGGCTAATTTATTCCACTTGTAGTAATTTTATCAAAATTATTATTATTTATATCCAAATAATCATATGTCATGTATTGAGGAATGTGGACATTATTGAACTAAAACTCTCCATAATTGCCTGTAATATCTCTTAAATATTCTAATGGATTATAGATATAATCATAGAACAAATTGGCATAGCTATCTGAATACTAAGAAAAAATACATTGCTTTAATGTTTCCCAATAAAGTTTATATCTTTCGTCATCATTAATACAAGCATTGTATAATTCTTTATAACGCTTTGCAATCGCTAATCCTTTTTTATACATTCTACCTTTAGTAGAATTTCCCTATTCATCATATTGACCATAAGATTGCCAATAGAATATTTTAATAAAATCAGAAAGTCTATCACTTGGAATAGGTTCTACAATATAGGCATGATTAGGGTGAGACATTTTGAGCTCTTTTGTTACTATATCTATTGTATTGTTTTCTTCCTGTTTTTGGAGTATAGTAAAATATTTCGCTCCATATTTATAAAGAGTATCATCTGCATTATTATAAGTCTTTAATCCTGTCCAATCCACCGCCTAATCCAAAGTAAGTCTTTGGACATTGTAACGACTAATTCTAAATTTAAGAAAATCTGGATTTTCTACATCTAAAACTCCTCTCATGTTTTTATAATCAAAATTTTTCAAATGGAGTTTAAAATCAACTGGCACATCGCCAGGGTTATAGACTAATAATCTACTTCCAATTAGACTATTTTGTTTATTAAGACCCATTTCCATATTATAATAATTTGTTTTACTATATTGTGGTAAATAAATTAATTCTTGGTCATAGTCTAACGTAGGAGTAGTTAACAACTTTGCCGTTCCTTCCCACTCAGGTATATTATTCCAATATCCTCTTACATCAATAATTGTTTTTTCTTCTCCGTCTTTTTTAAAAAACAATTCTCCCTTCTAAACCTATTCAATGGTAGGATAACCGCCATTCCACCCAGAATTCATGTTAGGATATTTTTCTTGCGGGTCTAATAATTCACTAGAGCCACCATTACATTCATCCTCGTGAAGAAAACTCTCCCAATTGTAATGGTCTTTAATTAGCCCTGTTAACATTTTTCTTGGTGCCGCGGCATGGTAAGGTTCATAATCTATTGAATTAGTGTCCAAAGAACCATGTTCTATAATCTACTAAGGAGTCATACAGGTATAATAATCCGCAGCCCTAACTATATATTTATTAAAACAATAAGCTAAAGGATGATAGCAAATAAAACTTAAACTTCCTTCGCCTTTATAAATTCTCTAATTGGTATCTCTATCGTGAAAGCAAACAAATTTAAATTCTGGAGCAGATTTAACCTTTGCACGATAAGTTTTATATGGATTTTCATCAAAAACTAAGTCCTGAAGTTTATCAGTTGAAAAAACCTGAGAAATTGTTCTCCAAAGTTCTTCGCTTATATTATCAAAAGCAATATTTACTTTAAACTCTCTAGGCTTAAAAGTCGAGCCAAAGTAATATTGTCCATCTCCGCCAGGAACATCCACCGTTACATCGGCAGGAGTTGGCAGTAGGTTTTTTTGATACCTACTGCTCGAACTAACTACCTCTAGGTGGAGGTCCTAGGTATGAATATTACCAAAGCGAAAACCACGGAAATCTTTCATACCCATTCTACCTCCATTTTAATTAAGTATTCAAAATTACATTTGAGCCAGCATAGGAAGCCGCATCTACAATGTCTTGTTTAATTCTTTCTATTGCAGAATCAACATCATAATCATCAGCAATATTTTCTACATTAACAGTGACATTAATTGTAGTATCATTGCGATTTGTATTATTTATTGTTGGACTCTAAGAATAAGTAGTAAAGTCTAACAAATCTCTTAAAGAAGCCAGAACGTCTGTCATCGCTGCAATATTTTCTGTGTCATTGGCTGATAAGAAAGCCTCTGGACGTGTAGGACTACCGTCTACCCAAGCAGGACCTGTATAATTAACTAAGCCGCCTGTGGCAAACTTTTTAAAAATTCCGCCTGTATGGTCTACAGTCTAATCAATAATATTCCTATTATTATTAAGCCATAATACATCATCGTTATAATAACCATGATAACCATATTCTTTAAGTTTCTTAATAACTTCTTTATGATCTATATCATAAATTTCTGAAGGCACTGCAGTATTAACACCATTTCCACCTGGATTTGGATGAATTTTAAACCATTCTTCAAGTTTTTTCTCAATAGTTTTTTCTAAATTACTTTTTCCCTTTTCTTCTTCATATGAAGCTAAATCTTTAATTTTTGTATCATCAGCATTTTGAGATTTCCAATATCCATCTGTTAGACCTGGCCATGAAAAATTACTATCATTATTTCCGCCACCATTGCCTCCATTATCACCATCATCATCTTTTATTATTTCTTTGAGGTCTGAAATCTATGCTGCAAGTTTTCCATAAGCACTTGCTAATTCGTTAACCTTTTTACCCTCTTCTTCAATAGCATCATTGTAAGCTTTTTGCTTTTCAGCTAGAGCTTCCATAGCATCAACCAAAGCATCTTTAGCTTTTGTAATTGCATCATCAACCTTAGCTGAAATTTCATCCAATGATCTCTAAGACTCACTGACTAAAGCTTCACTCGTATCAGAAATAACTCTTTGAACTTCCTCTTCGGTAACAGCCAAACTATCAATAATCTATTGTTCTTGTTCCTCCATGTACTCCTAATGTTTCTAGAACATTTCGGTAAGTTCCATCTCTTCAAGTTCAATTTGCTATGCTGTTTTATCTTTCCAGTCATCGCTATTTTGCTTCATCCAATTGATAAAATCTTCTGCAGAGCCAAGTCCAAGAACAATTTTATTTGCTTCTGCAATCCAATTAGTATTATCTTTTAAGGCTTCTTGATATTCTATTTCATCTTGTCTAGTTTCATCTTGTAACTCATATAATTCTTTTAAATTATTAATAATATTATCAATAGATTCATCAAGTAATGACTACTCATCTTTTTGAATTTCTTTTTCAAGCTTCTAATTTGAAACTGCATTCGCGCCAGAAGTATCTCTCTACTACAAAGAAAGCTTTTTACGTTTCTAAGCTAAATCTTCCCACTTATTTTCTTGTTCTCTTAATTTTCTTTGTTTATCAATACTAGCTTGTAATGCCTTTAAATAATCATCATCAGCATCCTTCATAGCATCGTATTTATCTTTTAAATCTTCAACCTATTCTTCGTATTTTTCTTTTAAGACTTCAGCAATTTTTTCTTGAATAGAAACTTCTGCTTGGAGATTAGCTTTATGAATTTCTTGTCTTTCCTTTAATAGTTTTCTAATAGCATCATTATTCTTTGAAATATTATCTGTATTAGTATTATAACTTTCAGTTAATGTAGCTATTTCATTTTTAATTTCATCAGGTAATGCTGCACGATTAAGAGCTTCAATATCAGCAGTAAGAACACCATCAATTATTTTAAAATACTGTCTTACATTAGTATCATAGTTTGCTCCAAATTTAGAATTTAAATCCTTTAATTTCTAAGGTAATCCTTCATAAAGCGCTGATAAATCATTCTGCGCCGCGGAACCATAAACTTCATTTTGAGCTAAATAATTTAATAATTGATTTCTACTATTTTCTAAATAACTCTATAATGCGCTCTTAGTGTCTTCACCAATATTAGGATTGTCTAAAATATCCTTGGCACGGGCGGCAGCATCAGCATATCTTTGATTTAAAGTTGAATAGTTATACATTGGGTCGAGCTAATTCTTAAAATTATCAGACCCATACATAGTCTCATTTAATTCATTCTATTTATCAATAACATTCTATTGCGCTTTAGCTATATCCTTTAAAGCATCGGCAACTTTTTTATGAGCTTCTTCAACATCTTTCTAAGCTTTTACAATTTCATTATCTTCAAGAGCCTATTTTTCTATTTCAGCATTAGCTTCGCTTAAACTCCAACGTAAAAGTTTTAACTATAATAAGCTCTCTTTCTAAGCTTTATCTAAGTCTTTAAGATTTTCTAATTCCTTAATCTATGAATCTAAGAAAGTCTAATAATAATCCTATTTAAAAGATGAATCCTCATTAAAGAATTCTCCCAGTTTAACTGTTGGATCTATAGCTAACATTGATTCTGCCCAAGAAGAGAATGATGATGAATCTATCACTCCATTAGAGTAGAAATTGGTCATCATAGTCTTATAAGCAGAAATAGAAGCACTTATTTTACCAGCTCGTTTAGTAAGAATAGTATCTATACTTTGCTCTAAGCCAAGAATAGAACGTATAACCCCTTCTTCTTGTCTTAATTTCTTTAATTCTTCTTCAAGGTCTTTAATTTGTTCTTCATCAAGAGTTCCTTGTTCTTTTCCTAATCTAATCTATTCTTCTATTTTTTTACTGTTATTTGTCGAAGCATTATACCATTCTTTTGCCGCTTCAACATTAAAAATAGTAGTACCATTCTCAGTTGTATTCATGAATGCTTCGGCAGAAGCCCCAGTATCTTCTAAAGCTTGCTATACCTATTTAAGTTCTTTTCCTTCTAGTGCAATAGATTTTCTTCCTTCTTCAAAATACTATGTTAATTCAGTACCTTTTTTAGCAAATTTATTATATTTCTCTATTGCCTTATCTACTATTGCAGACGTATCAATAGATGTTACATCTCTATTTAAGAATGGTTCTGAAAGTACCTTAAAGATTTCTTGTATCTAAGCATCACTAAAATTAAATCTACCTAAAGCACCTTTGAGAATTGTAAAGAAGTCATCTTCATCAAAGATGGTCATATTAGACCAATCAACAGAATTAATTGCTGTACTTATAGCCTATGGATCAAAACCTTCTTCTAATAAAGTTACCATAGATTTTGCTAGGGCGGCGCGAGAGTCTTCATCTTTTGTACTATCAGTAATAGCATCAGTTAAAGCATTCGTCATTCCTGCGCCGACTTTACTATAAGCTTTGTAGAAACGTGAATAAGAGAAATCCGCAGATTCCACAAGATCAGCTGTTTCTTTCGCAGCATCAACAATGCTTTCTTTAGTCTTATCAACTTTTTCAGACAAAAGCTGTCTTATTCCGCTGCCTTCACCATCTGGAATTAGTTTACTTATAGCTTCAGAATATTTTTTCTAAACTTCTTCAAAAGGAAGATTATTAATATCCTCTGCAAAATCTGAAAGTACTTCTAACTATTCTTCATTTAATGTTTTAAAACGGTCAAGGTCTTCTTTACTAATACTAAAAGTTGATAGATAATCTTTAATACCTTTTTCAATAACTTCTCCATTGGTGCCAGCGCCAGAATCTATTGCTTGACTAATAAAATCTTCAAATTTATCGTTTGATAGCTAATTATTTAAAAAGTCTTTATATTGAGCTAAATTAGCTTCATCCCAACCTTGAGCATTTAAATCAGCAATTATCCCTTCAATTATACTCTGACGAAGAGCGGGTATATTAGCTAATAACTCAGACCTTTTGGCTTCGGCTTCACGATTCAATTCTTCAATTTCCGCCGCTGAATTATCAAGATTTTCTCTAAATTTCTTAGCGAATTCTTGCCATACTTTGTCATTAGCGTCGAAAGAATCTAGAATTTCATCTACTTTAGAATTTAAGGTTAGAGAAGATACATTCTTCGCACCAGTGGTTTCTTTTAAAGTATCTACAACAAGCTATTGCCATACACTAGCATCTTTAGAGGTATCATTCCATACTCTCTTAATCCAGTTTTTAGGGTCACCTATACCACGACCATTAAAATCACTTTGAGATAAAATATCATCTAAATTCTATTTTATAGTTTCAATCTAAGGTATTCCATTAGCAGTAAAAGCTAATCTATTGTAATTCCAAGTCTTGCTAGAAGCTTTTTCAGCGATTCTTTTTCTTCCTTCAGCCATTGCCTAAGACTATTCGAGTTCAATATACTATTGAACGAGTCCCAAAGCTTCTGCTGTAGCTTCAGCCTATTTCTAAAGTGATTTAGCATTCTACTCTGCTTTCTAATACTTACTAATTAATTCATCATAATTTTTACTTGTATCAATAATAGCATTAGCCTAGTCATCATAACCAATGACAAGTTCTGGAATTAATTCTGCTAAAGACTATGTAGCTTCAACTAGCTATGTTGTTTCTTCTTCATCCAATAAACTCTTATCAGATAATTCCTTATAAGTCTCTGATGCTTCTTTAATACTATCCCATTGCTCTTTTATGTCATTATATTTTGAATTTTCAATATCTAACTTTTTATTATACTCTTCCTAAACTTTTTCTAAATTTTCTAACTCTTTTTTGTGTCTATAAACTTCATCATTAGCAAGTCTTTCTTCTTCTTTAGCCTTCTCAATATGTTTAGCCAGCTTCTCTGCAGCAAAAGCCGCCGCAGCGATACCTGCAGAAACTATACCTAAAGTATAATTTCCTGTCGATAAGCCGTTAAGAAAACCAGAAGCAGCACTTACCGCCGAAGTAATTCCAGTTGTTTTAGCTATTTCGCTTGCACTAAAACTTCCAGTTAAGGCCATTGAGAGAGCAGTTGTTGTGGCTTGTCCAAGGGCAGTTGCAAAAGATTGAGTCCATTTTGTTCGTAGTAAAGATCTTTGCTTATTATATTCTCTGGTTTGATCTCGTACAGCCTCTGCAGTTTTTAATTCAGTCTACAATCCTTCATGTCTTTGATTGTTTATTGCAACAATGGTAGTTCTTTCAACGCCTCTCTTTTGGCTAATCTATTCTTGAATATTTAATCTTTGCTAATCATTCTCTTTAAGCTGTTCATTTAATGCTGCAATCTAAGCTTCATCAGAAGTTTCTTTCTGCATTTCTTGTTCTATCTACTAAATAATATTTTTTCTTTCTTCGTAAAGAGTATTTAATTGCGCTGCATAATTTCTTAATTCATCTGAAGAATATTGTCCAACTTGTAATGACGGAGCATTTGAATTTGTATTCTGAGCTCCTCTCAGTCTAGCTTCCTAGTCCCACTTTTCTTGGCGAAGCTGCTTAACATTTTTCCAGCTTGAAGCATCAATGTTAGCTTGTAAATCAACAGTATATTTCTATTTATTAATAGCCTTTGCGATAGCACTTCTTATTTTATTACCGCCATCAGAAATGCTTGAAAGCAAGCCAGTTAATAAAGTCTTTCCAATAGTAACAGCCCACGCAGCGATAATACCAAAGTCTTTAATATCCATACTCTTCATTCTTTGAAGAGCGCTGTCAATCATATCTAAGAAGTAATTATACGTTTCTTTATTCATTAAAGAAACTCTAAGTTCTTCCCAAGAGTTCTTTATTTTATTTACCTTGTATTCAATTGTATCTGCATATTTTGCGAATTGCTCATTAGCTCGTCCTGTTGAGTCAGTGGCTACTTCAATAAGTTCCATTGTTCTCTTATGGTTTTCCATAAGTGCAATAAATCTTGATTGCTGACGAGAACCTGCGGCAATAGTAGCAATATAACGCTGAGCATTACGAGAAAGAGAGTCCCATTTAGCTCCTAATTCAAGTAATACATCATCCATGTCTCTAAACTGTCCATTAGCATCCTTAATACTAATACCAACAGATTTTAAAGCTTTGTCAACTTTGTTATAATCTAAATCTTCAAATTCACTCTCTGAAGAGTCAACGTTTTCTTTTAATTCACTAAATCTAGCCAAAACTGCCTTCATAGCAGTACCTAAGTTCTTAGGTGCTTCCTGAGTAGCTTCAACCATTGTAGCAAGCATAGCAGTGGTTGTTTCAAAAGCCATACCAGAAGAATTCGCAATCGCAGCAGTCGCACTCATCGCGTCAGATAAGCCTTGTACGTCTACCGCAGCATTAGCAGCTACTTCTGCATAAACATCAGTTACATGAGAGCCTTGGTCCATTTCCATATGGAATGCACGAAGAGCGGCGGTCATTTGCGATGTTGCATCTTTGAAATCTAATCCTGCCAAAGTTGCCAGTTTCATGGTGTCCTCTGTTAATTTGAGGGCTTCAGCAGTATCAAGACCTTGCTGGTAGTACAGTCCACTGGCTTGGATTACACTTTCAGTAGATTGTCCAAGCTTATTGGCCATTTCAGCATACTAACTATACTGGCTCCACATATCTGAAACAGAATAATTAGTAACCATTGCAATTTCAGCAAAAGCTTTATCCAGTTTAGAAACATCATTAAATGTTTTAGTTACTATACTACGAATTTGTCTCCAAGCATTAGTTATTGATAATAAATATTTTACATGATATTTGATTCTTTCAAATTCATTATCATAACTACGCTGTGCCGCGGCTGCTCTATTAATTTCTTCCGCATTTTTAGATTGTTCTTCTCTAGACTTAGCGGTTGCATTGGTTAAAGAATTAGTGCTAGAAGCTAGCTAATTAACTGTATTATTTAGTTCTCCTTCCGCCTAGCTTGCAGAGCTGGCTGCTCTAGCTAAATCATATTGAACATTTGCAGCATCTCTTATGCCACCAGCATATTCTTGCCCCTAAAGAAATTCTGTTGTATTCTTCTAAGCATTAAAAGCTACATTATAAGCATTCTTGGCACCTTTTGCTCCATTAAGAGCTGTATCAGCAGACCTAACGCTTTTTTCTGCACTAGCAATTTCAGCCTTTAAAGCTTCCATCTTTTGGGTCGCATTATTAAAAACACTATTAATAATCTCTTCAATATTTGTGGCCGCTGTTTTAGAATATTTGCTTTCTTCTAAATATTTATTAAAGTCTTTTATTGCTGAACTAGCATTCTTTGCACTGCCAACTATTTGTATAAATTTTTCGTTTATAATATTAAAGTCAGCATCACTAGCAAAAGAGCCGCCTTTTCCACTGGGTTTCGGTTTTCTAAAAGACATTCGGTCTAAGCCAAATTCAGATAAAGAGGTGTTTTTTCTTCCATAGTTAGTACTTTCTGCTAACTATTTCTAATTTTTTAAATTCTAAAGTTTGTCTTTAGCTTGATTTAAATCTTGCTAAGCTAAATCCATTCTCTTCTTTGCTTCATCAGTCTATTTCTAAAGTTCTTGAGTAATTTTTTGCTCATATTCTAATCTTTTTGCTTCATCGCCTTCTCCAATGGCAGCAATAAGATTAGTTTTATATCCTTTGCCTGTTGAAGCTACCTAAGCTTTAACTAACGTTTTAGTAGTTTCAATTGTTGATTTTAATTGTCCTTCTAAACGAGCTACTTCTTTTTTTGCTTCTCTAATATTATCAGCTAATCCTGTTAATTTAATTGAAGAAAATTTTGAACTTAACTAGTCGGCTGTCTTCAATAAAGTATCAATATTTTTATTGTATTGAGAGACTTCTTTTTCATTTGTTAAGCCTCTATCTTTCATTTTTTGAATTTCAGACTAAAGCTCTTTAATTCTTGCAATTGACTTTTCAATATTAATTATATCGGCTCTATCAGCTTTTCCTTCAATAGTAGAATATAATTTATTTAAATTACTAATTATTTCAGAAAAATCTGCTGAGCCTGTTATTTTGATAGCAGATGAAAAATTTTCTTTTCTTGCCAAGTTTTCTCACCTCTTAAAACAAATTTAATTGAACTAGATTTATCTTTAAGCCATTAACTTTAATTGACCCATCTAAGCTACCATGTCTTTGGTCAGATAAACGCCAATCGCTATCATGATAAGACTAAATTGCTGATGTATAATCTTTATATTCTGAAGGAATTCTTGGTGCCAAGGTTTCCTTCGAAAAATCTAACATCTTACTTAAAGTTCGATCATATGATTCTTTTTCTAGCTTTTCTATTATACAATCACATATATAGGAAACAGGATAACAAACATTGTTTAGCATATAAAATAAATTCATAGCCGAGTGCCTATCATGGTCATAAACTCTATAAAATTCAGGCAAATGTTTATATGCAATTCTCGTTCCAATAGGTTCAATATCTTTTTCATCAAAATATTGCGAGTTCTCTAACATAAAACGTAAAATTAAAGTATCTTCATATCCTAAGTATTTTCCTATGACATCTTTAAAAACAGAAATACCATTTTCACTTTTATAAATTTCAATTTCATTCTTTGAAGATGCATATCGCTTAACATTCACACCAAAAGACATTTGTTTTCTTTTTTTATCTTGTTTAAATTTATATTGATATTTTAAGTCATTTACAGATTGACCATAAGATGAATGACCTCGAATGGCAGCAAAAACGTTTGCACCTGACATTTGTCCTTTCATCTCTACTATTTTATTAACATTAAACAATGCAGAAATTTCACCTAATAGTCCTGATAAAAAGGCATTACTATCCGCCGCTAGAAAAGATTTATATGCGCTATCTATTAAACTATCACTATTAAATAATAAATCCATAATCTTATTTCCAGAACATTGTGCCGCAGCCATGTCGTAGAAATTTTTAAAATTCAATTGCTTTAATTTCTCATTAGTTTGAGCACTAATGAAACTTTCAATTGAAAAATTTCCCAGACTCAATAAATTTAATGTTTTAGTAGATGAATTTTTCAACTTAAGAATCCCCTATTTTAATATTTTAAAGAAAGTATTAATCAAGAGTTTTTTCATTTCAGGGTGACTTTTAATGTATTCATTAAATTCTTTTCTTTTATCAAGGTCATTGCCTGTTTTTTCAAGAAAAATTCTTCTCATTACAGAATAGAAATCTTGAGCGTCATCTCTTAAAGGTATATTAGCTAAGAAAAAAACTTCATTGGTGTTTTCATTTACTAATTTTATTTCAGTTGGTAAAGTTTTACCCCTCAGGGTTGGATTATTCTACATATCTTTCAAAGCTTTTGTAATATTAGAACGCAATGTCGTACTGACTGAAGTAGCCAAAGGCGCATTCTTTTTAACCTTATATTTTCCCAAACTATATCCAGAAGATGTTTTTTCAACCGTAAACCAACGAGATAATGTTTTATAAATAACATCAGATAAATTTTCTAAAATTTCTGGTTCAAATTTATCTTTATACTATTTTACAAAGGCCTCTTCAAATACTTTTAAAGCCTTTTCATTAATTTTATTATCATTAACAGTATACTCAGTACCTTTTAATGCTAAATGCCTCGAAAAAATTTGAGTTTCTTTAGAAGACTTTAATATATCATAAATTTCATTAGACTAACAAATATAACCCAGCGCCGCGGCACTAAATTCTTGTTCTGTTAAATCTAATCCATTACCATTTCCAATTGTTAAATTAAAACCATTATTTGCCATTTTTGTCCAAACTTCTATCGTTGACATCTTATATAGCTAATCGAAAGAAATTAATTCATAATTATTAACATTAGAAGTTTTACCCAATTCAGTATTTTTAAGTAAACGAGAATATAAATCAATTGAAGTATACTCATCAAACTAATAAGCATCATCAAGAAGTGAAGCAAATAGCTTCTCTTCTTTCTCTATCGCATATCCTCTCATTTCTACTAAGTACTCCAAGACATTTTTATACATTTCATCTCTAATCTTGCCTTGCTACTAAGATACAAGCAAATCTGCAAGCTTTTGGATTTCTTCCTGAACCTCTTCATAATTTTTATTAGCTTTTTTTCCATGTCTCGTCATAAAACTTGATTCTGGTTTACTTAATGGAGGATTTTTTAAGGTAAAATATCTATATCTATAGTGATGGAAGTCAAGCTAATTTAAAGCTTTGTTCCAGGGACGAACGGCCCTAAACATATTAAAATAATCTTCACTAACTAAGTTGCTCAAATCTTCACCCCCATTTTATAATAAAAAAGAGCGACATCTCTGCCGCTCAAATATAGTCTTCTGTTAATTCTTTGTCTAAGAAAGTTATTTTTGCAACAGTCCCGTTCTTTTCTTCATCGGGATATCCTACAAAATAAAAATCGCTAACTGTTGAATTTTCATAATTCTTTCCTAGCCGCATTGATAAATTAGAAGATAATTTAATTTTTGGCAGCTCCAATATCGCAGTGGTAACTTCTCCACTATTTTCATCCTTTACACTCATTTTTGCGTCTAAACGCAAAAATCCATTGGACAATCTATTACCAATGTCCAACTCCTTAATTTTATCTTCATAAGTAAAAGTATAATCTACCAATACTTTTCGATAAGATTTCTTAAAGAAAACCTTATCTCCATATATACTAAAATCTCTTATTGGTAAACCTGTTTCAATATTATAACAAAATATCCACTTTTTCTTTGAGGGCGGCAAAGGCTTAAGCATTAATTCTTCTCTTCTTCCCATAGGAAGAGGTTCAAAATTAGGATTTGGCTAAGCGCCCCATACCCTATCTATAGCATTAGGACAATACTTTAACTAAATGTAACAATATGTCTCGTCTTCTATGGCGGATAATTCTTCACTAAAAGAAACAGATTTATATCGAGGTTCATTAATTTTTGAATTGCTTAATAATGACCAACTTGTTGAAGAAAGAACTCCATGCGTAATTGCAAAATTCATTTCTTTATCTATTTCCCAAAAAATTAATGGATTATTATGAAGTCCTCCTGAAGCCATGACCTCTTTTTTAATTTCCTATATCTAAGCTATCTCAGCAGTTTTAAAGCTTAAAATAGTTTCATTTATATCAAATTTTCGTTTACCAATTTCTAAGGGTTTATTTAATCTTAAAGAAACATCATATAGTTCTTTAATTCCAGCAAAGTTTTCCAAAATCTTCGCCTCCTTTATAATCTCTACTTAATAAGTAGAAACAATAAAATCTCTTTCTAAAAAAATAAGACGATATTAAATATCGTCTCATTCTTCTTCAACTATTATATCATTATAACTTTCTTCCTCTTGCTCTACATAGGTTCTTGTATAATTATCATTCTAAGCCACTATTTTTTCATTATTATTTTTATCTCTTGTGACATCAAACTGTCTCAATTCAATCATATTTCCATTATCATATGGCAAAACATTAATGTCCATTGAAAAAGTAGTAGGGTCACTAGCGGCAGAAAGATTAATATTGGTATCAGGATTTAGCTAAGCTCGATTAATGATAAACTAATATTTTGAATCTTTCTAAGTTTGCTATTCTCGAATATAGGTTTCTCCAACAATTTTAAAAGTTTTCGGAAAGCTATCAGCATTAATAGTTAATGTTTTTCCTAAAAAATCATTATCAGATAAAACTCTCTAAACTGTTCTAGACCATTTATAATAAGGCGTGCCCGCTCGTAAAAAATAAGAATTAGAATTTATATCAAATGTTCCATTAATATTATTTACTAATGGCTACATAGTATGAGGGTCAAAATAAATAAAATAGCTCTCATCTTTAATATTTTTAAAATATTTTTTTAAATTAGCTTCTTGTTGTGCAAAATCAATTTTAAGACCTTCTTCAGGCGCATAATACTTTTCCATTCTGTCGATTGTTTCAATTTTATAATTATTAGTATCAATTTTATAATAGTCATCAACAGTATTCAATTCTTTTAAAAGTACTTTAATCATATCAGGGTCAAAAGCAAGATAATAATCAGCCTGGTGATGAATCTAAACTTTATCACGATTATAATAACAATCTCGTATTATTTTTCTCATTTGTCCAACATAAGGTTGGTCTATAAATTCTTTTGTTATTGGTATTATATTAGTAGTTCTTGGAAGAGATGTCTCTTCCAAATAGGTTTCCCATATATAATAAACATCTGAAGGATAAGTCGCATTAGGATTTCCAATTAACTTATAAATTAATTCCCATTCTTCTTCGGTGATTTCTGGCGACGGATAAGCTGTTGTTGAATAATGCAATTCTCCATATTTATTTGCTACACTAATTTTTCTTATAATTGAAATATATTTTGAAACTTTTCCATCTAGCCAACCAGTCATTAAGCTTTGACTAGCAGAAGAAAATAAAGCATCTTCTAATTTTAAAGTAATATTCTTACCAAAATTCCAAGACATTATTTTCTAATTAGCATAGCCGCCAGATGCACTTGTACTAGAAGTTTTCTGATTTAAAGTGGAAATTTTTAAGGTATCCAAATATAAAACAGGGATATAGAATTCTTCATCGCCAACTGTTAGAATACTATAGAAAGTGACATCTGCAATTTCTTTAATACCATATTTTTTAAATAAATTCACAAGACATCACTCCTATTCTATTTCTAAGTTTTTAATCGTAATAGTAGAACTATCACTCTACGTCAAGAACTAAACTAAATCATTCTAATTGTAGATACCAACCAGCAATAAATCTTTAGGGATTTCATCCCATCTCTCAGCCTATATTTTATTATAATAATTTTGAGCCGCGGTAGCATTAACTGGCAGAATTAATCGAGAACCTCCATTTAAATAGCTCCTTGGGTTAGCCACGCGGCAATCATTTGGAATACAAAGTATTCCTGGATTAACGCCGCCATTAGAAAGACTAGGATATATAATATCCAAACGCAATTCAGTAGGTATATCAGGTATCTACTAAGTGAGAATTGGTCTAGTATATCTTTCATTACATTCATCCTTGATTTCTTCTTCATATGAAGTAATGGAAATTAACTTTCCATTGTAATCAGGCAATGCAATAAAAGACATATTTACTGTAGTTGCCTCTCCTTCAGGAGACAAATTAAAGCTATTAGAAGTCTACATTTTACACTTGGGAATTTCTATCTAGTAATGCTAATCTTCTCCTATTCTATTTCGGCTATAAGTTTCTCCAACTATTTTAAATAGACCATTGTACTAATTGATAGTAACCAATGTCTATAAAAATTTTTTAACATCATTATTTTGTTCTCTAGTCTTTTTTAAGAAATACTCACCCTTTTTAAAGTAATGATAACTTGTTGGAATATTATTACTTTTTTCTCCCTCATTAGGAGAATAAGGTCTCATTGTATTAGGGTCAATATAGCAAGATAAATTATTTTTTTCATAACCCTTCATTAAAAAAGCGTTGTAAGCCAAAATATTCTTATTAGTATCTATTTTAAAATCCTTCTTTGCCTAGACTTTTTTAAGACTATCTAAAAAAGGAATCTCTTTATAATTTAAATCAATTAAATAAGGAATATTTTCTTTTATATAATTATTAATATTCCAATCTTCTATTATATAAAAGTCTCCTATATGAATATTTAGAGCTAAAAGCTTTTCTATTGGCTAATCATTCTCACCCAATCCAATTAATTTTTTATAAACAACTTTATAAATTTCTAATTTAGATGACCAGCCTTGCTCTTCTTTTTGAGAAAAATTTCTTGTTAAAAACATTTTATTATCAGTATTTTCGTTATTAAATACTGCCAGATCTATATCATCTATTACAATAGTCTCTGAGTCAGAAACAATTTCTCCTTCACAGTCCTCCCAATTAAAAAGTCTCCAATGAGAAATTAATTCTTCCTCTTCCTTAAACTCTGCATAGCTCTATGAAAAATTAATAAAATTTTTGATAATTAAATTTCCTTTTTGTACCCTTTCGTTTAATTCTTCGTTGTATGACTGAACATTCCTAAGAAATTTATTATCTAATTTAATATTATTATTTTTATAATTAATAAGTTCCTAAACAATGCTCTCCGCTGCTCTTTTAACATTAACTACATAAGTATAATATTTAACTATATTATCGCAAGGACAAACAAACTTTATATATTTATCTTCCTCGCCTTCTGGAATTTCATCCACGACTCTTCTTTGAATTTCAAAATCTTCGGGACACCAAATACCTTCTAACTTTAGAGGTTTTATTCCTAAATAGTTTCCCCAAGTTAAACTCTAACTTGCGGGAGTATAAAGAGCATCATTTAATTTAATTGTAACTTCTTTATTGTAATCCCAAAATATCTAGTGAGAATTTCCCAGACCGCCGCGAGCAGAAGTCTGCTCGGCGGTCTGTTCAATATCAGAGACTTTTAAAGTGTCGAAATATATCAGTGGCACATATATTTCTTCCCCATATTTGTTTTCTGTTATAGCATAAATAGTTACATCTGCAACTTCCTTAATACCATATTGCTCAAATATTCCCACTTTATTCGCCTCCTTTTATCACTCACTCAACACTTCTGAAGAGCCATCTACTGCATAATAGCAGCCAGTGTCCTTATCTAAAACCATTTTTGTAGCAATTTCATACGCAGTAATTTCCATCATTGCACCATTCTATGGCTTAGCAACCTCAAGAGACATAGAGAAAGTGGTTGGTTCTCCATCTGCCTAAAGAGTTAATGTCTAATCTGCTTTAACTTTACACAATGGGAACTTAAGCTACATACGCTGATCATTACCAGTGTCTCTATCACGAATATAAGTCTCTCCGACCAACATATACATTCCTGGCCATTGGTCTGCAAGTACAGTAATTCTATTGGCTTTTATTGTTTTATTATCTTGTGCAATTGTTAAAGACTTAATATAATAAGGTTCTCCTTGATGGAACCAATAATCATCATCATAGGGCTACATTGTACGCGGATTAACATATGCCCAAAGTTTTCCTGCAAATTTTCTATAATCAAGAGTACTTTCTTCATACTCCTCAACAATAGTTTCATCATCATCAACGACAGAAGAGCCTTCCTTAATTCTAGTTATATAAGTACCACTTGATGGCTTAGTATCTGTCCAAGTTGTGCCGCCGTCCGTACTATATTCTAAAGTTCCATCAGCTTTAGGAGTAGGCTTAGTAATTTCAGCAGGAATGATACCATTAATATTATCCTCGTATTTTGTAAGTAAGAAATAATTCATAGCATTAATGCTATCAAACTGTAACCACATGTCTAAAGCCTTAAATTGGTTAACATTAACAGGAGTCTCTGGAATAGACCAAACTATAGAAGCATTTGAATTAGCACCATTACCTGCGTTAGAATTGGTTTTAGCGATGAAAGCATGATATACATCATTATTATCTACAACTATTGCTAAATAATCTGCTTCCGAAATCTTTTCAGTTGACATATCTTCTTTAATATATGTAGCAGTATTATCTTCTTCATTTACTTTATGAATTAAACTATCTTCTGGACTATTAGCTGTAACAATAGTACTTAAATTAGCTCCATAAATAGTTAAATACTCTTGAAGACTCATTGTAATACCATCTCTACCATTTTCTTGTTCCTGATATGCATCAAAAATAATATGAGGATTTAATCTTATCGCCTGCCCAGGTTCACCAATTTTATAAATTATTGCATCTTTAAAATCTGAACTTGCGGGAGCCTCACCATTAAAAACAGAAACTTTGGAGTTCCAATTAATAGGATATGCACGACCAGTTGTATCAAAGAATCTATCTGGTACTTGCGCAACTGATTTAACACCAGATTCTATAATTAGTCTCCATCTATAATTCCTACCATTTATTGCTCCTGTGCCAGTAGCCTTAACGCCATCTGTTACTTCAGATCTTAAAGGTATTCCTAGGCTTACATTTGCTAATCTTCTATCATCATCTGTTAAAGGAATTAAATTACCAACAACACTTTCATTACTATTGTTATTATTGGCTCTAGGATAAAAGGCTTTTTCCATTCTACTAATTCTATTAACAGGATTTCTACATGAACAAAAATCGCTATCTATATTAATATGACTATCTTTCCAATCTGCACTTAAGATACCATTCCAGCACATACCTAAAGAAGCAGGAGTGCAAAGTGCATCTTCGAGAGTTATATTAATTTGTTTGTTGTAATCCCAATTGATTAATTTACCGTTACCTATACCGCCCTAAGCCCAAGTATTTTCACCAGTCTTTTCTACTGTAGAGACCTTTAAAGTATCTAAGTATAAAGCAGGAACGTAGTATACTTGACCAGAGCCGTCTTTCTTTTTGTGTATACTATACAAAGTTACATCAGCAACTTCTTTGATACCATATTGGTCAAAAATATTCAAATCCTTTCACCTCATTCTGCTTTATTTAGTAAAAACGGCTATACAAAATGTATAGCCGATTTACTTTATTCAAATTAATATTCAGTAGCACCGATAAAGATATCTTCGTCGTCTGCCTCTCCACTTACCTTGAATAACTCGGCATCATCAAGCAAGTTGAGATTTTCTGTATTCTTAACCATCTTAGAGCCGTCATTTTCTTCTTCATTTTCAACAACATTGTATTGAACGAGTCTTACCATTACGCCATCTTCAGGACGAAGTACTTCCATATTCATGTCGAATACGCTAGGATCGCCTTCTGCTTCAAGAGTAATAGTCTTTTCAGCTGTCATCTTAGCTTGTGGTATAATGAACTGGAATCTCTCGTCTTCACCAGTTTCCTTAGAACGAACATAAGTGTCACCAACAACCTTATATGTACCAGGGAACTTATCAGCGGAAATTTCAATTACATGACCAAGAGATTCACCTTCATAAGCTACGGAACGAGTCCACTTAAGGAATACCTCACCCTCAGCAATAGGTGTACCATCCTGATAAGGTTCCATAGTATTAAGGTCTATAAATACAGCCTGTGCTGTCTTATCTGCCTCAGAAGGAACTCCATTCTGGTTGCCCGCTGGAACAATGAAGCTTCTCTTAGCTGTAACCTTTTCAGTTCTATCTATTGTCTTAGCTTCTTTAATGCCCTTTCTAAAGTCTCCGCCTTCATAGCTACCAAACATAGCACTCATTGAAGCAGGAGTAAATAAAGCATCCTGAAGTGAAAGTGTTATAGCCTTACCAAAGTCCCAACCAATTAAGTTACCATTGCCGCGGCCGCCTGTTGCATAAGTTGTTTCAGCAGTTTGCTCGATGGTAGAAATCTTAAGAGTATCAAGAAACAATACTGGAACATATCTGTTAACTTTCTTAGTAATCTTACGAACATTTAACTTCTTAACTTCGCAAACTGCTTCAAAAGTTTCGTCATTAATAGTAACATCAGTTGTATGAACAAGACCATTCTTTACGCAAACTTCAGCTTGCTTGTTGCTTATATAGCCACCTTCGCTAACCATCCAAGCTGTCTTCTTAATATCCTTGTCACCATGACGATTAACTACAAAGATAAGGCCCTTATTACCAATTATAACAAGTGCAAGCCATTCGGTCTTAACAAAAATCTTGTCCTGATAATATAACTTATTACCCTTCTTATCATCAAAAGTAAATACACCTTCATCATCAAGAGAAAGCTGACGATAATTTCTATTGTGGAGTAAATAAATGTGAGCATTAGCTGCAGTTGTAGCACTTACTGTATTAACATAAATTGCTCTATTAGATTCATTATCGGTTGTATAATCAACTTCGATTTCCTTTCCAATTGCACTATCAAGATAAGAAAGTGTTGCAAGAGCATCAAGTACACTAGAAAGTCTATAATTAGATGTTACGTTGCCATAATCATCCTGAATTGTTGTGCCGCCATTGGAATAAGTGTAAAGTGCTGTATTTGTATCAACATCTTCTGCACCGATTGCAGGAATCTTTTGACCAGTTACCTTATAACCACCAAAGAGTCCTTTAATACCAGTGGTTTTAGTATTATTATTAGCATCAAGAATCTTTTGCTGCTGTCTCAAAGCATCAATTGCATCATTGATAGAATAATGTTCATCTTCTCCCCACATTGTAGCGCCAGCAAGAGCAATATCCTTACCTTTACCATAAGTTATAGGAGCAACATAATCTGTAGCAAAGTTACCCACAACAGCCTTATCACGCTTGTTATATCTAGTTCCAAGGAACTTAGGATTAAAGTAACCCATTTCATCCTCGACAACAAGTTCTGCATAATTATTATAAACTATATCATAAGCTTTAGCTTCAAAAGTTTGTACAAGCTCATTAATAAGAGTATTTACATCCTCAAGATCATAGTTATTAACTGACCAAGAAGCTGTCTCAGGAAGAGCTTCAGTTGAAGCAAAAGAAGCTGCAGGGCCAAGAACTACAACTCTTTCAGTTGACTGAGGGCCTAAAGCATAAGCATCTTCAAAAGTTAAGTTACTAATCATATTGTCTGCATCATAGAAACGATAGCGGGCACCTGCTTTGGTTATTAAATTCTGTCTCTTAGCAAAGAGCATAAAAGCCTGCTCAGCATATGTGTACTCATGAGTACCTACCTTTCTAGGAGCATCGCCATATTCACGACCTGTTGTGCTATAAACACCAGTTGCAGCATCAGTATCGTTTTCAAAAGTAGCTGTACCTTCTCCCTTGAATGTTACTGTATAAGTAACTTCATATGTTTCAGGATCAGAACCAACTTCTACAGTGGCAACTATATCTTTTTTACCATAAGTTACATTAAACTCTAAAGTGCCATCGAGTTCGTAGCCTTCATCTTCCAATTCTTCGAAAGTATAAGTTCTTTGAGTGGTATTGTCTCGAACAACAATATCAGATACAAAATTACTACCTTTACCAGAAATAGCATTGTTAAATCCTTCTTCAAGATTAGCATTAAAAGTAGCTTCTACATCACTATAATCTACTGTAACTGCTCCTTCTGGACCAGCAGAACCGGTCTGATTATTCATGTGTGTTTCAGTAACAGTAAATGAACCAGCTAAAGAAACAGTAGTATTGATAACGTCATCACAGTCATAATTAACACCAGTTATGAGATCAGCTTCGGTAAATACATAAGCATCAAAGCCTTCATCAATACTGATACCATTTTCAAAAGGATAAACTGTTTTAAGTTCAACAGCACCCTTAAGAATAGACTTAGCTGTAATGGTACGCTGAGACTCATAAGTCTCTTCTTTCTTTTCGATACGATAGAAAGTTACGTCAGCAACTTCTTTAATACCGTATTTTTCAAAAAGGTTTTGAGTAGCCATTCTTTCTTAACCTCCTTATTCTTCTTTGGAGCTTTCGCCCCAGTATTTGGTTTTTATCTTTTTACTGTCTGCACCTGCACATAGCATTTGAATGTCCTAATCCCATTTTTCTTTTAGCTAATGTCTTCGAATCAAACGATAAAAAGAAAATAAACTGCATTTATCAGTGTCTATTCCGAAAACTTCTGCAATTTCAAGAAGGTCTAGCAAAGACTATCCCTCACCATCTTTCTACGCCTATCTTTTCTTTACAGCGGCAACTTTTTCTCTTAAAAGTCGCATTTTTCTTTGACCAGGAGTTTCATTTTCTGGCGGCGGTTCTTCAACATCTTTCTAATTCTAAACTTTTAAAATGTCTTGAAAGTCTCGAAAATTTTTTGAAGTTATTAAACGTCGCTCCTCAGGACTCCCGATTAGAATAGCATTTATTTTTGGAAGTATTAGTACTTCTTCCTTTATAAAAGTAGAAAAAGCAGATTCAAGCTCTAAAAAAAACATATCATCATTATCAGCACTTTGAATTAAATATCCTAATGGGTCTATTTCTTCCAATGGTACCTCTTGATTAATTTTTTCTTTAATCATCTGTGCTATTTCTACTTCTGTTAACAATAATAATCCTAATTTTCTATTGTAAACATTAATGCCCATTTTTAAAATTTCTGTCAAAGTTAAAGGATAAATTTCACAAATATTTTCCAATTTGCTAGGTAAACATTTGAAAGCCTAGCATTTAATATCTTCAATCTAATTAGCTGAAAGCATTAATTCTAAACCTCATTGCATAGCTTCCCATTTCTTCTGTAATAGCAGAAGCCTCAAAGCCAAGATAAGTTATTTCTCCTAAACCATTAATACGTTTACCCTATAAACTTTGTCTAATTTCAGACATAATAGCAAAAGGCCTTATTGTATCTCCTGCTATAAGCCATTCATTAAATGGGCAATACACTATAATTGTTAAAATTACATTCTCATTATCACTGTTGTTGGCATTAATTTCTCCACTACTAAAAAGAATAACTAATTTAGATTTTGTATTCTACTCTTCTGGAGTTAATAGTGGAACTACCCTGACTAATTTGTGTAAAAATTTTAGTCCATCAAGCTAATTTGGATGTTTATTTTTATTTAATGGGTCTAAATCAGTATTTTCAAGTAGCATTAATAAATTTTGATTAGATAAAAGTTTCTTGGCTATTTTTATCAAATTTTTTCCATGCTCTTGACCATATTTTACTGTTGATATCACATTATCACCTGCCATTTAAGAAGAAGTTGGTATCTTCTCCGACTAATATATCTTCCGAAGAACGAGGCTCTTCTTCTCTTTTTAGTTTTTCTTCTATAAAAACGTAAGCGACATTGTGAACACTTAAATTATCTTTTCCAACAATTTCCCATCCTCTATCCAAGTAATTAAAATACTATCCTTTTTTAAGAATTTCACTGTCGGCTGTAACAAAGCCCCTTTGCATATTCGGCTCTTCGTATCCTTTACCGCGAGTAAAATTAAAAGTATCTTTGACAAATTGGCTAGATGCATTAATGAATTTTGATGGAACGATACCTATCGTATCACCATATTCATTTGTAATATTAAGCTATGTATCTAAACAAATACATTTATAAAGCTAGTGTCCTTTTATCACTTCTTCTGCCGCAAAAAGTACAAGCCAAAGCTTATCATATTCTACCTTATCAATTTTCTAAAGTATATTTAATATATCTCCAGATTCTAATGGTGCCGCGGCACGAGGTATTAAAAGATTTCCAATTAATCCACTTTCATTCCATTTATTTGGCTATAAAGAACAAAGAACATCACTAACTTCTCCATTGGTTGCATAAATATAACTCTAATATTGAGTTTTCTTTATATACAACTTATTAAATTCATTCTCCTTTCGAGTCTAAATTCTTTCCTGTCGAGTTTTTCCATCTTTGTTCATTCTTTTTAAATAAACTTCATCAAAATAACTCATTTTAAATCAACTCTGTCAAATAAATTCATACACTCAAAAATGGTCTTACGATAATATTTAAAAGACAGATACCTACAAGCCGCTAATTTTGCATATAAGGTATAATATTCAATGGTCTTATTACTATCATCATAGCCAGCTAACTCAATTAAAATTGTATCTAAATATTTCTCCCACTCACCATCTTTTTCTCTTTCTCTTAATAGACCATAAAGCTTATTTTTCATTTTATCTTTATAAGCTTCTTGAGTAACTTCTTTAATAGTTCCCACTTTAGAATCTCCTTCTAAAATTGCCGCCCGCAAGTCGACTATAAGAATAAGACTTTTTCTAAGGAGATCTATAATACATTCGTTCTAAATGTGCGGCCTCCTCAAAAACCTGGTCTTTAAGAGAAATAAAAGTTTTTAATAAATTAGCCTGAGAGAAATCTTTTTCATCATATTGAGTTTTAATATTTTCCCATGAATCAATTGTTCTTTTAAGCCACTCATATTTCATATAAGTGGCTATTACTTGAATTTCATCCGAAGTCATATTGGTGTCTTTAAAAGACTAAGTTTCTTCATCTATTTCAACACTACATCTAGGAAATTTAAAGTAAGGAAGTGCTGAGTCCAAAAAGGCTCTCCAATCCTTTAAAAACCATTCTAAATCTTCTCTATTAAAGTCGCCTGCCCAGTCATCTTCATTAACTTTTGATAGAAAAGCATTATAAACGTCCATCAAGGTTGCCATTATCAACCCTCCTTAATTATCTACGTCCTACCTCGTTTCTATAGTTATCTTCTCTAGTTCTTTGAGCTGCATCAAACTCTTCCATAACTATATCATTTGATACCATTTTTAAAACATCTTTTCCACAAAGCTACTTAAGGAAATAACATTTTTCACTATCTGTGTAACGATGCTCCGCAGCAAAAGATACAAGATTATCCACTTGAATTCGAGGTAAATTTGAAACTTCTCTTTTAAAAACATCAATAGGCAGAGAAGTCATAAATTCTATCATTTGTTTCTCGTTGAGTACTAATATATTCACAGGCTTATCAGCCTCTTCTGGCTCCAAACCCAAATCTTTTTTAGTTTGCATATCTTCAATATAAAGAATACCTGAATCAATTAAACTTCTAAAACCAGAATCCCAAAGTAATTGAGATACAGTATCAAAGGGTAGGGTTTGTGTCTATCCCATCTTCTGCCATCTTCTATTAACTCCAAACTCAGGCTTTCTAACTGAAACTAAACTATCTACTGTACTCTTAAGAGCTACCATTCTATCTGCCATATTAAATTCCTCCTTTTAACTCAAAAGGGTAGGTGAGAAAACTCACCCACCCTTCCAACATTTTATTATCTATTTGTTCTATCTTAATTATAATTATGGGGTGAAGTTTGTAGGATACTTAGTAGGATACCTATCAGGATCCTGAAGGTCAGCATTTACATATACGCACCAATCGTAGTTGGTAAGAATAGCAACGCCAACTCTCTGATAAACTTCTACCTCAAAGCTTCTATCTCTATGCTGCCAATCATCTATCTGAACAGGACCTTCAAATACTATCTTAACAGGCTTAGTTCTACCGTTAGGGAAGATATAAGCAAGTGCAGGGTTAGTAACTGTAACTTCATTAGTCTCATCAGTATAAGACTGAGGCATTTCAACGATAGGATTACCACGGAATGTCTTAATTCTACCAGTCTGTGCAATTTCCTCAATATTTCTAGGATTATAAACAGGAGTTGCAACACCCATACCAGCAGAGCTTACAGGCCATACAACAGGCATACCAATTGCATCAGGACCCATTGCAGTAACGAATTCAGGAGTAGCAAAGATTGTTACGCCGCCATTACCATAGGTACCTGCTACTTGACAAAGCTGAGCCATTGCATCAGCATCAAAGCCTGCAGTTATAACCTTATTCTTAGCAGGTCTATTCTGAGCATTTACAGCGGCAATAAGAGCCTTCTGAATTTCACCATAAACTGCTTCTTCGAGACCTTCGTAAAGAATTTCTGTAGACTCAGCAATATCTTCATCGCCGCAAAGATATCTTTCGAAGTCTATATAAGCAGCGCCACCAATTGCACGTCCGCCAACTTCAAAAGTATTCTTATCAAGTCTGAAGCTCTCATAAACACCAGAAAGAGCAACGGCAGTAATAAACTGCTTAGCACGTCTACGTCCAGTATTTATAACGAACTGAGCTTTTTCATTCATACCAACTGTTTTAATTTCAGCAAAAGAACCCATGAACTGTTCAACTTGCTTAGGAAGTACTTCAGTATAAGCTTCCTGCATAATTTCAAATAAATCAAGTTTATTTCTTCTATAAGAATTATAATCGTAAGCAATCTCGTGAATTGCCTCTCTTACCGCACCTTTAACATCTTCTGCGGAATACTTAGTAGGATCGGGAGTTCTTCCATAGAAAGAGCATACTACCAAATCCTTAATAGCTTTTGTATCTACCATATTCTTTCTAACCTCCTTCCTATTAAGCACTTACAGGCTTATTAATAAATTCAATTTTAAATGAGAGAGTAGTATCTGCATTTGTATAGCACTCTGTTACACGAGCATATACGTTACCAATAGCGTCATCTACATCTGCACCAATTACAAGCTTACCATTAGCAACAGGAGTTACTCCCACACCAGTTTCATCTATAACGAAAGCATAAACATCGTTACCTGCAGCGAGGTCTGCCTTAACCTTCTTGTACATCTGAACAGAAGGAGAATCAGAAGATGATTGATCTACTGTATAAACAGTATCATCCCAACATACAGAATTTGTGCAAATTCTCATACCAGGCTCAACATAACCAATTCTAGGGAGATATTCACCTGCTATCATTGCAAAATTTCTACGACCAGGAGTAAACTGATTATAAATCTTTTCAGTAGAATAATTAATACCCATATTGCAGCCCTTATCGCTTAAAGCCTTTGTTGGGATAGTAGCTGTCTTATTAGGCTTATCTACCATCAAGAAAGCACCATTTTCTGCATATATCATTCCCGCATCTGCTTCATCGGGAGTCATAGGGAAATTAGAAGCAAACTTTGTTTCATCAAGGAAGCACTGTGCTTCAACCATACCAGCTCTGTTAAACCATACTTGGCTAGGCTCAATCTGGCCAAAGCCTTTGCAATCAAAACGTCTAATTGCCATCACTTATTACCTCCGTTTTTATAATTATTTAAAATTCTTTCCCAACCAGCATAGGACTTAGGAGTGTCGTTGCCACCTTTGTAATAACGGTCTGGCTCATCGTTTTTACTAAAGATTGTTGGGTCTTGCTCTGCCGCAGCATAAGTAACTTCCTTCTTAAAGTCTTCAACGGAATAATTATCGAATTTAGACTTAAATTCCTCAACCATAGAATCAGTTAAATGCTCAGCATATTTTAAAAGGAATTGCTCTTTCTCATTGTTTTCAACATTATGTTTGAAAGAAACAAGTTCTTCTTTTTCATTAATTAAGTCAGCATTGTTTTGCTCTAATACAACTTTTTCAGCCTCTAAAGCACTATATTTTACATTAGCCTCTTCAATAGTTGTATCTTTTTCAGCAATTGTTGTCTCAAATTCAGAAACCTTTGCTTCGTAATCAGCAATTTGAGTTTCAAAATCTGCAATTTTTGTTTCGTTTTCTGAGATACTGTTCTTTAAATTCTCAATTTCAGCTACATTGCTTTCAGAATTTTCCTTGTAAGCTTCAAAGCTACCACTTGCCGCCTTCATAGCATTAAGAGCATTCATTTCGGCTTCAGTCACGTCAGTAATATAACAATTTTCTACTTTATCAATAGTAACAGTATCATCTTCATTCTTAGTGTAATAAGCTCTCTTATATCCATCTTTACTAACAGTAAGTGCATATTCATCATATACATCAAGAACATAGCAATCAACAACAAAGCCGCCCTATTCATTAAAATTGGGGTTCATAGCTTCCCAAATCTTATCAGCTTTTTCGTTGTCAGAGAGCCTAAAAAGTGATTTATCCATTTCCATGTGCGCTTTCTCCTCCTTTTCATCAATTTTAGTTGTGTAGCTCATTAAAGCGTCATAATCGTTTTTAAGCTTTTCAAACATCAAACTGTAGAAGGCTGCGCCTTCAAAACATGGTTCAGTTGTGGTGCCCAAGGCTTGTAGTCCAAATAAGCTACCTTTATAAAAGTGATAATATGGCTGCCCATCTTCCCAAATTTTCCACTCACCAGTAAAATTATATGGGTTAATTTCCATAGACTAAGATGAACCAGGTATCATTTTAGCCTCGTTATAAAGAGCAGTATACAGTATCACGTCTGCACAAGCGTAGGTTCTTGTAACACCGTCAGAATCTAAGTGGTCTTCCCACGCAAAATTAGGTTCTGCCATTACAAGTCCATAAATTTTGCCTTCACTATTCTTCTCCCCATGTCCTTCAAAATCAACTTCTTCATTATTAAAAATTCCTTTAACAGGAGCATAGGGGAGAGAAGCAATAAGCTAATTTGCAAATTCATCCGATATATAAGTACGATTTCTATTTAATCCTTTATAAAAAATTCGTACTCTACATTTAGACTTAGAATCATCAAAGGCTTCTAATGCACCATATAAACTAACCTCAAATGATAGAGGTACTTTTGTATAATTATCCATTATTTGTCGCCCTCCTGGTCTTCTTTATTCTTTGATTCCTAGGAGTCTTGGTCTTGTTCTTCTTCTTCTTGTACGGTATCCTATTCAGAATCTTGTCCGTCAGAACTTTTACCTTTGGTCTCTCCCATCGGCTCTCCGCTCTTCTTGCCAGACTAAGTATAAGAAGATTGCAATGGCTTCAATATTTCATCAAGCTCTAGTAAATCATTTTCAAGCATTTTTAAATTAGCCAAATTTGTTTGGTCTAATCCTGTAGAAAGAATAGGAGTTAAGAAACTATAACCAAAAGAAGCTAACTCTCTCGCGCGAGAAGTGTAGTCTGCACTGTTATAATAACTTAAAGGCAAAATGATTAATTTAAATCTAATCTTTTTGTTCTCAAACTTATAATTTAGAAGAGCAGTAAAGAAATGCGCAAATCTTTGACCTAGAATCATCATCATTGCTAAGTCATTATTAGCAGAATAAGCGAGTCCCGCCTCTGTAGTTGGGAAAAAGAATTCTTTCGAAATACCCGCTGATTCATAGATTAAATCTTGCATATCTTTTATTTCAGTTTTTTCATCGTCATCACTACTTAAATCCAATAAATCAACTTTATTATAAGTAGTAATAACATCTACATCAGGGTTATTTGCTAACATATCAACGACACCCTCATGCATTTCTTCAGCCTCATTTGGTTCGAATACAAGTTTATTACCATCTAAAGCAACTTGCTAAACTAAAATTCTCTTCAAAGCCTACTTTGTTCTCTCTTTATCTAAAATTTTATAGTCTTCCAAATCATCTAGTAAAGGAATTAAATCCAAAAAAAAGGGACGCTCTTCAAAATAAGAAAAATATATACCCATTTCAGCTGGCAAGAAAATCCATTTAGGTCCGTCCTTATATTTCCAATTGTGATAGCCTTTTTGTATTACTTTAGGATAAGTTTTTAAAATTTCTTTTCGCAAATTTTCATCTCTTATTTCATCGTCAAAAAACTTCATATTAAATTCAACAATATCAATATCCTATCCATTTTTAAAACGACTACGACAATAATCAAAAGGCAAATCTTGAATTACAATCTTTTCCCCTTCATCATGAATGAGGCCATAATATGCACCTTTAACTAAGACTTCTTTGGCAAATAAAGCACATTTTCTTTCAACCTAAAAAGTTGTTAAAAAATCTGTAGCCTTATAATAAGTCTCAGCATTCTTCTTTTCAGTGATTTCATAAGTTCTCTTTTTTAAATAAGGAACACAAATCCAAGAATAAGTCAAAAAAGTTGCATAATGAATTATAATTCTTTTATAAAGACCACTAACTGCAAAAAAATATTCTGATAACTATGCTCTTTGTATCGGGTCTCCGCTGACAATAATTCTATCAATTTCTTCTCTAGTGTAAACTCTATTTCTTTTATTAACAAATTTTGCGTCAGATTTTTTATAAGCATCTTTAGAGGTGGCTACCATACCAGAAAACATCCTTTTAAATTCAATAAAACGCTTATCTGTTTCAGACCTATTTTTAATAGCATCATCCAAAGATTTTAATTCGTCTATAGTCAATTATCTTCCACCTCCGCTTCTAAAAAATGTTAGTCTTCTGCCTCCCAACCCACGATTACGTCTATGAGACATTTCTTCTTGTTCAATTAAGAACATTCTATAAATACCCATTTCTAAAGCAGAAAACTTATCGTGAGTCATTCTTTTATTAATTGGCTCAATCGCAATTTTATTTTCAACACCAGTTGGTTTAGTTTTTAAATTCATTATCTCATTAATTAAAATTGAAGTTAGCTCGTGAGGCATTAAACGCTCATTTCGTTTCTCTGGGGTCATTTTTCGACCAACTTTAGTGGCCATTAATTTATCTTTTGCTTTCTTCTCAGAAATTAAAAAATTAATCGAACCAGAATAAACTGCTGAATAAATTGCCGCATGCATATCACTATTAATGGTTGATGTTGCTTTAATTCCATAAAGAATTTTAATTGCATTTCGAGGTTGAATTTCTTCATATTCCTCACGATTAAAGAAACCATAAGCAGGTAATATCTCACCTGTTAACGGATCTAAAGTAGGCTTAATCATAGCATCACCAAAATTAATACCAATACCATTGATATCTATAACAACTTCTTTTGGACGAAATTCTTTAATTAATCGTTTCAATTCTACGACCTAATAATCAAAAACTTTTTCGTCTTCTGTTTTACCTAAAACAAATAAATTAACTAAATTGCAATGATATTTATCTAAATTTGGAAAAACTTTTAAAACAGTGGCTACCGACTGGCAACTCCTTCTTCCTATATCCACTGAAATTAAGTAATAACTTTCAATACCTTCTCTAATAATTTCGTGCGTTTCTGGATTTACTAATTTTCTATGCTACAAAAATTTTTCATAATCAAACCAAGCGTCACTTGAACTTCCTACGAAACGACTCATATATTCTTTTGCAAACCCTGATTCTGAGAATGTAGAGGCCATCTTCATTTCATTTAGGTAATCCTATGATAAAAGACCCGCTTTAATCGGAATCTAATAATCAAAGCCCCAAATAAATGTATTGTGAGGATTTATAATAGCAAGTTCCATCATTTCAATTGTTTTATCATAAGCAAAAGTATTTTTATCTGAAGCAGATGAAATCCACATTTGAACTTGCTAAGGTTCATAAGGATTGATTGCCTAGTTTTCCATTGGTCGATCTACATTAAGCAACGGCAAGATGATGGACGAAATATCGTCCGCCTTGTGATCCCTTAGTACCCTCGGTTTCCCGATATTTATTAGGGGAGTAGACTATACAATCTAAGTGGGATTATAGTCGTTGAACGTTCTCCATCGGCTTTACGTTAAGGAGATTTCGCTGCGTCTGAAGGGCTTGCACCTTCGGTTCACCAATCCAATACATTTTTATGGTTTCACTTTTACGTTTACCGCATTCACACCTGTCGTTTCCAACTATGTTGTAGCTGTATTGGCTCTAAGGTAGTTCCCGCAATTTAACCCATTTTACTACCGCCATCGATCCTAGCAGACAATATTTAATTTTAAAGTTGAATAAGATTGTAAATCCCATTCCTTAAACTTCTCTTGCCCAATTAAATCTGTTTCTTCTTTAGGAAGATTTTTAAAACGTTGCAATGCCTCATAAGCATGGCCCTTAGTTTTATTTTTCATTCCATTAGTTAAAAAAGATTTATGTTTATTAAAAAATTTACTTAAAGCGGCATCAATGCCTCGACCATAAATTGACGAAATACATAAACAATAAAAATAATCATCTTCAGATAAACAAGTACTTACTCTAGGATTGTCATAAGGACGTTCCTAGCTTATTCCAAAAGTTTCTCTAAACAAATCAATAATTCTTTCTTTCTATTCTTTTGGTAAATTATCTGCGGAAGATTTATACCATAAATAAGCCTTTTCTCTTAAAATACTTGATACAGTAGAGGAATCTATATTTAAAAATTTGGAAATTTTATCGGTCATACGATTCCATTGACAACCTATGTAAATAAAACAATAATCTTCAAAACTTAACTTTCCTCTTGTATTTCCTCCGTCTCCTCCAGCAGTTAAATTATACCCATCATAAAAAGAATTATATTTTTCAATATTTTGAATTTCTAAAAGATTTAATTCCTTTTCAGTTATATCATCATATATTTCATAACTAAAAGAAAAATTCCCTTCGCCATACTTATTCCAAGCATTCTGCAATTTTTGATTAATATGCTTATTATTTCGTAATTTATTAAAATGGTCGTTTTTTCTTTTATTAATATTTACCGTTTTTCCTATATATCTCTACCCTGTTGAATTATTAATAATACTATAAATATATCCTCTCATTATTAATTCCTCCTTTTATTTATTTCTAAGTAAAAGTGAGTTTTTATAATGAAAAATTCAACTTTTTCGGAATCATTGATTTTTTTATTTGACGGTACTCATCAATAATTCCTGCGGTGGCACGATTACCACGTGTGGAAGCTAATGGCGTTAAGATATCCATAACAGATCCATTTCTAAAAGTGAGAGACATATATCCCGTACCCATATTACCTTCTCCAATGATTTCTTCTTTAAGAAGTGGTAATAATGTCCATAACTGTTTAATCTTAGCCTAAGCAATTTTTGCTGACTACTCCTTACCAGGAGCACAGTCAAAAACGTGGCTGTGCGGCCTAAATATACAAATTAAGTACATGGCCAATATACAAATAAAACTCTTGCCGGCGGCACGGGGTGCTATTGTTAAAATACGTCCGTGTCTTAAACAAACTCTAATAAAAAGAACCTAAAAGAATTTAAGTCTAAATTTAGAATTAGTTGGAGTAATCATGCGTATATAGCAATCAGGATAAATACTCCAATAGTGACATATTGTCTCATATAAATTCCTATTCTTATCAATTCTTCTTGGTGTAATAATAGCATTTTTTTCTAATTCAATTCCATCTCTATAATATTTCTTTGCTGTTTTATTTATTACATAATGAATAGTAGATAAAATTGCCTCTGGTGATTTAATTATTCTCTCCATTTAAATCACCTTACAAAGTTGGAAGGAAATCTTCTTCTGATAATGGCGCAGAGCCCTACTCTTTCATGTAGTCTCTAAATTCTTTTTCATTAAAAGTAACGCCCTAATTCTATGCACTAATTTTTAAATTTTCAATTCTATGTTCAATTTCCTCTGCTACGCCTGTTTCATTAACATACAAATATTGAAGCCAGAATTTTATATCTTTGATACTAAAATCAGCTTCATCTCTATTAATATCATCATAATAAGTATTGGTCCAACCTGTTTTTTCTAAGTAAGCGAAAACTTCTCCTACTGAACTAAATTCATTTGCATCTTTAACAACTTTTGGAGTTAAGTTCGCAAGTTTAGATAAATCATCATACGCCTTTAAGTCCTTAGAAAAATCAGAACCCTCTCGAATTTTCTATTCAATAATTAAAGAAATCTTACACAATTTAAGAGCTTGATCTTCGTTAAGCGCGCCAACAATATTTTGTGAATCTAAAAGTCCCTAATGCAAATTTTCTAAGTACTCAAGTTCACTTCTATCATAATTCTAGCCCCACTTCTATAAAAGCTTTCTCTCCTAATCTGCTTTCACAGTTGGTAAAGCATCCTCAACTCTTCCTTCTTCCTCAATCTTTAAGTAAACTTCATTATACATTTTCCAATCTAAAGTCTTATACTATTCTTCTCTAAAAATACTAGCATAAACTCCAAAAGCATCCTTTCCATGACCATTATAAATCTTTTCCCATTCTTCAGGAACAAAAGGAATGTCTGCCCACTAACAAAGTTTATCAGCAACATTCCATTTTTGGTCTGGCGGCGCATCGTCAATTATTCTTGCTATACAAGTTCTACATACAGGTAAGCTTCCCTAGTGAATAATTGACTTACAAGCAATATAGTTAGCTGTAGATTTTTCTTCTCCACACAACTAACATTTCTTTAAAGCCATTCTCTCACCTCAATTTTATTTTTCAAACTTAAAGTTTGTAAAAGTAAGTCTCGCGGCTCTTCTAGTCCTCAAATTTTATTCATTCTTTTCTTTTAGTGATTCTTTTTGTCTATCATAATCTCTGTTAGCCCCCGCTGTATCCTTCGCTAACTTAAGAAGCTATTTTCTTTTGAGCCTATTCTACTTTGCGAAAGCTTCACAAATATTAGTAACATAATCTTCAAATGGGTCAATTTCTTCAACCCCTAAAATATTACCAAAAGCAAGAATATCCGTCAGCTAAAACTAAACAAAGTAGCTAAGTAATTTTTCAATCTATTTCATTCTTAAACCTCACAATTATTATATTCTATTAGTTTGTGCCGCCACACCATTGCTTTAGTTCGTTCTCCACTTAGATAGAGAACAAACAGAAGGGCCGGCGGCACATTCTATTTCAGAAATCTTATTTAAACTAAATTTTCTAAGCCTGTCTAAGTTCTTTATCACATTTCTTACATCTTCCAGTGAGTCCATCAGAGGCCTTACTTTTCCTAACGAAATTTCTTGAATCTCTAAGTAACCATTCTCCACATCTATTACATTTCTTCCAAGCTTTCTTATAATCCTTACATAAAAACTCATCATAATTAAGCTCAACTGCTTCAACAATAAGTCTAACTGCTTTGTTCCAAATTGTTGAAATATAATTTTCTCGGTGCTCAATTCCAAGCTCTTTCTTAAGGTGCTCTCCAATCGCCTTATTTGAAAGTCTTAGCTTTTTGTCCTAAACAATTAGAAGTTGCTATGGACTTAAATTGGCTTTTTCAATGTAAAAATCAAGTGTCCAAAGTAAATTGTTAACTAAAGAATCTGGATAATTTTGAATTGAAGCCTAAAGTTCTTCATAATGCTAAATTAGCTAGTAAAGGTGTTCTTCGTTTCTAAAGTCAAAATAAGATTTCCCGCTTTTTAAAATTTCGTTCTCATTAGGAAGCGCCGCGGCTTGGTTTTCTGTATCGTAGAAAGGATTTGCGAAAAATCTGTCGTGTTCTTCTTTGAAAACTCCTCTAGGTAAAATTGGATAAGAACAGTGGGAATCGGTTGGATTAGTGTGAAATTCAAAACGATTTTTCTTTCCAACAATTGTTTGATTCTCACTATCCAAAAGATAATATTGTTGGGTTCTAAGTTCAATAAGCTAATGCTTAAGAAAATAAACCTTATCCTAAATAGACTAGTCTGCGTTGCCGGCCTTTAGTTGCTGTTCTGCCTATTCTAGGAGTGCTTGAATTCTGTCAATTTCTTTCCAAAGTTCAATCATACCAGGGATTCCTTCTAGTTTTTCTTTCTAAAATTCCTTAATACTAATTTTTTTCTTTTTGTAAATGGTTCTGTCTTTCTGAAAAATATTCTCATCAAAGGTCGGTGATTCCATTAAACCTTCTAAACTAACAGTTCTATTTTTCTGATAAGAGTTAAATTTTGTTTTAATTTGAATTTCTTTTCTATCAACACTTGAAGTACCATCATCATCTTTTCCATATAATACGTAATTTGTAACTGTTTCAAGTTCGGATTTAGTTAGGGAACTAAGATCAATTTGTTTAATAGCTTCTAAACGTTCCTTTGAGGAGTAAATTGTAAAGTCGAGTTTAAACTTCATTCTCCTCACCTCTCTATAAATATTATATAACAGATATTTGAGAAAGTCAAAGGTTTGAGGTATAGATTCTAGTTTTAAAATTTTTAGATTCTAGTTTTAAAATTTTTAGCTTACAAATTTTTGGGCAGGCATGGCGGCAGTTGCAAGGCAAAATGGAAAAAAATAGAAAACGACCCCCGTCATAATGCACAAACAGATATAGATATAGAGCTGGCTTTATGTGCAATGTGACGGCGGCTTTGTGCATGATACACAAAAAGCGGATTTGTTTTTGTGCATATCATCAAAGTATCTCATTTTTCAAAAAAACTTTAAAAAACCTATTGACATTTACTTGAACGTGTGCTATAATATAGACAGAACAAGGGGAAAGACCCCTTGACAGACACTTTGAAAGGAAGTCGATTTTATGAACAAACTGTTAGCAATCCGTAAACTCAATGGAAACTCGTGGAAAATAGGTGCAGGACGTTCCGCACACGTTGTGACCGATATTGGCTTTGAGCCTATCAAAAAGAATGTACTCGGTCACTGTTCACAGCTGGATATAGCTGTAACTGTATCCGAGGGATATGTAGGTGTATTCACCTTTAGCGCGAATGACCTCAAAGAGGACGCTTTTTTAAGGGCTTTACTCTTTGGCAGAGCTACAACTAATCACCAGTTTTGCGCTACAAATGCCATTGTTGCACAGCTCAATGAGAACTACTGTGCATACTGCACAAAGATTATCCCTGAAGCTGATTTCGATTTCTCTGCTAACTGCGGTTATCAGCTCGAGGATAAGGCTATTGAAGCGGGCGCGAAAAAGACTAGCGTCAAGCAAGACAAGGTGCTGAAAATTGACTTCGTTAGAGAGCACCGAAATGTACAGGCTAAATGTAGCTTAAAGCATATCGGCACCAACGGCAAAAGCTACAGCTACAGTAAGACAAACAAGAGTGCTAAGGCGTAAAGCCTTAGCATTCTGGAAAGTGAGGTATACAGCTATGATTGAGTTAGGAATGTATCAAAATGAGTCAGGTTACATCATGACTTTACGAGAGGTTTATATCGAAATGCTCGATACTATTGAGGAATATTTCAACAGCTTAGGTATTCGATGGTCAGCTATTAGCACAGAAGCTAAATTGATAGCAGATGGTATCATTCAACAGGTTGACTTATTCGGCGAGTATAGCTATAACGGTAAAAAATGGAAAAGGTTCGAATGAACCTTTTCTTTTGGTCTGCAGTTAGCTATGACTAACTGTGAACAGTTTGTTAACTATGAGATATAGTCAAAAATGCTTATAAGAACAGATGTTCTTACAAGATGATAGTTGAATAGTTGTTCACATGAATAGTTGTTCACATGAACAGTTGTTCATGTGTTCACATTGACTACATCTCACTGTTTACAAACTGTTCATATTTGGTTAGTTAAGGCAAACTAACTATGAACACAATGTTAACAATGAAATAGTGTAATTGTGAACGAAGTGTGAACTATGAAATAGTCAAGCGAGCTGCGACTCGCGCTGAGGAAATATTACTGACGAGCTGCGAATTATTTAAGCCCGATATTATTTTTTATTTCTTAGAAAAAAATGCGACCCGTTTATGTTTTGGTTATCCCTCTATTTCATTATTAACAATGAGGTCATAATTAAAAGATCAAACTAATTAAAAGATCGAATATATAATATTTACATTTTATTCATTGACAAAATAGGCAAAATATAGTATAATGGTTACAATGAAAGAACAACCTAAGACCTTTGAAAGGACGTGTCATTATGTTGATGAACAGAAAAGACTTTTATGAGGAAATCGCAGATTATACTGGTTGGTACGAGGATAGCGAGTTTTACAACTGGTTCACCCGTTATTATGGGTGTGAACCCGTTGATATCCACGTCGAGGGATATGATTTTGACCGCGATGTGAAGTGGACTCCAAATCTAGAGGAAGCGTATCAAGAGGCACTGGCAGAACTCATAGAACAGTATGAAGATGAAGACGACTATGAAAGTAATATGCCGTGTGATTTTTCGGGATATTGTTCGGGCACTAATTGCCCTAACTTTTATAAATGTCAGGGTTAAAAAGTAGAGGGGTCTAAACCCCTTTACTTTTTGCTTTGATATTTGAACAATGGTTCATATGAACATAGAAAATTATGAACCCCTTATGAATACTGAAATATAGACGGTGCCGCGAGACCATGAACGATTTGTTAATGATGAAATAGAGGAACTATTTCTATGTTAACAGGGCGTTCAAATATGAATAAGGCGTAAATTAATTGACCCCTTTTAACTTAAAACAAATTCACATAATATTATTTTATTGTTTACAGAATATTCATTGACTTTTTCTTCAAAGTATAGTATACTTATATCAAGGAAAGGGGAAAGGAACAAACCCCCTTAAAGACTTGAAAGGACGTGTCAATATGAAAATAACTAAAAGCGTACTGAGAATGAAGATTGGTTATCTGAACTATATAACCAACAGAGAAGACCCCAAAAACGAGGACGGATATTATGCTCTTGACTACGGTTACAATGGCGTTAAGGTTGTCCTTTGTTCTGCTTATGGCGGCATCACGGCAGAAATGTCACCGAGAGGAACAAAGACCGAAATAGGTATTATTTTGGATAGTATGATAATGGTCTACGAAAGAGAGTTAATGAGAGCAAAGGGAGAGTGCGATTAATCGCACTTTCTTTTTGTCCTTTATCCTATTTCATTGTTCACAATTAGTTAACACTGTGCCGCGAGACCATTCTAAAATATTGTAAACCAATTGTGAATCTTGAAATAGTATAAGAGGATTTCTGTCTTAATAATTTAGTCTTGTTTATTTTATTTAAACCCCTAAATGTTAATTAAATATGAACATTGAAATATACCCCGTAAAAATGGCGGTCAATTGACCGCCTATTTTTAAGTCCAATAGACCTTTTCCATTTCCTCCCAAATTTCATAATCCCAGGGGCAGGAAATCATTTTGTCGAACAGGGGTAACAACTGTTTGAGTTTGTCCCAGTAAACAAGTATGTCGTCGCGCTTATACTCCGCGCACGCATATATGGCGTCCAGTTCTGACATGACAATCAGAAAAGCCTCATGACCGAAGCCACTTTCGGGCATCATTTTATGGAGCGACTTTTCTGCATTCTTAAGAGAGGGCAGATAAACGTTCAGGTCGCAGAGGTTAAAGGGGTTGCAAAGTTCGCGAAGGGTATTGATAATAGTATTAGTCATATAAGACACGTCCTTTCAAGTCATTGGGGTTGTTCCTTTACTGTATCTATATTATAGCATAGTTCTCACTTCTTGTCAATAGATTTCAAAATTTATTTTTTAAAAAAATGTAAACTTTTTGTTAAGGCGGCACAGCATACTCCATTTCATTGTTCACAGAGTCTTTACATTTTAATTGTAAACTATTTGTTAAGAGTGAGATGTATCAACCCCATCTCACTGTTCATATTTGGTTCACACTTAGTTAGTCGACGCAAACCAACTATGAACAACTTATTAACACTGAAATAGAGTTCTGTGAACAAATTATGAACTATGAGATGTGACGAGGGAGCTGGGGCTTCCAGCTATTACCAATTCTGTCGAGCTACGATTTAGTTTTTAGAGCTAAGTAATGTTTACATTTTATTTACTTTTGGAGTCTTTTATCTATTGACTTTTATTTCTAAATATGGTATACTTGTACCATAGAAGAGAGGAAAAGAAAACCTCTTAAAAATTTGAAAGGTCGTGTTTATATGAATATCGAGATTTTAAAGGGCATGGAAAGTTCAATGGCAAGAATACTGGATTTAAATTCAGTAGAAATAACAAAGGAAACTGCTTTTGGCTATTTAAGATACTGTCTTGAAAATACTCTTGACATGACTATTGAAACTTTAATAACAACGTTCTTAGATAAACCAGACAAAAGATTGAGAGTACTTAACAGAGTACGCGACGAAATTGAGGATTTAATAAATTAAGACTTATTCAAAATACCTCCATATAATAAGAGAGGAAGGACAAAAGTCCTTCTTCTTTTTTGACTACATCTCACTATTAATATTTAATTCATAACTTTATGAACATTGAAATAGTTGCACTATCTCACTATTTACATTTTGTTCATATCTTACACTATTTCGTCGTTTACACTTTATTCAAAAATAAACTTTTTATTAATAATCACTCAATTTTTGAATTTACTCTTGACAAATTGAATTAAATATGTTATAATATAAGAGTAGAATAATGATGAACAGTATATGAATATTGTGAACATTTTATTAATAAGTTAAGAATAATTAACTAAAAAGAAAAGAAAACCTTGTGCCGCGACTCTATCCGCAAGCGGCGCGGCAATTGTTAAATAATTTAATTAATTAATAAAAGGAGCTAGAGCTGGAGCTAGAAAACATTCACAAATTTTTTACAATTTATTCATTGACTTCTATAAGAAAATGTGTTATACTATTTATAGAAAATTAAGAAAGGACGTGTTCTCAAATGAGAAAAGTTTTTACTGTTATTAGTATCGTAGGTTACATTCTTTTTATGTGGGCAGTTATAAGTTTTATTGATGTCAATATACATAATAGTGCCTTTATTGAAGAAGATTGTGCTGATTGGAACTTTTTTAAAATTATTTCAGAAGTTTAAAGAAAGAGGTTGAAAAGAATGAAAAAGCAAAATGTTTGTGAAAGAAGATTTAAGTGCCCGACTTGTGGTTATATCGCGACGGCATTTAAGAAGTCGTCAAGAAGAACTTCAGAAAAGCATTTGAAAAATATGTATTGTCCGTTTTGTAAAAATGAACATAATTTTATTCAGTTAAGTAGATATGAATAAGGGGAAGAAATTCCCCTTTAATTTTTAAACTAATTGTTAATAATGAAATACCTCTCCAATTTCATTGTTAATATTTAGGAAAAGTATGAACCCCTTATTAAAATTGAAATGGGGGGGGGCGGATTTAAAAAAAAGAATAGGGGTCATTAAGACCCCTTTTAAATTACCATTCCCAAGGACAAGAT